CACCACTATACAACATCCACTTCATCAGTACGAGAGGATGGAATTGTTTCTGCTCACTCTCATTCAACTGCTCCCACAGGAAGTAGTTTTTCTTTTCAATCTCATTGAGAATTTGAAAGATGGTTAGATCACTCATTGATGTGAAAGAGGGTTTCGCAAAACTTGCACTTGATGGAGCCGTCCTCTTGCCTTGTGAGTTGTTCAGGCGCGTGCGTACAATGAGCACGCGCCTCATCACGAAGCATGTGAACGGCATCGTACAGAGGGATCAGTTTCGCTCGTAGCTCGAGAATTTGTTGCTCAATAGGGTTAATATCGTTCGTGATATACGCTTCTAGGTTGGTTAATCGACGTTGGAATGCAACTCGACTGTTTGGGTCAGTCTTTGAGATTGCGTTGATTGTAGTTTGCGATAGTTCATTAGTCACTGTATCTTACACCTTTACTATTTTATTCAAAAACACCAACGTATCGTCTAGTTTACCTGTTTCGTAGTCAACAAGGGTGTCTTGGTTCAATTTAACCCAATTTTGAATTTGAGTCATCGTATCTGTTGTTATCCATTTTGCAACTTTTACAGGGTTATAGTCCAAACTTGGCATTTGTATTACAAAGTTGTTGTGTGGATCGAATTTATTTTTTACGTTTGATACTTTGATCCGTAACCCGTGTTGCATGTTAGCCATACCAACCCAAATAACAACGTCTCGAATACCGTGCACACTGCTGTGCATGTTTGCCATTTCAAACAGTTCGAAAAAATCCTCTTGCTCACACATGAACTCGTATAGCTCAAACATCTTAACCATTGGTTAGTTTCCGTAGTTCAGAGCACAGTGCGCAGATGCAGATAATAGGGTCAGCTGAGTGAGCGTGTTGATATTGATACTTTGCAAAAAGTATGATTGCATCATCTAATACTTCCTCACTTGTTGTCAATGCTTCACACTGAGTGATATTTTCAAACAATTGGTTGTATACATTAATGACGTCTGCTGGTGGAATGTTTAGCATGATAAAATCACGCACACCGTTAAAGTCTCCTGCTAAGAATAGTTCGATTAGGTCACTGCGAGTAGTTTCACCAGAGTAAATCAATTTACCATCGATTGAGAACCGCTGGAGTGTGTTAATAACGCCACGCATATCCGGCAACTTATCATTAACCAATTGCATTACATCATCCAATTCAAACTCAATGCCTTCGTTGGTTAAGATCTCACACGCTCGTTTCGTTGCACTTGCTGCTGGGAGCGATGCAAATGTGTAAGTCTGCACTCGAGACTTAATTGCATCTGTGATCTTATGTGCATGATTTGCTGTGAGGATGAACCTCGCATCATCACTGTAGCGCACCATTAACTCGCGTAGCGTGTCCTGCGCAGCAACTGAAAATTTATCAAATTCTTCGAGTAATACCACTTTAACATCACCAAATCCAGTAGTAGTGACAAAGGTTCGAATCTTGTCACGAACTGTATCTACTCCATTTTCGACGGATGCATCTATAGTTAGTACGTCAGCTTTGTCGATTTCATTATACTCGATGAGTAAACGAGCTGCTGAACTCTTACCAACTCCTGCTACACCGCTCAAAAGCAGGTGAGGAATATCTTTCTCAGCTAGTAGTTTCTGAATTGTCTGACGCATCTGCTTATTTGCAAAGCAGTATTCTTCAAACGAAGTTGGTGCGTACTTTTTAACCCAAAGTTGTTTCATTTTGTATTTTATAGTGAATTATAGACAAGTATAGTTGATTATACGGATTGGTGTCTCTGGATGAATGCAAGAATACGAGAGCGCAGTGCAGCTTCATCGTCATTGATCAATTCCTTACGCGCATCGAGTTCATCAATATATGCTTGAAGTTGTGCAAGATGGAGTTTAAACTCATTGGGATCACGAGAGTTCTTAGCATTAGCCATTTTATTAGCAACGTCAACAAAATTATCCCATGCAACACGATTCGGTTGACCAAATCCGTTTTGTTCAATTCCGGTTGTGTCAACTGCGAGTTGTGGACCTTGTGCAATAGCGACTTCATTCAACAAACTATCTGCACTATCGGTCGATGACGTATCGAGTTCTGGTGTTGTAACCACTGGTGTGTTGTTGGCTATGGGAGTTGGCTGATCATCTTCCGCGATTGGTGCATCAAAATCAAGTTCGAATTGCGCATCTGGCGGTTGGTGAGTATGAGTATCAACCAAGACAGGGAAAGCAGACAGAGGCTCTGGCTGTTCATCTGGTTGAGTGGTAGCTTGTTCATGTGGAATAACTTGTGGAGTGTTATAATCAGATGCGATGGATTGTTCACTTATTTCACCAGTACGCTGGGGAGCGGTGTGATTATCGTCGTGCAGCTTGTACAACTGCCACTGCCCACTCTTGTACAACTCGAATAATTGATGCTCTTCATTGAAACGAATTGAACCTTCTGCCGGATTGATATTGGCAGGTAAATTAACAGGAGCTGGGACTGCAATCCTACCTTGCCTATGGTGTGCAATTGCAATGTTGGTACACAGTGTTAGAACAACAGCAGCAGGATCTAACACGATCACCAATAATAGCGTGAACCAGGTTGTTGCAATATCTGCATCCAACCCCATTGATTTGGCTAGGTAAATTAGTGGACCAATATCTGATTGTTGTGTAATTTCTGTAGTAGCGAGAGCAGCCTTTTCTTTTTCAATCTGTGGGACGCGAGTATTGATTTCCTTCAATTCGTCTTTAAATTGTTGATTTAGTCGAACCCGACCTCGCACATCGTCAGATTTTAACTGAGCAATCTGTTGATCGATCTGTACTTTACGCGCATTCAACCGGGTTGCTTCGTCTTGTAATAACGATTGAGTTACATTAGTTTGCTTTAACCCAACCATATCACTCTGGTTTGCTTTGGTTAAAAATCCAAATACGCCGAAACTAGTGATCATCATCATAGAAATTATGATGATGCTCAACATACCTTTAAATCCGAGTGTTAGTCGATCTCGAAAGCGATATAAAAAACTAACGCCGACTAATTTTCCAAAGCCAATAGCGCAACCAAGTGCAACTACGGAGTTGAAAGAGCCTGCGTATGTTGTTGCAAGCCCGATAACACTAAAATATTCAGCTGTAGCAGCAAGACCCGCTGCTGCTAGTGCTAGCATTATAATAAGAGACATTTGTTTTTACTCGTCAATAGCCATTACGTATTTTTCAGTGGTGCGCCATAGTGTGACCCCATCATACTCCATCCCTGTTGTCCACATTGTAGGTTCAATCAAAATGCGATCGCCACGTTGCACTTCACGAACGTCGGGACCCACAGAGACTACCTTCCCCCAGCGAGGGGCATTAGCCGCGCGATGAGCACTGCGACCGAGATAGATACCAGATGAAGTCTGTTCGACGAACGTACCTTTAACGACAGCATCTTCAAACGCGAAGATGATACTATCCTTAATCAATTCAAGCATTTTTACCTCGTTTTCCTGATTGTTGCTTCGAATTTTCTTGTGATTCCATTGGTGCAACTGGTGCTTCGGCTTGTGCTACTGCTAGTAGGTTGCGAGCTGCTTCCATCCTAGCACGTTGTTGACGTCGCGCAGCAACTGCTGCTTGATCAACAACTTCAACAGGTTCTGCAACGTTGTTGTTTACTTGAGTTTGAATCTTCAATAGATCCCAATCAATCAGTTCACCTTGCGCTGTCTTAATCATTTTAGCCATATTTGTATACTCCAGAGGTTGTCTATTTACTATCTATCAATCGCGCAAAAACTCACGCCAATCTAAATCATACTGGATTGGATCAATGTCGTGAACACCTATCAAGTACAATACATAACTTGCAATACTACTTCCACGCCCAACTCCCCAAGGGATCTCATTATCCTCTAGCGTATCGACTATGTACGCTAGTGTGCGCAACATATCTTGCTTGCGGTGTGTTAGGAACCACTCCATCTCATCATCGTACCGGTCAACACACTTTGTGTGATTGTGGACTGGTTGTACTTTGAGATCCTGAATTAATAGTGCTTTTGTATACTTGACAATGTTTAGTGTGCGATACTGAGCAGGTAGAATGAATTTCGGAGGCAGTACCATGTAATCGTCGTCAGTAGGAGTTGTTACGGGAACGTCAGCAAAGCGATTGTACTGATCAATCGGTTTCGTGAGTTCGTTCACACGAACGGGGGCACCTGATTGTAGCAAATTAATGACAAGCGGGTGAGGAGGATCAAACAACTTAGGGTCGACAATGCTGACACCAGTGTACGTCAACTCACGTTTGTCAAGCTGAGTTGTATTTTGCATTGTCAAATAAACGGTGGAACGTACGCACCACCATCATCATTCACAGTATCCATTGCAGATGGTGCAGCACGTTGAGGTTGCTGTGTTGGCATAGGTTCCCACGTTGGAGACTGCTGCCAGTTATTCTGTGGAGCTTGATATGGCGGCGCAGATGTTGGTTGTGCAGTATTACCTGTAGTCGTCAACTTATCAATGATAGCAACGATCGCTTCCCATTGCTCACGATCAGGTCGCCAAGTGGGTCCACCGACAAACATGATACCCTTGAGGTACGAGCGGAACTGATCGAGAGACATTGTCTCCACTTTAATCACTCCACCCTTCGACTTAGCTCGTTTTGTTGCTGGTACATCACCAGTATTATTTTCTGTTCCCATTGTATATCCTTTTTACATTAGAAAGTCGGCAAGTGCCATATTTTTCAAGTACTTCTGGTAACTATCATTTGGAGAAACGAGAATCCATTTGCCAGGAGATACTTCTGTGCATAGTAACTGGTGTTTCCCTAGTACTGGGTGGAAGAATGTACGGGACTGATCGAAATCAATCACACGATACCCCGTTTCGGTAACAGTATGGTGCTTCGGACCAACAACAAATAACTTGAAACTTGTATTCGTTAAATCATGCACCCTGATGGTATCGATTGATCCTGTCATCTTATCACATACGATTACAAACCAGTCTACTGGTAGCGTTAGTGTTGTCTTGCCAACTGCAATAGTCAATGCAGAGGACTGCAGCTCGATTACTACGGATAAGGATGAACAAAAATAGTCCTGCTGACGTAGATCGTAGTTCCAAAAGCCTTCCAGCTTTTTGATGTCGGCAGTGGTCAGCGCTGGTTTCCCAATGTCGCTAATGTCGATTAAATTCATTGTGGTGTCTTTCGTTTGAAAACTGGAAAATCACCAGCCATTCTCACATATTCCCAATGCTCGGGTAAATCATCAATGTTTGCAACGACAGTGAGTTCAAGTTGGTGACCTTTTTCGTCGTGCTGAATGAAAAAATGCAGGATTTTTCGATTTTGGTTTAGTTGTATATTGAAGTACTGTTTCATTTGTAGTTGATGTAAGTTGTTTTATACGGATAGCTAGCTTCGGCGTAATAAGAACACCGCTTCTTTGCGTGTGCTAACCCAAAACTATAGTTTGTTCCGATGTCCCACACCTCTGCGTGTGTCTTATCACTCGCCATTCGTAGTGATCGTCCAATAGCTTGCACTACTCGTGTAAATGCTTTTCCAATATCGAGTAGCACGAGGTTAAAGATTCTATCTATGCTCAACCCAACAGCAGCAATTTGGACATTCGCGATGACAATGATGTTGTTGTGTGTCTCGAACAGATCATATGCTTGTTTTCGCACCTCAGTATCATCTTTACCATAGATAAATGCCGATCGTTCATCCCCAATCATCTTCTGCAACTTTTTACCGACTGGAATAGAGCTTACCAATACCATGGTGTTACCATCACTTTTAGCCAAATCAGCAATGAAGTCTGCAATCCATTTATTTCGAGGTGCATTTGCAACAAGTGCTTTCTTCTCGTGATCATACTCTGCAAATTTATCCTGTGCTGGGTTATCACTATCACGAAGCAGCATTTGGTTGATATTGACTGTAGCAAGTAATCCTTTATCTTGCAGCTCTTTTGCTGTTACTTCTACAACGATTTGTGCACCAATTCCAGCAAATACAGATTTATAGTCAGCAGGATCTTTCGGAAGTGTGCCCGTACAACCCATACGAACAGGTATATGTGAACCATGCTCGATTAGCAATTTGGTTAATGATGTGCCTTTAACCCCATGGGTTTCATCAACAATTACAACTTGAAAGTTAAGTAGTACTGCTGGGTTATTTTGGAGTGCTTGCCAGGTAGATAGCACGTGTTGGTGGTCTATATCTTTTGTGTCGCCTGTGTACTCCCCAATATCCATCTTCATTGCTGTATACGGTTCCTTGGATTGCCGGACGAGATCCACACTTGGCACAATAATAATCGATCGAAATCCAATTTGCTCATATACTTTCGATACTGCACATATAGCAAGACTCTTGCCAGCGCCTGTACAGGCAAGCATTATACCTTTATGGTCATTATCAATAAGAGCGTTAACCATTCTCACTTGGTGTTCACGGAGAGTCCAGCCATGTTCGCTGAACAGGTTTTTGTCGATGTGTTGGACATTTATTTCAAGAGGGGCGCGAGTATCATTTAGTTTGAGCTTATAACCCCATCCAATAAGCTTCGGAATAATGTCAGGTAGCATTGCTTGGTAGGTTCGACCCTTCTTCGTGACGAAGTTTGTTCTACCGTCCCAAGCACCCATTTTATACAATGGCATAAATTTAAATCCAGGTACAAACTCAGCGTGCGTATCCACAAGTTGATCAAGGTGATGTTGCTGTAGACCAGTAAGAGTGCAAGTCACTTCATCACGAATCGTTATTTGGCAGTGCATTAGTAAAATCCAACTCTACGCTTCGTTGTGGTGCGTCGCGCTTGCTTGGTGTGGTTATAAAGTTGAGCAAGGGAATATTCCTCACCAGGTGTCGGAGACCAATTTGTGATATTGTGATCTTTGCAGAATGCAATCGACTCTGCACAGTTGAGTTTACGAAAATTGATAACAGCGTAGCATCGTCCAGGACGCAACAAAGCGGCGTCAATATCATCTAGTTTTTCTAAATTAGTTGAAAAAATCATCTTCTTACCATTCATAGAAACGATACCATCCGCCACATTGAGAAATTTTGTCATCATCAAATTACCTTCTGTGCGGGCGCCCAGAAAAGCGTCAGCATCTTCCATAATTAGAGAGCCATAATCTTCCTCGATAAAGTTAGCGAAAATATGATCTTTTTTCATCACTTCAGGATCGTAGGTGATGAGAGCATTTTTTCTCGACTTCGCGATGATGTGTTTAATTAAATTTGATTTCCCCGAACCAGGAATTCCTAGTAATAAGAGAACATTTTCACTGGACGCTAGGAAGTCTTGCACAAACTGCTCGACACCTTCTTCAATAAAAGGATATGAACTATCTGTTATACCTTGCGGAGCACGTAGTGGGATTGTTGTCATGCCGCTATCCCCACCAATCACCCAATCGATTGTGGTGGCAATCTCGACGTAGTCTGCTAGCAGTGTATTCAGAACTTGATCAATAAGGTCTTGATCTCCCAACACTTCAACGTACGATGAATTAGAGTTGGTGCGACAGCTAATAATACCACGACCTTCTACTACGATTTGTGCTCGTGAACTCGACTGACTAATCAACGTATATTTGGAGCTTGTTTTAGCGAGAATTTTACACAAAACAGCAGGTAAGTTCGGAACAATTTCGAGTCTTACTTCGTCCCCGTAAATGTGAGTGCCTGTAGTAAGCCTGTTCATTACGAATTCGTTTTGAATATAATCACTAAATTCAGTTTCTACGTACGATAACATTGTCAGGTCCTTTTGTTGGATTGATACAGCAGCAGCGAGGTTTCCGGGATGCAGTGATTTCAGCTTGCGCCGCCGCAACTTAGTGGAACGTACTGTTCTGCGTTGAGTTGGTTTAGATGCGGATAGTTCCCGAAGAATACTGTCGAGGGTTTTGCTAGGAATTGTAATGTCACTCACAGCACTAGGTTCCCATCAATAGATGCAACTTTTGATTTAACAATCGCATTCAACATAAATCCCTTTTGCTTCAGAGCCTCACACATCGCTTCATATTTTTCTTCCATCTCCATTACTGCATGAAAGATGGATTTTAACTCATTAACACGATCCTCCGTGTTAATGTACTGTTCTTTATCACGATACTGTAGCTCGCGCGGATGTTTCTCTGTGTAGTGTTTCCAATACTTGCCGCGAGTTTTATCGATTACCGTCTCAATGTGTTTACGAATGCTTCGCAGTTCCGCATGACGGATTGCATAGTGCCCTACCCAACTCGCTTGCTCAATCAGTGATTGGTCAAGTGTAATACCTTTGATCTTCAAGTGCTTTGCTGCATCTTTGAAGTCATCATCCATTTTATCTAATATGGTTGCTAGGTTTTCGAAATTGGTGCCGAGGTCGGCTAGAATAGTCATTGTATTTTCTCTGCGACTGGATATTTAAATAACTGTCCCTTTGCTGACTGCACTTCAAGTTCAGCCAACCGATCGAGGTCCATGTACATCCCTGGATATTTTTCGAGAGTAAGTTGCAATTGCTTACGGTACCGTGTTTCAGGAGGGATATCACTAGTATCTGCATCATTTGGGGCGACAGGTAGATTCGTTAGATATTCGACTAGCCGCATACCGTCTTGTCCCGGATCAACAGCGAGAGACAGGGGAACAGGAATAGTATACACCACTGTATCCCCTTGCTCAAACACACTATACCTCAATACCTCTGTCGACGGCTCAAACGATAGCTCGCTCAATAGCAGATTGGTAATATTGTAAGTGGAAGCAAGATACCCTTCTACAACATCCCACGCATCAGGTAGTGTATTAGCAATCATTACACTCGCATCGAGCCACAATTTTTGTCTCTTGATGAGCATATCAATTACATCCCCCTTAGTGAGAGCCACTTCGGGGGTATCATTCAAGGTTTCGTCATCATCGTCGTCAAACATAGGTGGTAGTATTACTCGTCAAGTAGTTCTGCTGATAGTCGCTTCTGATTAGCAAAAGCAACAGGCTTGTCTCCATTATCGGTTTCCAAACCAGTGTCGACAAGGATAGATGCGTCTTTCATCATTTCTAACTTAATCAGTGTGTTTTCCTGGTGATCAGCAAAGTCAGCGGCGCGCCACTTTTCAGTAGGTGTTTCAGCCATTGCGTACCAACCACCAGTCTTAACAATCACACCAAGTGCCACTGCAACTTCGAATAGACCGTTGTATGGATCGATACCGGTGGAATAAGGCACTTCAAGTTCAATTTGTCCGAATGGTTGGGTGAAACGAGTCTTCGCAGCAGCAACCTTCAAACGAATACCTGTCACTTGTTTCGTCTTATCATCCTTCAACTTCAGACGAGATAGGTAGGCAATCTGATGGAATGCGAACTTAACTTGTTCATTTAGTACAGCACCATCGATTGCAGTACCAGCCATAATCTGTTGGGCACGCGCTTGGTAAACCTGGTCTGTGCACAAGTACGTGACATTCAAGCCTGCAACAGCATGGGTGAGTTTCTTCAACAAGTCTTTGATCATGCGCTTGGTAGCACCTTGATCAGCTTTGAAGTCGCCTGACTCTGCGTTGTTGTAATCGCTGTCGGTCATCATAAACCCCAGTGAATCAATTGTGATGTGGAGCTTTGGAGCTGCTGCTAAGTTTTCAGCATACTCTTTGAGGTACCCATCTAAGAATGATCGAATTAGGGTCCAAGCATCGGTGATCTTAACAACACGTTTGCGAAGAATACCTTCATCGTAATTCACACCAATCTTTTCGAGGTAATCACGATCAAGCGCATTTTCACTATCGATGATTAAGTTGAATGCCCCAGACTTTTGAGCTTCACGAATTACATTGCCGGCAATGAATGATTTTCCAGTATTGTGGGAGCTGATTCCGTGCGACCAATAGCGATGATTCTCGTGACCAACTTCGAAGTCATACACAACTTGTTTATTAGAATCTGTCGCTCTAGTAGCAACGGGTTGGTATCCCCGTTTGGTCAACACCAACTGACCAACCTCCAAGTTTTCCGCTTTTACCCAGCCACTGTCAGTCTCAATTAAGTGGTCACTAGAGCAGCGTAGCGAATACTCGCCGACACTTATATGCTCAATTGTTCTTGGCTGCTTGATATAGTGAGCCATGATCATGTTGAATCCATCAGGAGTACTGACCAACATCGGATGGTCTACAGAGTACGTAGATAGGTTCTGTACTTCAATTTCTTCTGCGTGGTTGAGGCAGTGAGTTTGAAAAAACGCATACAGCTTTTCAGCTAACGCATCGGATATTGTAGGCTCTTTTTTATCAATAGAAGATGTCGATACAGCTAGATGGCCTGCAAGTTCTTCATTTGAGTAGAAAAATTTAAGCTCATTGAGCATGTCAATAGAAGCAATCATATTAATTCCTTTTTGTTATTATTCATGCTTGACGTCAGTCTTACCTGTCATCGTTCGCATTTTATACACAGTAACTTTTTCCCCGGCTGGTAGACAGCCTGAAAATCCTGCAACCAATGCGCCTGTGCCTTGAGCAATACCCTTTGTGAACTCGCCACTCAATACACGATTCAATACGAAGTTGCCGTATGATACCCAATAGCGACCGATTTCAACATCTCCACCAACGGATTTTAGGTCTTTGATTTCTTTCTCAAAGTCCTTTAAAAAAGCAAATTTTGCCATAGTTATATTTTCCTACTGTAAAAACTAATACACCCAGGAACATAGTAAAACATTCCTGGGTGGTGATCAACTAGATGCGTTGATTATTCGTCTGCGGCCGCCTTAGCAGCTTGACGCTTTGCGCGGATTTGAGCCAAGAATGCTTCAGCTTCTGCCTCATCATCTTCAGCAGGTGCTTCTGCTTTAGGTGCAGGCTTTGCAGCTGGTTTTGGAGCTGCACGCGGTGCAGGTACATCATCTTCGTCATCCTCATTTACAGGAGCACGAGGGGCAGCTTTTTGACCGAACTTGGATGCTGCTGAACCGGCTTTTGGAGCTGCACGTGGAGCTGGAGCATCTTCATCTTCGTCATCACTACGAGAACCGCCACCCAAACTCATCTCAAGTGTGTTCTCGACAAATTCAATGTCAGGCTTCTTTGGAAGCATTGTGGACAAGTCAATGAAGTTAGGTGTATTACCATTATCATCTTCAAATTCAAGCAGTGCCATTTCTTCATCTTCTAGCGCGCGTTGGGCACGAGCAAACTTAGACAGACCGTAGTCAGACCACTTTTCACCATTAGGACCAGGTTTGGTCGTACGAGTGATGATGAAGTCGAAACCGTTTTGGGTGTCGCATGGTAGATCTTCACCTAAGTCACCGCTGCTGATATTGTGAGCAATAATGTCATATAGAGTTTTACCGAGGTTAACCACAACAACCTTACCGATATACGTTTCACCAGTTTCAGGATCAGGTGGCAGACCATCTTTTACGACGATTGCTTTACTGATGTAGTCCTTTTTATGCCAATACTTCTTCCCATTGACAGTATCTTTTGCTTTGTAATACTGACGAGATAGGTCACAGATTGGGCACTTATCCCCGTACATTTCAAGACATGCAACACGCGTCTTTTCACCATCCACTAACAACTCATGCATACGGCGTTCGAGTAGGAAGCCGAGTTCATTGTCGGGGTTGGCATCAGGAATGAAACGCAGTGTAGCGCTTTTGTTTTCTGGTAGCTTGTGGAAAGGGTAGTAAGAAGGGCGGTCTGAGTTTTGATTACCTGGCTGCTTAGAGAAAGCAGCGCGTGCACGAGAGATGTCGAATTTAGATTTGGCGATTGCCATAATGATTTCCTTTAAAAAGATGGTTTGTACGGTACCAACAAACTGATAATATTACCAATGTTTTAAAAAGAACCGCAAGACGGATTTCTTACGGAACATACCTATTTATAACAAATATTTGATGTGTATACAACATTTAATGTGTTATTTTGCTTTTAGTAGCGTATTTGATACCATGGCACCAGAAGCTGTTCCTGATATAGTTAGCGATTGAATAGCTGTCCGAGCGAACGTGAACATCATAGCTGGGTAGTGTACTGAACTGTACCCTGGTTGACCGTGTATTTCTGTCATCGATCGGCCAATGCGAGGATCATGGGTCATCATGCAAGCAAACTCGTTCCAATCACGGTCACTGAACTTGCCGAGCATCTGACTAAACTCACCAATCAGTGACGCCTTCGTGGCTAAGAATGTGTCTGTAAACAACTTCATTAATATCGCTTCATTTAGCGACATCTCCATAAACCACTTCTTAACAACATTACTGTGTTCATATATCGCTTTAGCATCATCAATCAGTTGTTGATTGTCTGCACCAAGGATAATCATTGGCGATTCGACGAAGGTGCGGTTTGGTTGATACTCACCAACATTGTCTGGATTAATGACCAACTGTAAATCGCGTCGAATTTGTTTCCATTGATTGGTATCTACAATTCCGGGCGGAAGCATACTCTTGACGAATACCAGCCCTCTATATTTCAACCCAACCAGTTGCACAAGTGCTTTGGTTAAGTCAATAGTTTCTAATTGCTTGGTGTCGTCTGTTGTGATGCAGACAAACACAACATCCGTGTCTACTGCATCTCCTACAGTTGTGCTAGTGAGAGCTTCGTCCACGATAATGAACTGATTATTAGGTGAGTTGAATCCGTACTCCACCGCTTTGCCAACATTGTTGTACCCAATAATACCGATTTTCATTTTTCGACAGCGTCCTTAACGATTTTTAGTTCTTTGAAGTCGACCCACTTGACAATTGGAGCATCCTTGTCTTGGATTTTAACTTCAACTTGTATCGTTCCGATAATAGCCTGAATTGTTGGTTGGTGTCCAGTTGGAGCAATTGGTGCAGCGTAACGCCCCGTTAGTTGGACGATCTCACCTTCCCACACAAATTCGGAGTGGAGGTAGTCATGAACAAGTTTTCCAGCTATATCAATATGAGTTGCCATTTTCTTTTCCTAAGATGTAATTGGGGGTATCGATCAATTGCTGTGAAAGTAACAAAAGTTGTGCATACTTACGTTCTAGTACTGCACGAGGTGATTGCATAATCAAGTCGCTAACGGTCTGGTCTGGGAACTCATTGCGGAGATAGTTAAGGTACGCAGCGATGTCATCAATCTTTTGATAAGTCTCATTAGGCCGCGTTGATCTAGATCCAAACTTTCGCTCCCATTCAGCGATCGTTGCCCCCAATCGCTCGGAACTTTCACGAACGCGCCGCAGTTCTTCTTTCATTTTTAATTCCAAAATGTTCTTCCAACATAACACCATTAATACCGAGACCGAAACACGCTGACCCGCAACCATCATCAGCAATCTTAGCACATTCTTTCACAATCAGCGCGGCAAACTTTTCTAAAAACAGTTTCTTTGCGTCTTCACCATCCAGCGACCCCCAGATTGGATAGCCATACCCGTCGACGTTCAGCCCAGCCTGTTTAACAAGTTGTTTAATACGATCGTTCACTCTGGTAGCTCCTTGTAATCAACATCTTCTAGTAGTTTAGCAATTGTTGACAAGTTATTTGCCCACACTCCGCCGTCTATTGTTACCCAGTGCTCGTCAAGTACGATACTGTCACCAGTACTCACATTGTACTTAATGTTGTCAGCACCAGACACTTCGAGCGCCATAAACGCAGTAATGAATTTAGCACATTGCTGTTTGTCGTAGAACCTAAATTGCAGATCCCAAGTACAGATACTCGCTCTGTTGCGAATGGTTGGTCCGTATGTCATTATTCAACTACCTTCGCGAATTCACTTAGCCATTCTTTGTCATACGAAATGCTAGTGGTATAGCCTTCCCACAATACACAAATATCATTTGGCAGTTTTGTATTTGGTACAACAACTCCGCTGACATCATTGCAAACTAATTTTGTTCCTTCTGTATACACCATTTCAATCCAATCCAAAGTGTTTGCGTATTTCGTCTCGATAATCTAACCAACCGTTATAGTGATCATCATTTTTGTAGTCGAGGGTTAGTTCCGAACACTCCTTGATTGCGAGCTTTGCAAAATCTCGCCAGTCAAAATCAGCGAGAAATTCGGTATCACTGCCGTGTGGTTTTTTTAGTCCTGCCTGTCTGGCAAGTTCGAGAAGGCGTTCGTTCACGCTCGTGTGTTCCATTTGTCAATAGCTTCTTGTTTGGTGTCACCTGACATTTCACATCCGCACCCACCACTGGTTGTAGGACAGTGCATGCTGTAACACCACTGCTCTCGTGGCACTTCTCTGAACGAGTGGTAAGACCGTCCGAAATTATTGTCTCGCCAGCCAATACTATTAGGGTAAACCGTGTCTCCGTTTTCGAGATCGACAGTGTGTCCACAAAATGGGCAAGGTTTCATTCTTTAACTCCGAAATATTTCTTCAAGCCTTCCGACACATGAAGTAGTTCTTCACCTACTGTAGTACAGCCACCACCAGCTAACATACCCTTGTCCACAACGTATAAAGCACATTCTTTCACAATTAACTCAGCGAACTTTACCATATCGTCTGGTAATTTTGTACCACCGTTGGCCCATACCATATGGTCATCCAACTTAGCAATGTACGCAAGTTCCTTAATCCGTTCGTTCATTCCCACCCCCACTGATCTGCAATATATGAATCTCGATCGTCTTCGTCTTCGTATTTGGCATTTGCATCATCAGCAGCTTTACCTGGAGTGTCTCCGTATCCACGGAGCTGAAACACTGTCATCGTTTTAGAATCCGCCCAGTCAAGAAATGCTCGGTAATCTTCACCTTTACTTTTCTCTTGGACCGTTATTTTTAGAAAGTGAATCATAGTACGCAGTTCTGTGGCAGTTGTATTATTGTCAGTATTGTATAACATGATTTGCAATGGTTGCTACCAGTCAGGTTGAGAGGTTGAAGTGTTGTGTAATTGGTTGAGCTCTTTAATTTCTTCCGCACTATAGTTATAGTTCCACCCACCAAACTTCCAGCTTGATAGCGTTGCTTTAGATGTGCGTATCACGTAGTCAGGCATAGCACGAGACGTACCAGCAAACCACTCACCCTCGAACGCACACGCAGCACTTGCTAAAAAGTGTTCGTGTTCGAGTTCGTATATCCACCAAGGTAAGACATTATTCCACGACATAATTATAGAATTCCTGCTAAAAATCGCATCCGCCGGGTATTGAAAACTGATCTAACTTCACCAGTGTGAGTACCGGTTTCCGTCAATATGTACCGAAATCGTTTGTATGAGTTATCGTGTAGTCGAAAGTACTGCATCAGCTCCTGCTCGGTGTGTAAAGAAATCAACCCAGTATTTGGGTTACTCCCATCGTAAACGGAGATCGTGTGACCAGCACCCAGCAACCTTTTCCAAACAGCTAACCCCGCATCAGACAACAAATCATCGCTCATTAACCGCACTGCACACTTGGTGTCTTGAATGATTGTTAAATACAGTTCAGTTGCGCGTGTTGCACCCCCAGCACGTTTTCCTACCCCAGTTATTACTAGTGTTTGTGGAGTTATCGACAACTCAACTACGATATCGATTTCACCGTTTTGTTCATGCCAGTAGTATGCAGTCTCTGTACCAATGATTTTTTTATACCCATTAGCCAGGTCAACAGCTTTGCTACCATACGCAACTCTATCACGAACTGCGTATGCTAGCGGCCCAAACATATCGCCACCAGAGTTACCTGTCCCAGACGGCGCTTCTGTTAGCCAGGATGTTATAAAATCCTGTCGATTATCCAGTGTTGGTACGCACAGACGTGACTGGTAAAGGGGGTTCATGCTACCAATTTTGTGAGTCGTATACCGAAATACCAGAGGTCAATTCTTGCAAACCAAGCTCCGTTATTTTTACCAAACCCGATTCTGAGCATTCTATTACCTGAATCGAGTTTAATCTTCGTTAGGGTCATATTACCAGCTTTGGCTGTTGTCGCCAATTAGAACCTGTAGTCGCGGTGTGATGTTGTAACCGCGTTTTACCGCTTCACCAACAAGTTCTACAGTCGAGTGTTTGTTGTATTCACTCGCAGTACCCCCTTCGGCCATAATGTAGACAGGGATATCTACACCAGCGTTACTGTATTGCAACACTACATCGTCGACTTCATCTAAATCACTTGGTGATTGGATTACAAATTTAAAGTACGCAGCTGTGTGAGCGATACTCAAATATTCTGCAACAACGTCAGGTTTGATTGCCTCCTCAGCAGTGTGACCACTCGGAGACAACTTTGCACTAATGCTCCATGTAATATCACATAGCGATACCAAATCTTCCAAGAAGATGGTACCAGTCTTCTTATCAACCATTAAATGCTGAGTGCCATTCGTCTCGAAAGTTACTGGCAACACGAGTTCTGGGTGCTTTGACCACACAGGATCCTGCTTACGAATCTCTTCAACGAGTTCGACATACGCACGTTGCCAGCCAAGCATTGGTTCACCACCTGTAAAGATCAGATGAGTTGGATTGACAGGGAACTTGAAGAATGATCCGTCACTGGCTTCCAAGATTTGAGCCGCAAGTTCTTCTGTGGTTAGCATTGGTGCCAACCCTTTGAAATCTGGGTGCCAGCTGAAATAACTATCACAACCGTATTGTGCAGCAGGGAGTTGAGCAATGCTCTTGTACATTTGTACATTGGCGCCAATCACGTCAGGCTCTTTCGTCTTCACACCATGTGGGAGACCGAAGGACGGGCACGCGAGATTACAGCCGAAAGTGCGGATGAATGTAGAACGCTGTCCAATGAAGAGACCTTCGCCTTGTGTCACACCTGGTCGGTCGCGATATGTTGAGGCTATCCCCCCATCCTCACCCAACACATATTCCCAGTAACCACTTGGCCCAAATACTTCACATACTTTAATTTTTTGCATAATACCATATTACCTCATAAAATATTAGTATACTTAGTTACCATTCTGTCGGCAATGGGTACCCTCTAGATCAGCGAGATTGCATCCAAGCGATCGCATAAATAGATGACCAACCCCAACTTACTATGTTTACAAAACTCATCCAGAAGTACTCTACCCGAGGAACAAATGCATTATCGAAAATAGAACCTGAATTTTATCAGTATCTTAAAGATACTACTGCTTTCTTACCCAGTGATGCATCATCCACACAGCGGTTGTGGCATCACATTAGTAGCACATTCGCTGTCCCACAATGCGATATGTGTACATCTCCCGTGAACTGGAACATTGTAACTCAACAATATCGTAAATACTGCAGCAGGCAGTGCAGCCCACCCAAGCCACAAAATAGAACCGTGTTTAAGACTTGTGCAGTGTGCAATAATCGACTTAAACGAAACAAATACACAACTTGCAGCACATATTGTCGGCAAATATATGATGAGCATCAGTCATCAATTGTGTTGCCACTAGAAGAGCTTAAACGCCAGTTGCAACTATTGCCAACAATTGATATGTTTAACGGATTTAAGGTTGCTTATCCATGCTTATATCACAATATACAGCAGTATACAGAGCATTTACCTGTAAGCTACCAAATTAAAGAACGAATTGCATATGTCATCGATCCGGCAAAGTATGATGCAAAGATCGCAGCTCAGCAGACTGCAATCGATGAAGCGACAGATTTAGGTATTACAGTGCAAGAATTGTCAATACGATCGCGATATGCTAATAATACATGCCCGAAGTGCATGACTCGTCAACGCCCTGCGAATCTTGATACGAGAAAGCTTAAAAAATGGTGTGCAGACTGTACCAATCAGTTTAGCATGGCCCAACAAGCTCATAAATTGGCTAAATTAGACAAGATAACCAACCCTATCCCCAACGTTCCTGGAAATAAAAATACAGACACAAGATTAAATAACCCCGACTGGTTGTACGACCAACACTATAACCACAAGCTCACAAAGCAACAACTTGCTACTTTAATAGGAGTTGATAAGGAAACGGTATCTAACCGTTTCAAACTGTATGGCATTAAAGCAATTAAACACAAGTTCAAGACTGCTCAACAAAATGAAGTTTTGAATTTTATTAAGTCTTTAGGCATTTCCAATATTATCGAAAATGATCGAACTTTAGTGTCACCAAAACAAATAGATATCTTTTTACCTGATTACAATCTTGCAATTGAATATTGTGGGTTATATTGGCATTCAACTTCACAAGAACGGATTACTCCATCATACCACAAACACAAAATGGATCAATGCCGAACAAAGGGTGTTAGATTATTGACAATTTTTTCAAATGAGTGGATTGATACTAGGAGAATATGTGAATTAAAGATTGAGTCCATACTTGGACTTGATGCGAGGAAAGTTGTGTATGGTAGAACAACAACAGTATCGTCAATTACTGCAGATGAGAAGCGAGATTTTTTCGAAGTCAATCATATTCAAGGAAATGGCCCATCTAGCTATAACATAGCGCTACAAGATGAGTGTGGCACGCCAGTTGCAGTGATGGGGTTTATTATTAGTGACAATGGAAATACAGCTACACTAAATCGATACGCAACCAGTTGTAGAGTAGTAGGTGGGTTTTCAAAGCTACTAAAATACGCAATTAATCAGCAATCGTGGACACGGATTGTATCATTCGCTGATTTGAGGTGGAGCGATGGGAATTTATACGAAAAAACTGGGTTTACTCTTGAGGCTACGATTCCTCCAGACTACTATTACACTAAAGGGGCTGAATTAATTCATAAATTTAATTTTAGACATTCTCGGCTGCCAAAGATATTAGGGGATTCGTATGATCCAACGATGAGTGAAACTGAAAACACTAAACGAGCAAAATGGTACCAAATTTTCGATTGTGGTAAACAGCGTTGGGTAATGAATCTGTAGTAATAGGAAAGAGCCTCAAAGGGCTCTTTTACGTATGGCTGAAGGTAGTTCAGAAGGACGTTGGTTGCGCTACTGCACGTGTCACTGACATCAAACCTTTTTGCAAGTCGAGTGTACCTTCTTGCAACCACTTAATTGGATTCGCAGCTTTAATCCGTTCACACTCGTCTCGATCTCCATTATCATATTGGGTGTAGAGGTGTTGATGAACATCATTCACTAGGTCCTGCAACTGTGGACCGAACGCTTTGATCCGGTTCATTAGATCAATTTCAGTTTGCGTAAGGTCTCTGAAACCTTTGATTAACTTGTGTTGATTTTCCATAATTACTTGCGGCAGATCATTTCAACGCCGGTAGCTTTGTCCTTCTTGATCGATACCTTAATGGCGGAATCCAGGAAGCGTTTGCTTTGGCGCAAGACAGTCTTGCTGATGCCATGCGCGGCAATGAATGCGTCGATTGGTTGAGGCGTAGTTGGGATTGCGTTTAATGCAGTGATAATCTTGCTGCCTGTGCGACCACGTTTCGCGCCTTGAATTGCAGGTTTTCGAGGCACAGCTGTCTTGACTGCTGTAGGTGCGATGGTGATAGAAGTTTGAGAAGCGATAACTGGTTTTGCGGAACGAGTATTTGCAACGATTGGCTCCCACTTCGCACGCTCGTCGGCGTGTAGTGCTGGGATCGTCATCAGACCCTTTTCGACGAGTCCTCGTGCAGTTTGGATTTCTGACTCTGTTGTGTTGAACACTTGGACAGCAGCAGCATTCGAAAGCTTAAACTCATTGATAACTGACAGCTTGTCGCGCCAGTTAGTTGGAGTGATGCTAGCAGTGTTTGCGTTGATTGTGGACATATAAGTCTCCTATAAATGTTTCGTGAAAGGTTAATGAACTGACCAGGTCATGATATTACATTGTGCGATTGGGGTCAACTGCACGTGCGTAATTAGTGTATGTTAGATCATTGGTTACATTTTGGGTGACGAAAGCGGGTGGGACCCAATCTTTAGGTGGATTTTCAATTTCAAGAATACCAGTCGTGGTACCATTGTCAGAAAAGAAATCGACGACGACTTCGACATTATTCCCAGGCCGGCGACCGTACAGTGCTGATGTAATGTTCCATCGATCTTTAATTACCCCGTGCTTTGCAATATCAAGCACATCAATGAACTGTCCAATGTTAAAATCGTGAGTTGCATTAAAGTTAAATTCACCCCGAATAGCTGGGTCGTCAGTTGGTACTTTGATTGTAAGCTGAGTAAGTTCTGTTTCACCATTTGGACGCAAGGTCTCGCGGATTCGAACGACGCCGTTATTAGCAACTTTATCTGGTAGGTACCACTGGCGAATGATTCGTGTAGTAATCAACCCACGGGTGATAAACGGTTGTGCCCAGGCATAGAAGCTTGGCAGATCGATTGTATATTTGAGTTCGTGTTCAATATTTGTGTTCATTTAGTTTGAGCAGCGTGAAACTGCCGAATCTTTAGTTCGGTAGTAGTTTACAGAGCTTTCCTTAAAGCAAAAAGAGTGTATTTGGTATCAGAGTTGGTGGACCAAAGTCGAGCATCATCAATATTACTACCATCGTACGTAACTAATTCACCTTTTTCATCAACGAGTGGCTCACCGTCTTTGATAATATACACTTTGTAGTGGTTGTGTAGAGTAGCACTGGCAATACGTTTCCACAACGCTTGTCCGCCAATGTATTGAGTGTTGTCACTAATGATCGTATACCCCACATCTGCAAGAGCGGTGTACAAACGCATCCCCCATCCTTGAGACTGACGTCTTGGTCCAATTTCGACTAATCCAACTTGTAGTACATTACTCGGAATATCAAATTCTTTCCGCCCAGATAACATTGTAGATGGTTTAAACTCAACCGTTCCAATAACGTCTAGTCCGTGCATACCATCATCGCGTTGGCCAACTAATCCAATCGATGCAATGTGAAGGTTTTTTCGGAGCACGCACCAATATTCCTGTCCATCATTTTTTCGACCTCTGTACACTACATCGAAATTTCGCTGGATAGTATTAACAGAGTAAAACGGTCGAACAGGTTTTACATCAAGTTCGGTCTGTTTTATAATTGGCATTTCCAACAACTGTGCTAACTTCACAACATATCTTTCAGTTGGTCTAGTGAAATAACTTTAACACCTTTGTCAAGTGCTTTTTGGATTTTAGATGATCCGCTGTTTTTGTCTTTAGCTACTAAAGTAGTCACTTTACTACTGAAAGTATCAGTAACCACACCACCCTGGCTGGTGATCTTCTCAACCATATCAGGAGATAGACGCACACCTGTGGGACAAAATACCTGACCGGACAAAGCACCACCTGTTACAGCAGCCTTAGGAGCAGTGAGTGTGACATACGATCGCACAGCTTCCCATTGCTCGCACGCATCGTCAATGCTATCGAGGATCTTGCGAGCAGATTTAGCCTCAAAGCCATCAATGCTGGTAATCTGTTCCACACTCACTTTACCAGCCAGTACGGTAGTGTGGGGAATTACGTTGAACAGGGCTTTTAACTTACGCTCTCCCATCCCGCGTCCAAATGAACCCAATGCAGCAAACAGTCGTTCGGGAGTGATGCAATCCAATTTGCCATGCAAACTGGTGTGAGCCTTTTTGCCGTTTGAGCCGAAACCTTCTGTGTACACATGCTGGTTGGCGGCTATCGCATCGATGGGGTTGGTGATGCCGTACGCATACAACTTCTCCACATTGCCCGCGCCGACGTGCTCGACTTCTAGCTTGGCAAAAAAGTGTTCGAGAATTTGCTTGTCGATTTCAATCTGGTGAGCGGCATTGGTGGTATATAGATCCACCATCGTTTCACCCCACTGTGCGTGTGTTGGCATTTCGACTTCTGCTGCAACGATTACTTCATCACATTTCGGTATTACATCGCCCATTCTTTTTATGATTACAACAGCACCAGGTCCGATCCCATTGTCAAATACATATTTCGCATTGTACCCACTTGCTTTACGAATTGTCACGCCGGCTAGTTGCACAGGTTCAAAATGGAGGGTTGGTTTTAACAGACCATCTTTTGAAGCGCACCACTCCACCTCTGTTATCATTGTCGTGGCAGCACCAGCTTCCGGTTTGATTTTGATTGCATGAGATGGATTGAGGTCATCCGAGTCCACTGATTGGTCGCGGCTGCTTGGTGCATCAATGTCCACCACAATACCGTCTGCTTCAAATTTGCTTCCATCAACCAATTCACCACACAGCTTGCGGCAAATATCAAAAGTTAGATTGCGCAATGTGATCACATCTGTCACTGGGACTGTGAAGCCAGCTGCACTTAGTGCGGAAATCATTTGCTGCTTACTCAACTTGGTGTCAATGATTTCAAACGCTACAAACTTGAAATATTTGTACAAGCCTTTCATACCAGTTTTCCCATTTAGGAATCCAGCCGTGAAGTTGCGCGCATTCGCATAATCTTTACCACTGTGGGTGGTAGCAAGTTCACGAACCTCTTCCCAGTCTTGTTTGAGAATAGCGATCTCGCCACGAATCAACCCAGTGAAGTTGTTACCGATTTGTTGAGGGATGCTAGACATCAGGCGAGTGTGACGAAGGTTGTTTGCACCTTGGATACCGTTACCACGTGAAAACGATGACATAAGGACGCCGTTTTTGTACTTCAACAGAGCACTATTACCATCAATCTTTTCAGTAAGGACAGCAATTGCATCAGCAGGATATTTTGCCGCCCACCGTGTTAACTCAGCTTGGTCAAATACTTGGTTCAGCGAGCCCATTGGCGCTGGTAATTGAACTTTACCTCCACGCTCAGGAGCACCAATTTGTAGCAGTAGTTCTGGACGTGTAGTGGCGAGTGTTCGCTCAAGCGCATCAAACGATGCATCGTCCATAATGGGCGTATCGGTGTTGTAGTATGCGTGCTTAGCAGCGAGGTATTGTTCGATTGTAGTCATGTGTTCGAATTATGTAAGTGAAGAGGTTATAAATCAGAAAGCCCACTAGCCTTGAATCTAACAGATCTCTCCTAGAATTTAAGGCTGTTTGGAAGTATATGCACCGCTGGGGTGCAATCTAGTTACTTCTTGGCGCTACGCAGGTGGGCTCCACCCACTGTATAGTAATATGTAGTACTACCAGCAGCAGTGAGTCCCAGTTCTTTCTGGAATCGTGCTACGATCGTAGCACGCGATTTGTCAGGTGCACTTGCGAACAGCTTTGCAGCTTGCTCGCGCTTTGTGGGAGTACCAGCTGGAGTCTTACGTACATAGGCGACCTTAGCTAAAGCAGTTGGGTTTGCTTTGCGTCCACGCTTACCAGACTTTTCTCCACCTGCAGCATAATAGTACGTCTGAGCACCCAGAACAGAAGTTTGTAACTCTTTCTGAAAAACTTTCATTACATTTTCCTTACTTTTATCAGCAAGACCAGCGTAGATACGCTTTGCAATGTCGCTCTTTTTCTCGGTTTTGACTTTGATTGCTTTTGGTACGGAGACTATCTCAACAGTTTCTTCGGCAGCAACTTCCGGTGTAGGCTCAACAAACAACCAACGATGACGATCTTTCAACGAATCTGCTTTTGACTTTGCAGCAGCAAATGTTGCAACTTCATCTTTCAACTCAGCTTGCTTCATGTAACCGAGGATCGTGTGAGCAAAACCCTGTTGAGTCTGTGCATCAGCAGTCTGGTCCATTTGACGAATTAGTGCATTGATTTCATCAATAGACAAGTTGCGTGTTTTGTCGAGATATTCGTTAATTTGGACCAGAACTGACATTTTAGTAATCCTTGTTTGCGTGCGATGTAGTCAATTATACTCGTTTTTTTGAATTAGTCAACAGCTTTTTCATGCAAGTTGAAGCATTTTAAGGGTGGACCCACTTTGGTCCACAAAATCAACTCAAATCTTCACACACAATCAGCATGGGGCTGGCGAGAAATACATCGACGTTGTCGCAGTGATCATCTGTAGTTGCACAAACCTCAATTTTAACTGTTTCGAATGCATCAAGTTCACCACACTGAGCAAACGCCTCTAGCAGTTCGAATGCTGCTTCACTGGCAGCAGTACCATCGCCAAGACGGGTGTGTGATAGCAAGCTCTCAATTAGAGCAGCTTGCACTAGCGTCATTCCTTTGATGGATACGGTTTGTTTCTCAATATTAGCTTTGACTTTCATATTTTACTCCTGGTTAAATTTCAATAAACATACACGGAATGTGGTTGTTATACTTGTTGCCCCATTCCCCGCGGTATCCGCATGGGTTAGCGACGTATAGGATACCGTCCTTCACAAACTCTTGGTGGTCATGTGTGTGACCAAAAATCCACATATTGGGTGCGCAGTTGGGTTCAACAATGTCATCACAGTTATTAACAAACGCACCATTTACAGTACTCGTGCGAAAACGCATGGACACAGCATCATATGTTGGCAAGTGGTGTGTCACAACGATCACCTTATCTTCGTTGGCACGAGCAAGTTCGTTTCGAATCAACTGACGATGCTCGCCAGAAATCCTACGCATGTACGCTGGTGTCATACGATAATCATCCCGACCGTGCTCACGAACACGAATGTATTCAAAGTCTGCAATACCACGCTGAATATCTTGATTGTAGTCAGGTCTGTGGCTGCATTCGCCCCAGAGTGTACCTGCGATAAACTTTACACCATCTATGACGAATGACTTGACATCATTCCCAGGACACAGCGTATTCTGTACTCCATACTTACGAAACTGTTCAAACATTTGATCTGGTAGATCATTGTATACGTGGTGATACATCTCGTGGTTTCCGAACACGTAGATTACCTTAATGAAGCGGTCTTCCAGTTGTTTGATAAACTGTGCTGCTTGGTTTGGTCTGCTAGAAATATCACCTGCCAATACAAGCACGCTCTCGCTATCCCGCTCATCAACAGGAATGAAGTTGTCAACGAGTTTAGCAGCTGGCGTGCCATAAAAGCCTTCTAAGTGAGTATCGCTGCTAATACGAATGAATTTCATGGTTCGAGAATAGTTGAGGTCAGCCATTTATCACGGCTATCGGTAAATTGTTCCAGCGTCATGCCTGGTTGTTCGGTAGATTGCATAATCTTGACGATATCTGCATCTTCTTTCACACTATACACATTAGACACATTGGTGCCAACATGCCGTTGGAAGTAATTTATCGGACACTCATCCTGAGCTCGCTGCGCAGCTTGTTCAGCACTATCCGCCCGAACGAGTGTCACATTACGAAAGACTACGATTTCTTCGACAGCATACAGATTCTCATGACTTGGGGTCAAGATGTTATCCATTTTTTGATTCCTTTTCCATCATGTGTTGCTTTCCTTGCCTCAAGCAGCGACGATTGCTGCGTTCCATTAACAGTTCTGGTGTAGTACCATCTTCCAAATCTTCATACATTGGGAACTGACGGTAATATCTACCATCAGCAAATTCAACACCAGCGGTGTGACCAAGAATGTTATACACACTGTACAAATTATCCCACTCACCTGTTGGCGCAGTACGAGCACCTTTCGTGCGTACTTTTGGTAGATTTACATTACCACTTTCAATTTTCCGCATTGTAGTGACACGACGGATTGCACGCTTAATGTGACCAATAATCACATTACGTAGCAGTTGAGAGATGAACTTACCCTCCACAACATCAGTACCTAGTTCAATCAAAGTTGCGTCAATTCGCAATAGTCGCAATAAATTTGCAGCGACGTGCGCCGACATGTGTCCATCTGCAACAGCGTGCTCAATTTCATTGACGTTCGTGTTAAACGTACGAATACGATTACTGCAACTCTTCATTGCACCTGGGTTGCGTTCGTTGATGATTCGTGTCAAATACTGACCAGCTGGAGTATTTGAAAACGTATTTAAGTCGTAGCTCATAAGTGATCCAAAATAGCTAGTATCAATTTTTATTGTGAAGGTGGCAAATCAATCTGTGGTTCGGGTGCTGAATCTGATTGTGGTGCAGACTCAGCCCACCCAACGCGCCATTCGTATGCTTTAGCGATCGACTCAACTGACATTCCGTGCTGCTGTGCAAACTGTTCTGCTACAGCACGATTGGGCGCATACTGCACCACATCACCGGTTGGGTTCTTGATCAAATATCCTGCAAATCGATACATTACATTTTACCTTTGAAATAATTTGCAACATTGGGGGCCCACCACTGTATCTTGAGGGATTTTTTAAATCGTGCGACTTCGATAGCATCACGGTCTAACACTTTGTTATCAACAAGAATGCTGATCAGACACAACAAATCACCAACCTCAGTCTCCAGTTGTTGACGACTTGATTGCGTACTTCCCCAACCATCATCGAGTCCAAATCGCTTGACTTTGGATATCGCTTGAATGACTTCTGCACATTCTTCGGTTACCATGTCAAGTGTATCACGAAGATCGCTTGGATTCCCCTCTAGTGATGTCGGTTCTATCAACGTGATTTCAGATGTCATAGGAATTTCCCCAATATCTTACATTGTAGGTTGATGTCTAATTGGCTGAAAGTATGACGAGCTCCACTATGCAGTGCCCGAGTCTTAAACAGCAGTGGAGCAAGAGGAGTATCCTTTACTGCTAGCGCAAAGTCTTTTTGAGTCGGTAGATCGTGAGTAGCCTCGACCAGTTGGTCAGCTTCAGTGAGTAATATTTCAAGTGCTTGCTCGATAGGTGCCACATATTCAGAAAATTCTGCGAAGTATGTTAGCAGCTCGGCTTGTTCGTTTTTAAGTACTAATTCCATCAACTTACCTTGTGATGGAATTCCATTTCCTCGCAGGTGGTGGACAGCAACATACACCGAACTCTTGATTTTTAACCGACGGCCAGATTTGTTATCGTATACAACGAACCCCTCTTGTAGTCTTGGTAGATCATTGGCTAACTTTACCAACGCCGCACCATCTGTAGCAGCATACGTAAACGGCAATCGAATATTCATTCCCTGTTGCTGCAATTGAGCGCAGATTTGAGGTAAGGTTTTCATTTTAGTATAAATAGTCCATAACAATGCAATTATAAGGACAGCAATAAGTGTCAACAACATTCGTACCGACTTTTTTATACATCAAGCAGCACACAAAAACTGGAAAACTGTACTTCGGTAAAACAATAAAAGATCCAGAGAAATATGTTGGGTCGGGAGTTCATTGGAAACGACACATCGCAAAGCACGGAAAGAAGTTTGTTGCAACGCTGTGGTATTGTTTATTTTTAGACGAAAAATCATTGACAGAGTTTGCCATGAATTTCTCTATACAAGAAGACATTGTTGAATCCACTCTGTGGGCAAACCAAATATTAGAAAATGGGATAGATGGTGGATCTACTCCAGGCGTTGGGAATGGAGTTTTTGGAAAAAAGTTCCCAAACCGCGTATACACCACGACGGAAGAGCTACGAGCACTGCGGTCTAAAAATAGAAAAGAACATGTCGCAAAGCATGGTGTCAAACAATTAACACCAGAGCAACGAGAATTAAAGTCGATTAAAATGAAAGAACAGTTTGCTAATGGAACCCGTAGTCCTTTTGGGAAGTGTGGAGCTGAACATCCTATGTTCGGGAAGCATCATACAGAAGAGCACAAGCAACGAATGAGTGAAAGATTCTCTGGAGAGAATAATCCAAATTACGGGAAGCATACTTCAGATGAAGTAAAGCAACGCTGGTTAGATAGTGGGCGAAATACTGGAGAGAAAAACGGTAACTACGGAAAGAGAGGAGAAAAACATCACTCATATGGTAAAAAAATATCGGCAGCAATCGTAGAAGCAAGAGCAGCATTAGTTCGAGGAACAAAACGGCCATTAGTTAAATGTCCGTTTTGTGAAAAACTTGGTGGCGACAGTGTAATGAAACGATGGCACTTCGATAATTGCAAACTTAATTTAACAAAAGTTCCGCTCCAGTCTGATTGTGCACCACAGCCAATAATACCATAAAATTATCAGAATATGGTGTAACAATTCTGTTTGCCATTCCACAAAACTCCATCACGTATGTGTAGTCTTGAGAAAACCCACTCATACATGACTGGAATTGAGACTCATTTAGTTGCATTGCTTTTAAGATCCAATCATAAAATGTCCCACCAGCTGCTGTTAATGAAAATCCGAAACTCCCTTCTGCATAGAGCATTCCACGAGTACCGATGATCCATTTGTTATCGACAGGTGACCAAGACACCATTACTAGTGATCCATCGGCTTTTTCATATACTGAACAATCTGAAAAATCAAACAATTTGGTATCCCCCTCGCCAAAATTATAAAATCTATTGAACGAACGAGATATAACAACAGACGAGTTGTCAGGTAATATCTGCAGTACTAATCCTCTACACTCATCACAAATTGGGTGATACTTTGGAGAATCAATTTGGCTGTAATTAAGCTTTACATACCCATTTTCGTATTTCTTAATATCAATGCTAAACTGTTCCGACAAAGAGTCGAGACCATTAGTAGCAATAAATTTCTGTACATTTAACATATTACTTCTTTAAAACAATTAGAGAAACACTCACACAGAGTATGAGTGCTATTGGGATTGTGATGGTCACGCTACTTCTTTCAACTTTGCATCAATTTCGGTATAAAATTGCATGTATTTTGCAACCCGAGCGATGTCTTTTTCACTGACACCTTTCAACCGACGAATGTCGCTATTGTGCATTAGGTCTTTTTGTTTTACTCGCATCGCATCCACATTTCCAAACACCCCAGCTTTGTACTCTTCATAAGTCTGACCGCGTTGTTTTGTCAACGCACGAACCCCGTCGATAACTCGTTCGCTCATCCCTGCTGCTCGCAGATCTGCGTATGTAACATCCGTATCTTCTATGGTGTCGTGCAGAGCAGCAATGGATTTCAATTCAAGATCATCAGACCGAAGTTTGTGCATCACAGCAAGCACATGCAAAATGTAGGGATTTCCACCTTTGTCGAATTGACTAGCGTGTGCGTTTGTAGCGATTACAATAGCATCGTTGAGCATTTTTGCAAACATCTTATTTGTGGTAGACATATCGATTTCTCCTTAGATGCCCCTATTATCCACAAAATAAGGAAAAGGTCAACAGTTAGAGTTCGCGAAATCCACCCTTACGAGTGTATGTGCCTACTTTTACTCCATTATGAGTCACACTGAAGCGAGCGTTACCCAACCATATTAAACCAAGTAGTGCAACCACACCGAATAGTGCAAAGATGCTGTACAACCACACTGTAGCAAATGCAACAAAAGCAATGGCAGCAACTGCAGTTAGTGCAACCACTTCGAGAATAGTAATAAACAGTTTAGACTTTCAGGTTGTTAAAATTCGTTAGATGGGATGCAGTGGAGAAGTTCTTTTTTGTGGCGATTAAACAAATATTCATCAAACCAGTATACAATCGCTTTTTCTACTGCTGCCGAGTCACTCATGTGTTCGGCATACTCGAGTATCGTGGACGCAATCTGATCATATTCGTCCTCCATATCTGAGTTAACATTGCAGCAAGTACCCATTGGGTCAGCATCGTGTAAAAGTCGCGAAAGTTCTTTCACGTTGGCGTGCATCATTAATCGATTTCAATCATTATAGGTGCGACACCCTCGATAAATACTTTTTTAGTATCAGGTCGAGCCCAGTCGTGTCCCGGGTCGAGAATTGTTACAATTCGCAACTGTGGGGCTGCGAAGTCAATATTACAAATCGCACCGCGATTTAAACCCTTGGAAAAAAACATATACAAGCCAGACCGAGTGATCCGCTGTAGTGGAGATTTTAAGCGCTTGACTATTCGCGCAATGAGTTCATCAATTTGGTGCTCAGCAGAGCGCTCGACATTACGCTCTAAACCGTGGCCTGATTTAACAATTTGCCAACCATCGACAGTGTTGACAGCAGCGCTTTGTCCGGGTGTGTAGTTTGCGGCAGATAAATCGTTTAGGGCTTCTTGTAATATAGACATTTTAGAATATCATCCTTGTGATAATTATACAGATATTCATCAAACCAGTCGATGATTGATTTTTTCAACGCTTCCTCATTGCTCATGGTAGCAGATAACTGAATTGCATACCCAGCAATCTTCTCATACTCATTCTCCATTCCTGGATTACCCCAACATGATGTATGCATCGGGTCTATTTCCCACATGATACGAGAGAGTTCTTGGATGGTATGTGCGATCATAATCAGGGTCTATTTTGGTTGCGATACTGTATATTGTATACCTATTTAGCAAAAAGTCAACAATCAAACTCACATTCTTGCATACCATTTAACTCAACTTCCAGTGCGGCGTTGAGGATAGCAGCTTGCTGCTGTGCATCCAACTTATTGTTAGCGGGTGCAACTTTGCTACCAAAGCGGTTTCCGTAACCATCATCGTAGGTCCACTCAACTACTTTCCACTCTGCAAGACGATCGTCATCCCCACAGTCAAATACTGCTTCAAAGCGTGCCATCTTGAACTCCTATTTGTTTGTCAATAGGGTTATTATACCCTATTTAATCAAAAAGGTCAACTACTAAATGCTACCACTACACCTAGTACAATCATGGAACTAACAAAGACACTGCTTCCCAAACACATCAGCATTCCAAGACCTTTGTCTGAAATCCAAGATACATACCGCTCTGTCTGAGTCTGCATATCAGCCGCTAATTGCTGATTGCGTCGTTCGATTGCAGCATTCCGTATTGGGCAGTTACGACCTTGAGTGCAGTTTCCGAAATCATCACAACAGTTCATTTGAGTGTACTCCTAAAATTTGTAAAACAACTCACAGGTGTTGTGAGATTTGTATACACTATCCAATGTAGTTATTGTGTTTGCAACATACGGTCAACCGTAATAACTTAGTTGCTCAAAGGTTTTTTCACTACACTTACCACAAAGTGTACAGGCGTTCCAACTCTCTGTGTGAGCTTTGTTGTAGTAGTCGCCTTCGTAGTACGAACTTTCACGTTTCAGTTCGGTGTGCGGACAATCTTCCAACATTGTCTTCAGTACTTCCCGCTGCTCATCTGCAAGTGCTTGCTTGGCTGCTATGATCGCGCGTTGATTAACTACAGCAAACTTAAAAGCAGTATATTCGTGTTCAGTCATCTCGTCTCACCTTTTGTATGATTTCAGTTACTGGTTGAGCATCACCAGTAACGCAGCCGTCTGTATACTGCGTTGAGTGCATTCGGATATGCACACCCATAGCACTAGCACCTTCAACAGTCATTTTCGAATTTACTAAACGGTTCGTCTTGAGTACACCCGTCTTTGTTAGTAGCTGTTGTAGCGCATGTAAGCTAGTAGCGTGACCGTTCCAGTGCTCTCCACCAAACATGACCACAGCTTTCCCAAAGTATTTTTTAGCACCAGGATTATCCCAATCTCGTATACCCTCTGCAACATATAAGTCATCCCCATACCAATAGCACTTACCAGGATACACTCCACTGGATGTGTTCGATAGATACGGACCTTCGTCTTTTGTAAATGCATAGTTATCATCGCCAAACACAGACGGAGCCAGCGGAGGTTGATCCCACCAGTATTGCTCAATGCGATCAAACAAACAGTGTGGACACAATGTTTTACCAATTGAATGATAGTATCCTCCAGTGTACTGAACCATCATTCGTTTGCCGTTGACATTACCTTCATACAGACCGGATTTGAACCGCGTATCAGTCGTACCACAATCAACGCACTTATACCCACCCTGCCATTTCACTAGTCGAATTTCGATATCGCGCACGAGCTTGCTGTACTGATCCTGTACCACCCACTTGACGGATTTGTGCAGTGGAGTCCCATTGCGTGTCCAGAGTTTTTTAATTAGGTTTTTCATATGTTGTAAATTAGAATGGTGCACTGTACCGGTCGTCGTATTCATCAACCTCACCTGCATCTTCAATAATGTTACACAATTGAAAGAACACTGGCGTGCGGATAGACTTGCTATCTGGTAAAGCGAACCAAAAGTTATTCAGCAATGAAATTGCATTCGGATTTGTGTGTAGGTGATACGTAGCGGGTCCACATACACGCTCGAATAGGTTGGTGTAGTATTCAGTTTCGTGCACTGCAACCACAAGTGCTGCAATGCGATTTTGCATCATTTCATTTAGCATTAAAGTACCCACAGTCTTTCTGGACAGTTGATTGCTACCTTGCTGTTGTCGAGGTACAGGCGACCGTTTTCAATCCGTGTGACAGTTCGTTGTTCAATGAATGCACTACGTCCGTGTACTAGCGGACGCAGAACAGATTGTCCGAGAGTGAACACGACTCCGTTCATAGATTTCGTTTGGATGATATCAGTCATTGTGCAGCAGAGTTTGCAGCTTGTTGTTCTGCAGTCAGTGGAACCCATTGTTGATTTAGGGTCGCAATGACACCATTCTGAACGTCGTCAACATATTCCATTGTACAGTCTCGTTGGAACAATGCGGCGCGGAGATTTGCGATTTGTTGAGCAATTGTTGTCATAAATTTTGCTTTAAAGTAGTGAAGCGTGTTGTCTAATATAGTGAATTTGGTAAATGGGCTCAACCACAAGTACCCTCGGTATAAATAGCCACTACGACTGATCAAAAGCTGGTGCAATATGCTTCATTCCCGTTTACTGCCATCTGATAACCACCCTTTTTACAAGTGGGAATTTTCCAACTCTGCGGCACGGGGTGCTATGACGACACTGGCACTGAGTGATTGTGGTAAAGTGGCTTGGGAAATCGACACGAATACGTTTTGGATTCTAACCAGCGCCTCGCCTATCACTTGGGTAGCGCTTGGAACTGCTCCAGCCGCCGCCAGTTCATCCAACGTAGGTGATTCGATTGTATTGCGAAACGCTACTGGTAACTTTGCAGCCAATGTGATTACTGCCACATCACTAACAGGGAATGTTGCCGGAAACGCCACGACAGCATCTCGGTTATTCACTCCTCGAACAATAGCTCTAACAGGTGCTGTAACTGGTACTGCTACATTTGATGGTTCAACTAATTTAACAATTGCAACAACAGCTGCAGGTGCACAAACATACATAGGAACAATCGATGTAACTGGTAATGGTCTTACAGCAAGTGTTGTTGGAACTACAGCCACTATTTCGTCAAACGCGACTGCAACTAATGTTGTGAATACAATTGTTAGCCGCGATGCATCTGGAAGTTTTTCTGCTAATAATATCACTGCTACAACTGTAACCAGTGCACTAGTAGGGAACGCAACGACAGCATCCAAACTACTTACGCCACGCACAATTACGCTAACAGGTGCTGTGACTGGTACTGCTATATTTGACGGTTCGGCTAATTTGGCAATTACAACAACATCGACTCAATCAGCCGGCATTGCAGAGATTGGTGTGTCTGGCGTTGGACTTTCCACTAGTGCAGTCGGAGGGGTTGCTTACGTATCTTCTAATGCAACAGCGAGCAATACTGCGAACACAATTGCTAGCCGTGATGCATCCGGATCACTATCTGTCACATCCATACGATTACCACACGGGGTAGCACCAACCACTCCGTTAGATGGAGATCTCTGGACAACTACAACAGGATTGTACGGACGTATCAATGGAGTAACAACATCAATTGTTACCGATGCAACGACGTCTGGATTCGTAAGCAAGACTGGTGATACAATGTCTGGTGACTTAACGATTGTTGGTACATTGAGCGCTACAACGAAAAACTTCTTGATACCGCATCCAACCAAGCCTGATATGATGTTGCGCCATGGATCGTTAGAGGGAGGAGAAAATGGTGTGTATGTCCGCGGTAAGACAACATCTAGTGTAATTGAGTTACCTGAATATTGGACTAAGTTAGTAGACCCAGAATCGATCACGGTTAGCTTGACTGCAATTGGCGCCCCACAGGATTTGATCGTCGCTGGCGTTTGGGATAATAAGATATTCATCATCAATAGTGCAAATACTGGAGCAATCAATTGCTATTACCACATATTTGCAGAACGCTGTGATGTCGAAAAGATGCAAGTAGAAGTCGCAAACCGTTGCGCATAACATACAGGAATTATTCAAATGGCTGGCAAAATACTAATCACCTCAAGCACAGGATCGACTACAATCGTTACTTCTGGGTATCGCAGACCCTTGACAACGGAGTGTATACGATTACAAACACTCCGAAGGATAGTACTACACTGTCGCTACTAGATTCGAGCATGGCACAGGCTGAGATTAAGCAGATTGAAGAGCAGTCTCTCCTACCTCGGGTTCTTAGAATCTTTTTGCTAAGCACTCTCGATCCAACATCATTCGAGTATGCAAAAGTGAAAGAGGTCGATGACAAAATCACCAACCTCCGCACACGTATTATCTCGCCAGCAGCATAAACCTGTTAAGCCACTGTAAAACTCACAATGCTATCCCGTCGAAATGACCGGATAGCTTTTTTATCGAGGTCAAACACAACCTGGACATCAGGATTGGAAGCCTTTGTGGGTTCTGTTGATTCGCGCACTGGAAATGCTGATGGATTAGAAGTGCAACGCATTGTTCGCAGTGTGCCGTCAGACTTTTTGAATGTTACATTGAATACTTCTGTGCGCAAACGCTCTCCGAGACCTTCCAACACAAAGAAGTTGTAGACATTCATTGCACGAACTGCATCAGGAATATCTGGATATAGGATATCATCACCAGAGCTCCCAGTTTCGGTTGTCCAGACAAATTTACCATCCACCGTTTGCCACACATGCGGAACCTGAGTTGCGGTCCACGTGGCGGTGGTGATACTAACTGGTTGTTGATTAACGTCTTGCATATAGAATGTCTCCATTGATAATTGAGGGTGGTGCGCTATTCGTGCGCAGGTGAGTACTTTGGTGCCCATGCTCGGTACCGAGCCGAGTTTTCCAGTTTTAGAGACTGACACTTCACCTTAAAGTTTCATGGGCGCATCTTACGTAGAAAGCAATCGCTTACCTGCTTTCTCTATCTGTTTCAACTTTATCTTAAAAGAGGTTTGGTCATAACCGCCAAACATTTCCGCATTTGCATGCAACTCTGCTGATGCAGTCAGCCACAAAATCCCAATGTAGTCGAATGATTTAAGGAACTGACAAAGCTCTTCACCACGCAGTATGTGCAGGTGCATATCGTGTTTGATAAGTGTAGCAGCCACCACATCATCATTGTACTTGGAGAACAGCTGGTAACTGTGCTCCGCATGGTTTGGATAATGCCGGCGGCCTTCGTTATCAATCGTCAGTGACAAGTGCTTGCCACAATCGTGATACACATGGTACAACCGGATTGTTTCAAGGCTTGGCAAAGTCGCTCGATACTTGTGCCAAATCTGCGCTGTACACGCTGGATACTTGGACAGATTGTCATTTTCAATATCACCAACGATCTGCATGTATGCTGCGTGGACCATGTTTCCGTGGTCCAGCATATCGATCGTCTTGAACTGAAAACAAGTCCTCATTTGAGCTTCGAGCTCAGTCTTGTCAATCTACCACATTTTATGCCACCTCCACGTGCGTAGCTGCATATAGTTCTGCTGCACGCACTTTTGAAGCATGGCGAGTGTCAATCGCCTTATTAGCTCGTTTGCTGTGGCTCGTTACCTGGCAGCGAGCTGCGGTAGTAGCAATGTACAGTGCAGATGTACCTGTGGCAGAGTATTCACGGTTAGTGCTACGTAGCTTAATCTTTGCAACACGAATGTCGAGTGTTAGTTGAGCGTATTCTGCTCTCCATGCTGCTCTCCATGTTTTGTAGTCATCCATGGTTGCAAAAGCTGGTAGTGTAGTTAGGGTAGTAGTCATAGTGGGGATCTCCAAAGTCTATATTGCCGAAACTCGGCGCGAAGTTCTTCTGCCACAGGAATAGTAGCAAAAGAGGTAAACGAAGACTCGTATCCAAGAGCTTCGCCATCTGGTTCGAAGAAAATCTCACATGGAATCCTGAGGGACGTGATGCGAGCGTGAGCTTTGAGTAGCTTTGCTTCGTTCGAAATCTGTAATAAAACTATAGAAGGGGTCTGTGTATAACTATGACCGGATTGCCCGGCTAAAAGACCAGCGTGAAGGGTCGAGTGATTCGCCTGCACGATTTGCTGTGCTAATGGAATATCCGTCCGGATGAACACGTAGCAGTATGTTTTGTGAGAAATCTACAACATTTTAAAATCCTTTGGTTGATGAATGTATATATGCTTTTACTTTAACCACCTCAATATAAGTGGTCAACTTTTAATTTGATCGACCATTTGTTGCTTGATGCACACACCTTCTAGTATTTCATTTAGTTTGAGCGGCGGGAAATTGCCGAATCTTTAGTTCGGTCGATGGAGACTGCACCACTAGGACCACGAATAATTATTTCAATCATTTGATCTCCGTATATTTTGTCGTCACGGTAAACCCATCCTCAAAGTGTATCACGACGATGTGAGCGATTCGCCATCGTATGGCTGAGTCGTCCGTGCAATTGCGTTCAATATACTCTAATGCGGTCTCATACGTTGGAAAACGGGCGTCGAAGCGATTTTGTTTAACTTCAAACCAGCTAACACCATCAGACCAGCCAGTATTTTCAACAGTAAAGTAATCGTTCATTTTTTCTTCGATTCTTCTGCCAGCGCGCCCCATATCGCACCCCACCACTGAGCATGTACCTGAAGATACGGGTCTTCATGCTTGTCGAGCGCGTCATTTAATCCAGCTAAACTTTCGCGGAGTTTTTGTCGGACATCATCATATCCTCTACTGTATTTGCCAGTTTCAGGGTTGAAGAAGTGTTTTTCTACTATACCGCACGTGTCCCATGCTACTGCTTGTGGCTCCCAGCTAAAACATCGCTCCCCTGCTTCGTCACACGCCACAACATCGTACGAGCACGCACCGCACATTTCTTCATACAACTGTGTTAGTTGACTAGATAACTTCATTTTGATGTATCAGTAGTAAGGATCGAATCCAAATGGCTCAGTAAGTTGTCAAGCTCGCTATTCACTTCATTTAACATTTCTAAGATTCGTCGTTCATCGGTAGGTTCTGTTGGAGTGCTGAGCGATTGAAGGGTAATTGGTAATAAGTTCATATTTTAATTTTGTTGCGAATAACCAACTCTAAAAGTTCTTCGTGTTCCAAGTTCATTGCAACATATGCATTCGGGAGAATATACAATTGATCACTAACATCCTCCCACTGAGGAATTTCGAGTATCTCAAATATTTCTCGCTTTGACGTCAACATACCACGTAGATGATTGACCCAGATAATTGTCATAAATGAGCACACAAATACCAACCTATTGTCAGTGATTCCTTTATCTTCCAACCACTCGACTGTGGTCTTCAGATAGTACTGCATATCTTCTAGCTTCAGATACTGCTCGTGTATCCACAGTTGGGTATCCTCTGTCGTCCATTCATATGTCGCCATTCGTAGTGCTCCGTTCCAACGAGAATACTTATAGTACCCAATCGACACGAGTGTCTTTCGCAGTACCCCGCAATGTAGCACGGAGTGTTGCTAGACACGACTTAACCACAAGGGATTGTTTTGTCGTCATATCTTTGTAACAACGATCGAGCTTAACAAGATCATATTTGTCAATCTCGGGTTTTTGAGTACCGTCCTTATCTGTAAACATTGATTCGCAGTGCAGTGTAGTGATGTCAATTTCATAATCAAGTTTCACCGCAAACAGACGATACACCTTTTCCTTAGTATAATCAAATGTTCCACAATTGATGTACAGCATATCATCGGGTAGGTCTATTCCAGTTTCTTCACGCAGTTCTCGGCGGGCGGCGGAGATTTCATCAGCATCGGTATCATCCTTAATACCCTTTGGAAACCCCCAGCCGAATTTGAATGGACCGTTAGTTGGGTGGCAGATTAACACCCGCCCCGATGGTGTAATACAAGCTAGTGCACAGGTACATTTTTTACCAGCGCGCCAGTTCACTGGTCTTTTGTCTTTTGGAGGCTTTGTCCCTTTTGCAGATTTGACTTTAGGCTTAAGAAAATCGTACTCGTGACCGTAGATGGATGGTGGGAAGTAAGGGTTGTTCATAGTGCGCTAAAATATTACGACATGCGCCACCGTGGGCGATTTGGTTGAGATAAATTGGGTTGGAAAGTCGAATCATATTGGGCGGCGATCCCTTGTAGATGGTGATCACTAATCACAAAACCAGGGGCACTATTTTTGGCAGCGCCTACATATCGTGTAGTTGATGTTTCATAATCATTTATCCCCATTCCTTTTCGTTTTCGTATTACTTCAAGCAATAAACTGGTAGGGACATCACGCATAGCAATTGGGGAAATTGCAACTATGTATTGCCAACTTTGGTGATCAATTTCAGATAAAATCGCATTGGCACAAGCCCCTACGATGTTAGCCATATCAGATTTCTGTTCATCGAACCATTCGTATGGTTTACCAATCCACTCTACTTGTTCAATAAATTGTACCCCGTCCCATATCGCAATATGCGGAACAATCCCCAAAATATTATCTATGATAACTTGATCTAATGTCAACTGCACTTTATACTTGCTGGACAGTACTGTATCGATGCACGTATTTTCTTCCCATACAACAGGAGAATCAAATTGAGTATAATACTCCGGAAAGTATTGCAAGCGGCCTGGGTTGATTGCATCCATTACCGAAATACCTGTGAAGCAAGTTGCCTGATCGGCTCCATGTCCTGCTGCCGTGCCATAACTACGCCACCACTGTGTCGATCAGCCACGGACCCGACTACCATATTGTAATGTGAAGCAAACCGAGAAAATAATGCAGTATACAAGCGCACTCGTCTTGGGACACTATCTTTTGCTTCTGCATACATAAAATCCCAGTGGGTGGGCAGATCTCCTCGCAACACATTGATTACGGCACCAAATATTTGCCCTGTTGGAACAGTTGGTGCCGAACCAATGTCGTAAGCGTATTCTGTAGCACCAGGTGCAAGTATGCCAAATTCAACACCCGCTCCAATGAGATTGAGTGGAGCAATGTGAGTAAATTTAACCGACACCACTACACTAAGCTCTCCTAACTGACCTACACGGAGATGCGTATTTGCATCAGATTTTTTGTGCCACGAGGACAGATTAGTGAGATTAGTATCAAAATTCGCCTCTGCTAATTGATTTAGTATTTGGTTAATTTTCACCGATTTGCTTTCTATTGCTTGTTTCAATCATGTGTGCAGTCGCAACATACTAGTAGTAAATAGTTGCTCATACGAGAATTATCATGCAACGAACACTTTTATTTATTGTAGCTCTACTGGCAGGATGTTCACAACTCCCGATGATTACCACAGCACCAGCTACTGCACTCAATATTAATGTTGAAGAAATATTGCGTCAGTCTACCAATGCAGGATCTACATCAGCACCAGTCAATGAGCGCGAGACTTCGAGTACTCTCGCAAAGGTTGTATCTACACCAACGCTAATTAACAAAGTAGCAAAACAACTCAACATCGCACCAAAGTCAGTAGGTGCTACCGTGGAGCAGACTGCGGATCTAGTGTCATCTCAGTTAAAAAGTGCTACGATGACGTTTGAAGCACCTACCACAGCCAATGTTAATGATACAGTACACGCTGTACTGCGGATCGATCCAAATATAGTTGCTATATCAACAACTACTCACAGTTCGACACGAGCAGTGATACAGGTGTCGAAAATACTCAACGTCACTCTACTTGCACCAGACTTTAAGGTACTAGCGCTTACACCAGATCGTCAAGCACTATCAGAGACGGAGATTACGGAGTGGAAGTGGGATCTGTCAGGTGCACCACCTGGTAAGCACGATATACATTTGTCCATCAACGCAATCGTGACTGTAGATAACGATCGTGCAGAACGGTCTATTAAGACGTTTGAGAGTACTATAACGGTGGAGATCGCACCACAACAGCGGCTACTTGCAATGTTGAAAGAGCACATGCAGTGGATATGGTCAACACTGTTGCTACCGGCTGGGATGTGGTTATGGCAATTATTTAAAAAAGGAGATGTGAAATGAACTATGTAGGTTGGACGGTACTGTATTTTATTGGATCGCTATATGTGTTATGGATGTTCTACCTTGCGGGGTGTGCGCTAGTTAGAGCAAAAGATAATCACACTATCTCTCTTCCCGCACTTGTGCTGGGTTATCCAGTAATTGGCTTACTCGCACTCGTTGATGTGCTTGTCAATATATTTGTAATGTCGATTTTGTTTCTGGAACTACCACGACAGTGGTTAGTAACACAACGACTAAGCATGTGGTGCTGCACGGAGCAAGATTCATGGCGAAAAACCGTTGCTCGATGGGTATGTGTTAAATTTTTGGATACATTCGATCCAAGCGGATTACACTGCAAATAAGAAAAGGCTCCAATTGGAGCCTTTTAACTTGGTGGGACCCCCCGGGTTCGAACCGAGGCCTTAGGAATTATTTTGAACACCCGCTTGTGCAGATGCTCCGTAAGAGTTCCCAGCACTACCAATTATGCTAGAGTCCCAACATGCTCCAAACTACGTTAGAGCACCTTATTTCACATCATATCGCGGTACACAGACGGATTTGATCATTAATGCATATGGTGTGAAATCATCTGGATCCGCACTCAGAATGCTTGCTACAATCGCTGGGCTAAACCCCGATACAAGTGCTGCGCCCTGCTCATTGGCTGTCACAGGTACGTTACCTTTGTGATTTAGATTCCACCACACCAACTTTGGGCATGTGTAGTTGGCTGCAGCATATTGAGTTCGCACGCTTTCCATCGCACTATCGTTTGCCTCTGCTGCCTCATTGAATTGCATGTCGGACATCACACACAAGATTTCTGGCATTTCACCTTGAGGTACGTTACCAGCAACAGCGACTTCCAAAATCTTAGCAAGTGCCTTGACAATGTCAGTGCTCATGTCCCATTTGCTACGATCCATTGTTTCCAAACGATCCATCACGTCACCAGTTAGGTGCAGTAGTTCAGGATCTTCGGAGAACGTCAGGAACATATCTTTAAACTTACCAGTATTCTTTTCAGACAGGTACAGACCGAGTGATAGTGCAACATCGTGGCAAGTCACTGAAGTGTCTCCACCAGCTGGGCAATTCATCGAACCAGATACATCAACTAATGGCAAGATACTCGCATTACCTACGTAGTTTGGTAGTGCTGCCCACTGTGCATTCACATGAGCACGAATCGTTGGATCAATGCGAGAAGAATGCCAGCCTTTGATCACTGTGTACGGGAAGATTGCGCTTGAGTTTACCTTTACGGACGGATCGCCTTTGGTCAGTTTTTCAACATATTCAGTAAACACAACGGGAGCATTTCTTTTAAATGCTTTTTTGTAACGTGAGGCAGCAACAGAAGGCACGTGGCTAAAGTTGATGTTATCCCAATCCTTCGCACACATCTGTGTTTCGGTAACAGTAGTATTAGCAGAAGCCAGCTTACGGTACTGACGAGGAGTCAATCCGAAGAATGAACGGAGTTCTGCTGCGAGACGCTTCTTTGCGCTTTTTTCACGAGGTAGGAATTTGTAGAATAGTCCATTACCGTTGCGAAGTTGTTCCCCATATACAGTAAATGCATAGTTACGAACCCCCACTGTCTTCCAATTGATCAACATATCATCAGCACGCCCAATTTCTGGAATCTTATCGATTAGTGCTCGTACTTGCTGATCTTGATTCGTAATTTCCAAGTGAGCAAGAATATCTTTGAAAATTTGACGCTCTCCTGCTCCACCACGAATGTCACGGCTCCATTGTGCGATTCGCAGTGCAATTTCCATGTTTTCTGCATAGGCTGCTTTAAACAATGGAATAACGTCTTTACCACGCATCGCACCGATCGCATAGAAAAGTTGAACACAAGCGTTACCAGTGCCAGCGAATGCTTTCATGCCATTGGTTGTTGTAGTTGGTTGAGTTAAAACTGCGTGTGCAAATGTTGCTGTTGTCATGTCTATGTGCTCCTTGATATAAGCCGGGTTACTGTTTTATTTTCAGTACAAATGAAGATGGTGGCTGGAAGTAACCCTAAAATTAAACGGGAAGCCTTTTTACGGGTTAGATTAAAAGTCTAGTGTATAAAGTTGGCTGCAAGCTTCCCTAAAATAACTAACGGGGTGGTGCGGTCGATGCAAATTGTTTTAGCAATTCTTTACACTTTTCAGTGTGCTTGTTTTTTTCATGCAGAGCCTACCATTCTCTGCCATATCTCTGTCATGTCTGGACAGGCACATATCTAGTCGAGTTTCCAGACAAGCTGGAAATTATCAAACTATCAGTCCATTTTAATTTATGTTGCTGGATCCACCCCTGGATCTGGTTAAACAGAGTTTACTTATCTGCTTTTTCTTTTTTGATTACAACCTGAGCAGCGAGTTGCCCCTGGATCATAATTCTTTTAAATTCATTGCGCGCTTCTGCGTTGGTTAGAGTTGACATCATACGTTTGGTCGTTTTGCTGAGCTTGAAAGTTTTGGTTGGTTTCATTTTTTACCTTTGTGCGTTTCAGTGTTTAAAATCTTACTTTACAAGTTTATGAGATTGTGCTCAATGTTGAATGTTATCGATTATGTCTTGACAACTATACTGTTTAGAGACTACTGCAATCCCTATATTGTTAACAACTCCAGAACCGTACTGCCAACTATTTGACCGAGCGATTCGTTCCACGATGCGAGTGTATAACTTCATCCGGATTGGAACAGCATCTTTTGCATCTGCTACAATAAAATCCCACTCGTACTCATTTAACCGATTAAGCAGGGCGTTTGTAACCGCACCAATTACTTTTGCAGAACTGATCGTTGATACAGCTCCAATGTGTTCAACATAATCAGTACCGTTCCACAATAAGAAACCAACTCGCAATCCTGATAACTGCTTATATGTTATGGCTGATATCACCAGTTTGAGATTAATGCTTCCACCATCGATTGAACACTTGCAGATATCCTGCTGATGCTCTTGCTCCCACACAACTGGTTCATCTAGTCTCGTATTCAGCATCTCCATTACTGGAAAACTTTCTAATATTTGCGTTATTTTCATTGCCAAAAATATCCTAATATTGTGTAGGCTTTCCACCTACCTGGGAGGTTTGAGCCCGCTGTTCCGGCTTCGAACTTACGCATCCGCTAGTAGTAGGCTATTAACCCTAACTTAGACACTAGGGAGTCCTGTTAAATCAGGCATTCCTTACAGCAAGTGCATGCTTCAACGCTTACGTACCTTCGCTCCACATGCACCGTTCTTTTGTCCACTCCACTATTGCAGTTCTGTCTATTACCAGACCGGAATTCGGGCAGAACTGCTCATAAATCAATCATCACATAAAGCGTCCTTGTGCTCAACATACTCCTGTAGTCGATCTTGAAACAATCGTTGTTCTTGAATAGTGAGCTCGCCTGTTGCGCGACGTGGATTCATGCACATTACGCAATTGCTGTTACCACAGGTTGCGAATGATCTCTTGTGATAGACGTGTGGCTCTTTTACCACTTCTTTGAATATTTGTTTCGATAGCGTCCACTGACGATGAGTACGCGTTTGCTTGTTGTGGATCCGCTTGCTATGCTTGACTTTGTCCTGCTCTGTGCTCATCTTGTAGTCCTTTTCTAACTCCAATCCCAACGACAGCTGCGAGGATTCGCTTCTACCATTGGTTCATAGTCAGGAATCATGCGATATTTATGCAATTCTCGTCGCGTGATAGCTCGATTTTGAGTCATGCGTGGGTGACGAAAGCTATGACCCGGACTCCAACTGTTCGCGGACTTGCTTTCGCCATGTGCCCAAGTATATTTTTTGTAGAACTGTGCTTTTGTCGGGATCTCGTACGTATGGAAGTACTGACCACTAGCAACCCAGTGGGATACGCGCTCAGTATAAAACCCAGCTGTCTTTCGGCCTTGCACATCCCACGAGGTATTGTTTTCAGCCTCGTAGTTCTTTCTTCGGAAAGTTCTGCTCATTGTGTTCTCCTTCATGTAATGTACACAATCGGGAACACTTCGAGTGGGATGTAAAAAAGGTCATATTACTTGGTTGTAGTTGTTGGGGCAATGAACTTATATAGCTCAGTTGCCTTTGCCATTACTTCATCTACGGTAAGAGCAGCGGGAGAAAATTCTTTCCACTGGTTAATAGTAGCTTGGTTTGATTGAATAGCAAGTGTGAATGCTTGGGTAGCGAAGTCAGTAGTTAGTTTAGCTTGCTTTTCGACAAGCTCTTTTGCCATCTGCAGAACTTCGAGACGGATTTCAAAGCCGGATTTGCCGGCAGATTTAGATGTAGTAGCCATTTTAGATTTCTCCTGTATGTGTGTATGAAATGTATCGACAAAAATATTACCGATAACTAAACATACCACCACGGGCACGTTGTTGTCTACGATCATACTGGGTAATCCAGTATTCTACATCAGCTGATGTAGATGGGTTGTGAGAAACAACGAATGTTTCCAATTCTTCACCGTAAGTGGTGGGTTTGAAAGACTTCTTGATTTTTTCGATTAGATATGCTAGTAAAAACATTGGTATAACTCCTGTGTATGTGTGTATGGGTGTAACCACCCATCTCTATTTATACCAGTTACCGAGTGTGTACTCAACATATAAAGCGACAGTGGTGACCCACAAAATGTGGAACCTATTGGGCTGTCGCACCTCCGTATCTCTATTTAGGCGAGTACTGCTTTGACCACAGTAGAAGCCATCTTACCATCATACTGGCCTTCGTGTCGTGTCTTCAATAGACCCATCACTTTGCCCATATCTTTTTGTCCAGCATTCAGTTCAGCCTTGATAGCAGTCACTGCTTCGGTCAGTTGCTGTTCGTCCATTTGACGCGGTAGAAAGTGTTCCAGAACAACGCGTTCGTCTTGTGCAGCCTGTGCACGAGCATCTTCCACACCAAGTGCTTTGATTGTTTCGTCAATGTTCTTGATAAACTTTTTGATTGTTGCAACCACTTCTGCATCAAGCACTTCACGGCCAGCATTCTTGCCGACCATTTCTGCTTCACCGATGAGGGTAGTTAGCAGTGATGCCATTGGACCATTTCGGTCCTTACGAGCAGTCAACTGCGCAGACTTGATTTCTGTAATAAGGCTCATGGGTTTCTTTCAATTTTCAAACTATTATACTTCAGTGCCATCAACAGGCGTTGGCAGCAAGTCGCGCACAGCAGATTCGTAGATGCGGTTGTACACGCTACGGAACACAGTCGAGATAGCAGTACGGATCATGTTGATAACATCACCAGCCAAGTTCTCAACCATGCTGAATGGCCAGATGATTACCCAGGCAGTTAATGTGCTCAACATTGCCAGCGGATGTAGACGATCAGCAGCACCTTTACGCACATAAAATCGATCGTCGTTACGGTATTGCTCGACGATCGATTTTATGTGTCGACGGTAACGCCAGATGCTCCACGCAAATCCCAGTCCAAAGTACGCCACAATATACATCACCATTGATTGGATATCAAGCTGGAAGTAAAATACGCACTAACTGCTGCAACGATACCAAGGAAAGCTGCTGTTGCGTGACTCGAGGCTGATTCGAACATGATACCCAATGCGATCAATATAGCGATTGCTGGCCACGTAAACAAATAGCCAGTTACAAGGCCTAGGAAAAATTCTGTCATGTAAACTCCATTGGTAGTTAATAAAGTACCACACCCAACTAACTGCAAATCCTGAGAAGGAATTTATCGACTTTGTCAGCAGTTTATTGTCATTAGCAGAGTTGTCTCGGTTACTAGCTCTGTTGGTGTAGTATTAAGTCTATCATAAGGGATTGGGGTATTGTGCTCAACCCATCGTTGCCGCAATACCGAGTGATGTTAGAACGTGTGAGTTCTGATCACGCCTTCAATGTGATCGATACGAGCTTTCAGTTGTTTAATATAGTCATCACGATCATTGCACTGCGTTTGCAAGTCAAGTGCTAGTCGAGCTATGCGATCGTGCTGAGTTTGCAAGGCGGCAATGTCGCGCAGCGGTTTAGTGATCCAAGAAAAGATGGTCATTTTGTTTGAGTTTTTATTATATTTATCGGGTGTGTACGTAAAACTGCCGGATCTTTGGTCGTGCAGTAGTTGACGGTCATTTTGAGTATTTTAAAATGATCCGGTTACAAATCCGGAGGCGCCTTATCGGAGCGTCTGCTCATTATCCCGCAGCATCACCACAGCTTGTTAAGCAGTGTAATAACGCCTATTGCTAACGGCAACTACTCGGACGCCTGAGCAGCCTACGCCACCCTACCGTTGACATCAAACGGTCCTAAGGGGGATTCTATCGCGATGCAAAATCAGCTGTGCTCACCAGGTTGGCTTCGAACCAACAGTGCAATTAAGCGTCTGATTAACAGTCAGGTGAGTTTACCAATTCCTCTACTGGTGAGCGCAGCCATCTTGCATCATATTATTCCACTATCTATCACTATCACTTTGTACACAACGGGGTAGTTGTTAGCTGCTTGTTTTAACTGGGCAACAACTCCAGTTTGAGATCGTTGGGCAAGCCCATTGACTTCAGCCATATTTTAAGGTTGCTGAACCTACCCCTTTTTGTAAGTATGCATAGATGCGCAGGCTGGATTTGCACCAGCGACCTCCGTGGTTATGAGCCAGGTGGGATAGCTACTTCCCTACTGCGCGTCTATGCACACACATACTATTGTGATTGGAGCAGGCACCCGGTAATGCTCCGGGGACTTAACTTTGGCAAAGTTATGAGTTTCTTTTACACCATGCCTGCATAAATCTTTCCAACTGTTAGCTTACAGACTCCCCGTTGGCGGTGTCCAGCCAGATTAAAAAAGTTCTGGAAGACTTGATCTCGATACTACTATATATGCGAGATGGTTAAAACAGATCCAAACCAGTGCCACAACTGTTGCAGAATTTTGATCCAACTTTGTTCACCTTACCACAGCTTGTGCATTTGGGCTTACTTTTCACCGTCACGGGAGTTGGAATAGGTTTGTTGTCGGCGGTCTCACCAAGTATTTTGAGCACAATTGTGTGCTTTTCTATCTCTGTTGGGAACCAAGACACTGTATCAAACTTCTGCTCGCTTTTGCCACCTGGTACAGTAATACCAACATCATTCACGGATTGTGCGGTTGCAGTGAGCATTGTCATATTCTGCGCAGATGCACCACCATCTAATGTTGCAACACAATTCGCAGATCCAGCAATGTTGATATTACTCATTCCGCGCACAATAGAACTTTGCGGTACTTGCGCATTACCGAATGTGATTGGGCAGCCGTATAAGTCAGTATTCCATTGGATACCATCTTGGCGTTGATACACCTTTTCAAACTGGTACTCGATCCGAATAATACCATCTTCTAACTTTATTCCGCGGTGATTCTCGATATCACTTGTGCGAGAAATGAATTTAAACTTATTTCCTTCGTTGAGATTTCCGTTCTTGATGCTGCGTTCGAGATCAATCTCCTGACCAGCAGCTAGAACAAGTCCACCTGGAACAACATTATCACCGTCAATATAGATGTTAAAAATTGCTCGGACTGAGTTTAGATTTTTGATTAGTAGTGAATACTCACTACCAAAGGGTACGAAAATAGTATCTTTAAATTCGCGGAGAACTTTACCGTTTGCCTTAGCAGCAACTACACACTTGTTGTTATACATCATTTTATTTCCATTGTACTGGTCACTGCCTAAGACCATTAATTTTAAAGACAGTTTGCATATGAACCACAGGATGTGGCCCACATAATTCTATATATGGTGGGGAGGGGTGGCCACGATCCACCGACATGCGCATATCTACTAACAGAGCCATAAAGCCGGCCTGTCTCTGCATTCGATTACGTTGCTCTGCCAACTGAGCTACCTCCCCATATTTGAGTGTATTACCCAGCTAAGCTTTGTGGGCCGTTTTCCGGAATACTGTTTGTGCGATAGCAATACACTCAAATATGGACAATATAAAAGTTAGCTCGACCAATGCGCTATACTGGGATTACGCAGTGTTCTACCTCCAAATGGGAACTAACTTTTATATGGAAAGTTGGATGGGGCTCGAACCCACACTTTGCCAGCGGTTTACGAGGAAAGGTTTTGGCGTCCTTCTCGAAGATAAATTCCTCTAACCGCTTATGTTTACCAATTACATCACCAACTAATCATATAAAAATGTACTACAATCATCGTCCTTTGGCATCGGTGCAACCCGAGTGCATCCATCAGATAGATAACGAGCAGATCCTTCCAACCACTGTCTGCCACCCTTTGGGTAGGACAGTACATTTTTATATGATGACAATAGGTAGTGGGAATTTCTGCCGTCCCAACACTATCCAAACTCTATGAGTTCGCCTGGCTGCTTCCGCTTTTGTTCGAACCACTGTCAACTACTGCACGACTAAAGATCGTGCAGCTTGCCCACTCCCATAACCAACTGACAAGCATATGCCAGATCTCTCGATTTTACTAGTCATTTTCTGTAGGGCCAATGGAATTTTTAATTCCAAATCGCCTGTTGCTTGCGACTCTATTACCTCTTCGTAGCAGTCAATCTGACCAACACGAAGTATATTCTTTGCTGCATTTAGATCCCGATCGTGAAAGACTCCACAGTTAGGACAAGTCCATTCTCGGGTTCCAAGATCGAGCTTTTCAAGTTTGTAATTGCATGAACTACAAGTCTTACTGCTCGGATACCATCTACTAATTCGATGATATGTCCTACCTGCCTGATTTGATTTGTATGAAATCATTCCAGTCAGTGTGGCCCATGCTGCCTCGTGAATTGCTCTACTCAACTTCCTGTTTTGTAGCATATTCTTACTCGACAAATCTTCAACGTAGATGGAATCATAATTATCGACTAAGTAGTTTGATACTAGATGATAATATTCATTTCGTTGTCTTGTGATCTTTGAGTACAATCTTGCTACTTGGAGTCGAATTGATTCATGATTTTCACTGCCTTTATCAGTTCTTGCAAACTGCTTTTGTTTTGCCTTCAACAATTGTTTTGTTTTCACAATGTTTAGCAAATCATTCGGTCTTTTGAATTTTATCCCATCTGAAGTGATGAGTAAATCTTTTAGACCCACATCGCAACCAACTTCTCTACCAGTCGTTGGCTTTAATGCTACTTCTGTTTCAACTAAAATCGATGCGTAATATCTTCCATCCGTATTCTTTGATATGGTTGTTGATTTGATTGTCGAATCACCTGGAATTTCTCTATGGATGACTGCTTCTACTGCTTTTAGTTTTGGTATTTGTAAAGAACCATTTTCATTGATACGAACCCCACGAGTTCTATACGACTGCCGAGAATTCTTGGTTTTGAACTTAGGAGCCGCTATCTTCGGACCCTTTCTCTTACCAGTAGTTGATTTGAAGAAATTGTCATATGCCAACGATAGGTCTTCTGCTGCCATCTGCAATGCAATAGAATCTACTTCCCGTAACCAGTCCTTCTCATCCTTCAGTTTAGTAATGTCTCTATTGATGTCATAGTTGCTCAGGTGCTTTTCTTTGTTCTTGAAATTTGTTTGTTGCACATTTAGGTAATGGTTGAATATTACCCGTTTACAGCCAAAGGTTTTACTCAGAAGGATTTGTTGGTCTTCTGTTGGGTAAATCCTATATTTGTAAGCGAGCAGCTGTTTCATACTATTATTTATGCAGTTGATTTGATTGACATAAATATATTTATACAAAATTGAAAATATACCATCAAAATGGGGAGAAAAGCTACACTCAAAAGCCATATTGTGTTCTGCGTCAAGTATAGAAAGAAACTTCTGTCTAAGCCACAACTAATACAGACCATCAAAGATACAATACTAACAAATCAAACAGCCGATTTCAAAATACAAGTAATGGAAGTGGACAAAGATCATATCCATTTACTGGTTGATTACTCGCCAAATGTGTCAGTTTCACAAATTGTCAGATTATTGAAACAAACGACTACTGCAAAAGTTTGGTTCTTACACAGCTCCGAACTGAGAAAACATTTTTGGAAGAATTGTATATTTTAGTCATCTGGTTATTTTGTTTGTTCTACTGGGGATGCCTCGACCGAAACAATAGCTAAATATATAGCTGAACAAGGATAATTGCTCGCTTACATCTGCGGGACTAAAGATCCCACAGTTTTACGCTCGGACTATAAATCAAGATCGCCCCGAACTTAATCAAGTTACAAACTCTCGACCCACTATCACCATATAAAAACACTATCAATACTGCTTGCGCTGCTGGCACAACACAAGGTTCGCCCCTGCCAGGGAACCGAATAGATGCCCTGCGGTGTATGCAGGGTCTACCCGTCAATAGTATTTTTATATGGTGACTGTTTAGTCTGATAACAGTCAAGAGTTGTGGTAGTCCGGCGTACCTTCGATCAAGGCCATTTAAACCTATCAGCAGGGCCTTCACGTTGCCCGTTATTACAAACACATTCACACCCCTCGACTGCATTGCTACAGTCCCGTACAGCCTTGCGGAGATCCGTACGCCATTGGAGACAGCCCGGAATGTGTTTTATATGGTCCCAAAGGGGTGGATTCGAACCACCGACCTCTCGTTTAGAGAACGAGCGTTCTACACAGAGAGACTTGCCACATCAGATTCGTCAGCCGCGTGCTGATTACTAACCAATGCTACTCCACAATCTGCGGGAAGATAACCGTAGTGGGCGTTCCTTACCACTGATTACCAACCATCCACTGAACTACCTCGGGAAAATTTGTGACTGGCTTCCATCACCAGTCGTGTCACTTGTAATTGGGTTTTATACAACTTTTGCAAGTTGGTGCTCGGGCGTGCTTCACCTTAAACCGAGAATGGATTATTTGGCGACCCTTTGCAGAGTGAACTGCTATGGGAAACGAGAGCGTTACTAGTGTTCCTTATCGTATGGCCGGTTAGGCCTATTGTCAGGAGTTTTTAAGCGTTTAGGATTCCACATTACCACCGACCAAGGCGGTCTGTTTGGTCACCAACTACTTCACCTAGCAGAGTCACTGAGAGCTCGCTTACCATCCCTAATGGGAGGGTCATAAATCATATCATATTAGCGTCCGGGGCTTGATTCCCAGTCAGCACACCCTAGCAGTGCCCTCCGTCGAGATGTGCGTCCACAGTGCTCGCCTACTTACCTCTGAATGCATTCTCAGCACAATCTGGTGGTTTTGCAGTCCGAAGCGAGGTAATTAATCTCTTGGACATCGAGGCTGTATTAACTGGTGTGTGAACGCCCCCACTATTGTGATGCTTGTTTCTGTATTGCATCTACGCTGTCCTTCCAGCGTGCCGCTAATATGATATGACTATCTTTAAAAAATTGGAGGGTAAGTTTTACACCATGTGCCTCCATTGGGTGATTCGACTAACGAATAGTGATTTGAAGCCTGTATGTTGACATTGTAGCCATACAGTGCTGTGTCCTACTTCAAATTTGGTGGAGCACCTCGGATTTGAACCGAGCTGAATATCTACAGTGCAAGTGTAGTGGCCACCCCAAGCAGCCCCGTGCCCCAAATTTGTGCTAGTTAAATTTGTATAGACGCCCAACTAGAAATGCGCCATTGTTTTGGTTTAATGTTATTTATTACTTTGGCCCTAAAAACTTCTCCAGCTTTAGTACTTCGTTTTTGCGGCCGAGTTGAATCACCCAACCTATTGCAACTTCATTAGTGGTCAGAGCAATGAACTTTTTAGTTGTGACTCTGTATCCGATTCCTAATTGATCACAGCTTCCACAAAATAGATCAATAATGTCCTTCGATCTGTTGACGAATGCGTATTTAACCGATTGGTATACTTTATCGCCTTTTTTGTCCGTGTGAATATATCTACACCCATCAGTATGATACAACCCCCTTACAAAATATTGGGGATACTTTGTAACAATCTGTTGTTGCCAATGGTCGAGGTTGATCCGTCTTGTGTGTTTTCGTCCTGGACCAACCTGAGGGAACATTGCTGCGATATGTTTTCCGTATGCGTACACTTCAACACAATTATCGCTACCAGTTTTACAGCATGCTGCGTTTACAAACCCCAATTGCACTAGTGCTCGCGTAAGTGCGTTTATAACGCCTGGGTACCTCACGTCACATGAAAATCTAATTTTCCAGGTATAGCGCTCTTTGTTGATATACCCATCACCAAGATATGCTCCAAGTAAATATGCGTAGTACTCACCAACTGCTTGCAACAATTTAGGTGAAAAGTCAACTTCGGTTGCTAATTCTGACACTCGAGCTTGTTTGCGACACCAATAATCGACCTGTTTCCACTCCAAACCCAGTTGGTTCGAAATATCCATTCTAGACATCCCTTGAGTGAACATATCGATAATTTGTTGCTTTGTAGCTGTTGATATTCTATTCTGCATAACTAAGATGTGATTACCTGTCTTATTTTAAGATTAATGGTGGGCCGCCCCGGACTCGAACCGGGAAAAACCTCGGTTCTAAGCCGAGTAGCTGTGCCAATTTGCATATGTCAGCGGCCCAAAGTATCGGGTATTGGTGGTAGAACCAGTTACACACTGTCGTAACTGCACCACTTGCCCAATTTTTACTGGAAGAGTCGCCAAAACGACTCTTCGTCCATATCTAACTCCTGCACCACTGTCCCACGCTTCGCTTCTGCAAACGGATCCAGAGGGTTAAAGGTATCACACTCGAATGGCATTACATCCGTAGGTGGGAAGCCATCGTCTTCATCACCAGACGTAATATTTACCATCACTGCACAAAGTACTGATGATAATATTTACTCTATTACACTTGTACTTTGTGCTCAAATTCTGATTGCTCTACTTTCAGACTTTTACTGCAGTTTTTCTCAACCTTGCGGGCTGACGCGGTGGATCACCGCAAAGATCGCCGAGCAACCATGGCGCATCTACTGTTTACTTTTCGGTTAGCTACTCCGACTAATTCTGGAGCATTCGCCCGGTATCGCGCCGGGAACTCTTCGGTGGAAGCGAAGAATGTATCTATTAACACCTCGAATGCTAAATGCGTTACTTGAGATTATTTTTTAATTCACTCATCACTGCCAGTGGCACACCATATTTAATCAACACTACTACCTTGTTGTTCTAGTTTTTTAATCAAATCGAGAGGAAGGTCGTGGTTAATCATAATAACAACTTTGTTTTCTCCGTATGCAACAGTTCTAGCATGCATCTGCCGACTACGTGCAAATCGTTCAGCTATCATTAGATAAAGCGAAGCTCGCTTATCAACGTTGTCTTTGGCTGCAAGACACAAAAAGTCGAAGTTAAAATCAGTCAATTTCTCATTGAATCCATTAACAACAGCACCAATAATTTTAGATGCACTTTGCCCAAATTCGTTTCGGAACACCTCAACAGGTTCACCATCTTTATCAGTAGCAAATGCTAGATTACAACCATTGTACCCACTGTACACTAGGGACGATATCGTTAGTGTTATTATTACACCATCAATGACACCAGTGCCAGTAATAGTAGCTGGGGTAGATTGTTCCCATGTGATAGGAACTCGGGTCGTTAGCGCCTCCACGATGTGGACACTGCATAAAATGTCAGACAACTTCATTCGCTTATCCTCTACGTATACTGTTGGATATTTTTACAAGAGCAAATCATTGTAATGGCTCCCCAACAGTTTCGCTGAAATTGCATCAGCTCATCAGTACGTTTAAATATGGCTTACGGGGTTTTACCGTACTTGAAACTTGTTCCACCACTCTAGTCAAAGAGATTTATGTGGCGCTCCCGTGCATTCTCATTACACTATACCATATTGAAACACACTGTTACACTTGTGCACCAAATAACGACCCTCATACGAGAATCGCCAGTGTGTTTCAATATAGCGCGCTTGGTGGGATTCGAACCCACGTCCAACAGAGCCAGTGCTTTTACGGCGTATCGTGCCATCATAGCTGGGTGACCTTCTAACCACTGAATTACAAGCGCATTTATCTGGTGTTGGGCCTAAGGGGTCTTTTCCCAACGGTGCAGAACTATCTAACTACCCTGCGAGCTTTTGTTCCGTGAAATGGAGAGGCTGCGCGTCTGCATCGCAAAATTGGACCGGACTGCTTGCACCGGAAAGGAACATCATTCTCATGCTCTGAGGCGTGCAGCGCGACTGCATCATGCTCTTGGCTCCCTTGCGTCAGGCTATAGGGGGAATATTGGTACGGCTGAGAGGATTTGCACCCCGACTCGTGATTTATTGTACATTCAATCACAAGTTAGACTATTAACAGCTAAGATACCTCGTTACTTCTCATCCGGAGTTGAAATAATTTAGTTAGCCATCAACCGCGTTAAATTATAAATTTGCTGGCCCTGCTTTGGAGGATAGAGATTTTTATTGACAACCAGAATAAATTTCTAAATTCTGTAAAATCACTTTTACGACGTATTCTTACCAGCAAAACCTTATTTATCAGTGGACACTCAAAGCATGCCGATGGGGTCCAGACCATCTATTTACAGCTTAGGCAGAGGTGTTTTCTATAATGGCGAACGACATTTCCATTTTCATCCCCGCAATTTATAGCATAGTTGAATACATTGGTGTTCTTCAATAAACTACAACTTGACTGGGCTTGACTGGGCTTGACCAATTCTTTCAATGTATTCAACTATACAACCGAAGGACGACTCCGGCGCGGATATCCTCCAGTCAGTGGTATAGTGGTTCAGCATTGGAAGTCGTTTAAACTTCACCAAAGTGTGCCTTGATGAGTTTTACTCGAGTTTGCTCATCTTCCGTTATGATAACTTTCGAACATTATCATATTCAAGTTCTATCTGCTGGGAGTCTCGAATTTTGCGAGCCATACAAAATAAAACTTGAATATGATAAGTCTACCCTGTTTTTACCTAGCACTCCGCTTCAACAGTCGGTAACCCGAGGTATCTAGGGATTTGCACCCTCTAAGAACGGATATTTTGAGTACCCATATTTAGAATAGACTATTTATCATATTTTTGTTAGTTAGCTTGCTATTACGCCAAAGAGAACGTCAGCCTTACCATTTCTGGGGTGCCTCTGTACTTAACCAAGTGGCTCACGCGAAACTCGCACTCAGGGAAGCTATCCCATTGCTTTAGTAACTAGCGAAGTTACCGTACTGTGATTTTTGGGTCAGCAAACCTTTTGAGTTTGTTATCTAACATTACCAAAAATCCTATTGTGCTTTCATCTGGATTGCTGCCCTACACCAGATTACAATGTTTCAACGTGCCTTCGTCTCACTTATTAAAGGGTGGCTGCTCCTAAGCCTACCTACTGACTAACAAATTAAAGTGTACTTAAACCACTTAGAGTAACTTTGAAATTATCGACCGTCGCCCTTTAGGAATCGAACCTATAAAATACACTTTAATTTGTAATCAATCACTAAAGAGAGTAATTCTATCCGCCAGCATCGCGGCGCGGGTATCACTACCTAATGCAAGTCCTGCAGAACTCAGAATTACTCTCTTTACTGACAAATTTGCGACCCTATTTGCAGGTGGCTTCGAACCACCCTCTCCTGCGTCTTAGCCATTAGACGACTACGAACAGAGTTCATAGGTTGGAATCGAACCAACATTTCTTACGTTTTGCCGAATAAACTATGCAAGGGTCATCGAGTTAATTACTCTCGATTGTAATTTTGGTTAATTAGACCAATTTCACATGTAGTAATTATAACATAACTTTTACTACATGTGAAAACTATTTCTAGTAATACATGATGTGGAGCGTACTCACCACCCGTTGGATAGTCTCTACTATCGCCATTGCACATGACATTAAGAACTTTGCTGTTCACGTTGCGTCATAACTTGGTGGAGAAGTGAGGTTCCGACCCTCTCCCCGAAGGACGAGTTTTACAGACTCGGTGCTGAAGCCATCAGCTTTCCTTCTCCAAAGTATCATATTCATCCACCCTGTTAATTCAAGCTATACCTCCTTACCAGAGGTCAACGCTGCAACACGTTTAGGGTTAATTCCCCTGTTGTAATCCCCGTTGCAAGAGACTTGTGGATGAATATGATTCTATGCTATTGTCGAAGACCCCGAAGCGCCCTAGTCACTATCGTCGCATAGATAATCATATTCAAATACCGTTCAGATCAGGGAAGTTCACCGTAACCAGCGTACTATCATCACCTACGATATTTGAATATGCCAAGTCATCCATAACTCCGAATCGAACGGAAGGGGCTGTATTACTGCCTGCGACCTCGCTAGAATGTTGCAACATCCTTTGCTATGAATTGTTGTTTGTATCTGAGATTCCGAGTCCCAGTATCTACCTTTGGAGTAGCAGCCCCGGTTGAGAATCTTCAGAAGGTCGCTAAACCAACTTACTGCAATTCTCTATGACCCACAAACAACCGACTTACCATATTTAAGTACTACAAACTTCCCCTGCTTGAACTACCAATGCACGATCCTATAAGGAGTACTTAAATATGAAGCCCGTCTTTCCGAGATGTCATACGATGATTACTTGCCCTGTGAGTAACATCACGGCTACTCGAACACTCATCGATCATATCAAAGAATAAGAAGGATTCGAACCTCCGACTACAGCGCCAGAATTAACTGGATGGCCTACCAACTTGCCATTACCTGCGATTATCCTTTGATATGATTCCATGCTATCGTTGCGCGCTATTGTCACATGGATTCATATTGAACAAAAGTTGTTGGAATTGAACCAACTCAGCATGCCGCGTTCTTATGGCAGTGACATACCTAACCCATTCACCTTTATCATATTCAAATACCGCGTCCGGCTCGGCTATGCAGTGGCCGTCTTCAGTTGGGTTGCACTCCTCGCTTACTCGATATTTGAATATGATTCTATGCTATTGTCGAAGACCCCGAAGCGCCCTAGTCACTATCGTCGCATAGATAATCATATTCAAATACCGCGTCCGGCTCGGCTATGCAGTGGCCGTCTTCAGTTGGGTTGCACTCCTCGCTTACTCGATATTTGAATATGACTCCTCCAACCGGGCGGTTAAACCACCAGCTGTCTCCCGACATTGGACTGTGAAGTCGATGTAGAGGAATATCACTCGGTAAATTATTAAAGAACAAAATCTATTAGTTACGAATGTGTTATTACACTAAAGGCTTCAAACGGTCCCAGTATCTCTCCCACATTGCTGCGGTCGCTCAGGTCTTTAGACCTCCTGCATTTACAAGTATCTGGACTGACTTACACTTCCCGTATGGCTTCCCGTATTCACTTCCCCTGGCAATTACTGCGCGGGTGGTGCACTTCGAACCATTTGCCACTCATTATCAGATGGACACTACTAATCCTACTGTTTCGTAACTTTAGATTTTTAATGAACTTTGCAGTTTACTGTGATCAGTCTTAACTGCCTTAGGGTCTATTATCACACACTTTTCAGTATGTGTCAACAGAATCTTTTAAAAAGTTTTGTGATACGCTTGGTATGATCCAAGTCATCCCACTGTTCGTTCTTTTTTGGCGCTACCCAGCATCTCAGCTGGCGTCACTATGAACAGCGGTTTCACTAACTTTTTAAAGAACTCTATCAAGCAGCTCGATCACTGCTTAGTCTCCATTATACCCCAATTTTGGCTAGGGTCAACAGAATCTTTTAAAAAGTTTCGTTTGTTAAAGTTATTTCTGCTATCAAACGGATCTGATAACTTTCTTATTACCTTCTCCCCACAAGACAGTGGGTGGACCTTTCAGCACAACAAACTAACTTTTTAAAGAACTCTATTATTAGTAGTGCGATCACTATCTGTACGTCTATTATCCCCTAAAATCTTTTAAGGTCAACAGAATCTTTTAAAAAGTTGCTTATTAGCGTCGTGGAGGAGTCGAACCTCATCTATTGTGGCTGGCGACCACTACCTCACACTCTTACCAGGCGAGCATGGTATCCCAGATTACGACGCTAACAAGCAACTTTTTAAAGAACTCTGTTTAGCAGCTCGATCACTGCATTAGGGTCTATTATATACCGTTTTCTATTAAAGTCAACAGATATTTGAAAATATTTACAAGTCTTTTATTTACCAGCGATATTTCCCAGACACAGGGAGCATTATATCGCCAGTTTGAGTTTAGGTCAACAGGTTAGTTGGCGTTTTAATGCTCGCTTACCATCAACGATAGGAGAGTCGTAGAAAATCTGGATCTGCAGCGGGAGCCTTTTGTATAGATCTGCTGGGCAGGATAGCGGAAGACGGAAGCCCCGAGGGAAAGCTTTCATCCACCCGTAGTTCTTCACTGGACAAAAGCCTAGTGCAGCAAGTTCAGGATAAGTTAGCACTACAGAACAAACCCCATACGTTCACCGCCTTTGAATCCACGACCCTTGTGCCGGATTCCAACTTTAGAAGCAGTCATTGAACCAGGTTGGGTTACCGCGATTTTATCCAATGCACCAGTGCGTGGATTAATTTGCATTTTTACTACGCCCACATCCATTAATGCTTCATTGACGTATTTGTCAAAATTTATAGAACCTTGAGCGACACACTGGTTAACGAACTTCTCAATAGTAGTCATCTGCATGTTGTAGTTATCTTCAATTGACCAGTCAGATTTTGCTGGAAGCCATGTGGATCGCTTGTTTTTGAACACTCGTTCGCTAGCAAATTGAGCAATTTCCGAAGCGAACTTACTACTATTAAATAAGTTTGTCAGTTCGGCTGGTGCTTGCTTTACAGTAGCAGTTGCAAGAGTTGACATGAGTTGATATGAAAATTCCATCTGATTGAGTTTTTGTCCTCCAAGTGCTTTAATCACATCACCACACTTTAGTGTATTTGCTACTGTGGCTGCACGCTTTGAAGAAAAACCTACCCCACCAACTTTAAAATCAATCATAGCCTCATTGTCGCGTAATGGAATTTCTACCTTTCCACTCTTTCCAACTACAAATGGGCCAATCATCTCCAAGAAATCATTGTTTAGCGCATTGTATGATGGCACGCTATTCGAAATTCCTGTTTGGTCATACGTTGGTTGAACAGCACTTGCATTCCTTCCATCGATCACCAATGTCGTTAAATATGCTTTAACTTCCTTAGACAGATCAGAACACTGTTCAATTCCAGCGATCAACTCTGTCTTATACGCAGTCAATGTAGGGAACACAGCGAATCCGTTTTCAACTTTACCTCGGCCTGCTAAAACTTTCTGAGGCTTTAGTGACACAAACAACTTCTTTTGAAGTGGCTTAGCAATATCACTAACGCTTACAAGATACACGCTTTGGTGACCATCATCGTACACTGCAATTTTAGTGCGAGTACTGTATTCAACGTCAACGAAACTTGGGTCATTACCTGGAGTGCTGCGCTGTTGGTATGCTTTTGACGCAGCATTTGCTGGATCAGTAGCTCCAACACGCAAATCATACCGCGAACCAGGTGCCATATCTGCTGGAGACGGTGTTGGTAGCAATGGATACTCACCAATAACTAGCACTTCGTGTCCACCGCTCAGTTTTTTTCCTGGGATTGCTTTATTGGTATTAGCGTCATATAACTGTGCCCCCTTCGGTTTGATAGTCGTCATTACCCGACGACCCTTGTAGTACTTGTCCCACATATCCACGCCGGAAGACGCTTCAATTAAATAGTCAATAAATCTCATCATATAAAACAGTTGTACGAATATTAAGTATTTAGCAAAAAGGTGGAGTGCCAACCTTCAGAATGAACACATCGTCCGCCAATCCGCCACGATGCTGTAGCATCTCTATAGCATTCATTACCTGTTCCGCTTGGTGAGTAGGTATGTAATCAAATTCATCCATAAAGATCTGAGTTAGTTTGGGTGAATTACTCGACGTGTGATACGACGATGCATACTCTACAAAACTACCAGGATCGTAGAGACCAACTGATACAGAGAGGCGGCTACGTTTAACATAAGCCAACATCAAGGGTGTCGGGAAGATGATAGCAGTAGACTCATTTGACACCGCCAGCAGTGCTGTTGTTTTTCCAACTTGTCGAGGTAGTCCAATTGAAAATGTGCGGTACTCTTTCAACCATGCCATAAATGATAAGTGGGGACGTGCTTCTGCAGCCGCAGAGCTAACGACAGTAAATTGCTGCACTGCAGTATGGTTGATATAATCTGTGGCAATAAATGACATATGAGTAGGTTATGAAAGTATATTGCGTATACCGCACTTTAACATTCAGCAGGGTAGTGCTTACACAACTTGGTATATCACCTAGTGCCCTGCTGAATGTTCTCTGTCCCGCAACAGAGACATTCAATCTTATGTCCTCACAGACCTTAATCCCAAGTAGTTTCCACCAGATAGGAAGTCAGTGATGTAGTCGGACGACGGTCCGTGTCGCTTGAATACCTGCCGCATTGAATGTCTACCCGCGATCAGAAGTAGATGTGGTTGATATGAATAGGGTAAAGCCCTAAACACATCTTCTCAGTTTGAGCAATACCGGCAATTCGGGTAACCGGTTGAAGCTTGAGAGGTGCATTAATATCAAGTATATAGTGAAAACTGATGTGTCGTCAAGTCCTATATCAAGTCAGTAGTGTAGGTTGAGAAAAACTCAAGCACAATGTCTCGACTATATCCTCCTGGGAGAATATCACAATGAGTTAGTTTCCAATGGAGTTGTTCTAGTAATACTGCTATCGTATCGTCATATACTAAATCCATATCAGTATATTGTTTAACTTCACCTGTGCGTTTATTAATCGTTTTAACTCGAGGCATCGTGTCTGGTCGAGCGATAATTGCTTTTAGTAGTGATTGTCCACCGGAAAATATTGGATTATCTATCAACACGGGGCGATTGAGTATCAGCCGCATCGCGTTTATCAGCACAACAATTGCTGCAGTGTTACGATACTTTGGTAGAATCTGGATGTTTTTTAGAGGATATGCAGATATTCCATATTCAGTTTTCTCAGCATCAAGCAAAACCCACCCCAACAATGCTTCATCTCTAGCACGAAACAATGCGAAAGCGAATTCTTTTTGCAGGACTTTGAATTTACCGCCTTCGACAGGATGAGCAACGCTACCATCTTGTATCCATTTTGCAAATCCATCCACTTGCTCCTGAGGAAACTCAGGATGTTGTGTAGTGGTTTTGTACGCCATTTCATCAAGAATATGTTGGAGTTTCATCGTACTTTATTAACAGTTTGTTATTTATAAATGGTGAAGAAGTGGAGATTCGAACTCCCAGCCACTAAATTTTAAGTCCAGTCGCACTACCTCTTAGCGTACGGGGGCATATAAAAACTTTATTGAGTAGGCGGTCAGATTTGAACTGACGTGTCCTTTAAGGATCGGGGATTGCAATCCCGCGCATTCGACCGCTCTGCCACGCCTACTCAATAAAGTCTAAAAATGTGTGCGAGTGGAGGGACTCGAACCCTCAATCCCTTACGGGCGACTGCGTTTAAGACAGTAGTGTATCCCGTTCCACCACACTCGCAAAATTATAACTATTTTATGTCGACTGCACCATTACACAACACAGTGTCTCCGTTCACCCAAGAACAGCGATTTAAGCATACGAAGATTGATTCTGCTGGCTTTGTGGCCACTCCACTAGCTTCAAACAACTCGTTGCGCCCTCCAGTCCACATTTGTACGGATGCTTTCCAGGTTCCACTAATCTACGACATAAAATAGTGCCATCATTATGATGGCATCGCACTCTCACTTCAGGTTGCTGACATCTTTACGCAGATCGGCAATCTTGCGAAGACAGCCAGGTACATCAAATGCCACCTTACCAGACAACTTCCTTTGAAGTGACATCTTCATTTCTGCTTCCAACTCTGCAATACGTGATTCTAGTACTGCGATCTTTTTTGCGTTTTTGCTCATATTGCGATCTCCTTGTAAACTTGGTGCCCCCGACAGGCTTCGAACCTGCAAAATATTTCTTTTTCTAAAAAAGACGACTTTTCCAATTTGTCAACAGGGGCGCAATCTCTATCAATTCTCACCATCTTGCAATATTACAGTCTTGCGACCGTGTTTGCGACTCTTGACACCAGTGGTGAAGAGGATCTTTTTACCACGTCCTGCACGATAAACTCGGCAGTCGTGGTATGCTCGTTTAGAACCAAATGCTTTCACAGTATCTCCTATAAGTTGGAACGCGATGAAGGTACTGCCCCTTCTTTGGTACTGCGTCAAAGGCAGTTGTCTCACTTTTCGACATATCGCGCATAAATTCTTTAGCATTACAACTTAGCCGTACCTTTATCGTAGATACTGAAAACCCTGCGTGTGCAGAGTCGATTAACACGCCACCGACCTATTCAGTGGATTGAGAGATAGCAAGGTGCTATCCGAAAATGTGTGGAGGCCGGGGAAATCGAATCCCACTAGACATTCTACTTGCAAGGCAGAACCGCAGCCCACTGCTGCCCCCATAAAACTTGGTCTCGGTAGAAGTGCTCGAAACTTCCCCTCATGTTCCCAAAACACGTGCGACGCCATCAACGCTTTACCGAGAAAAATACTGACTTCGTTAGTAGCATTCAAACCTATGTATACGACTTATGTGCGTCTCTCAGGTCCAGACTGAGCGCTCTACCAACCGAGCTATATGCCAGCAATGCTTTATTAAGTAATCTGTGCTGTGGTACGTGTGAACGATACACGCTAATCGGAATTAACAGTTCCGCGGTTGTCACCAAGACGCCTCTACCACAGCACAGATTACTAATTTTTGGTGGGGTGTGATGGTAATGCTCCATCTGAGCTTAAAGCGCCGGGTTTACAATCCGGACCGTCTCTTTAACGGTATAACACCCCATATTAATTTTCTTTGTCCGTGTAGCTGGATTCGAACCAGCGATGTATTACTACTCTCGCCCCCAAAACGAGTGACTTGACCAGGCTAGCCTATACACGGACAAAGAAAACTATTTCTTCGCAAATATTGCAGTGCAGAGCGCTTCAGATTCGAACTGAAATCAGCAGAATTTGGAATTCTGTATGTTGCCAATTACACCAACACTCTGCACTACAATATTCTTTAATTTTTAATGAACATCACTTTATTGTGCACGATCGCTCAATAAAAAAGGGCTCCTTGTAGGGAGCCCTTGTGAAATTTGTTTTTGCTTTTTATTCTATTAGAGAGTCTCTACAGAACTAGCGGAAAACGAATGCACAAAGGCTTGCTGCAACCAATAATTCGGTTGCGCACAGAGCGGTTGTTGATTCAGTAATACGGCGTTCATTTTAGTTTCTCTTTAAGTTAAATTAATCAGTCTTTTAAGTATATATGCAAACTCTTCTTGTGGTCAACGATTTTTCATGGTTTAGGAGAAAAATCTTTTTTATCAACCGATTTGTCTAATGTAACACATTTTCGAAATCTGGTCAACAGGTTAGTTCAAACTTTCATTCTTGCGAACCGATAAGTTAAATGTAACACATTTTGAAAAGTGGGTCAACAGTTATTTTTCAAAACCCAAACTCATCCATATCATCGTACCACGGTTTCACAGGCACGGTTGACAGATTGATCACGTGAACGCGTAACTTCATACGTTCCGCTCGTCTGATCATATCCGCAGTTCCAGTACTTACTCCGTCCCATATTGCGATGAGTCCATCACTGTACTCAGCCATTTCTTGGTTGCGAATAGGACCAGCTGCTCGACCGTGTGTGGCCCAAGCAGCTGGAAATACTTTCACAGGGATGGCGAATGCGGCAGCCGCTTGTTCGCCAAGTGTATCAACACCTCTAGCACCACCAGACACCACTTCAGTAATTACCCAAGGCGATTCGTATATCGCCTTGTGGACTATATTATAGTCAGTAATTCCACGTGAGCCTGCTATGATTGTTTTCAAGCCAGAGGTATTGATTTTTACACTCCTTATAGTTTACACCGATACGATGTTAGCACTGTTGACAATTGCTAGTCGATCAGACGCTGCAACTTGTGTCAATGTAATACCTTGTACAGTATTAGCATCTGACAATGGCAAGTACGCAATGCAACCACCTTTAGGGTAACGACCTCTGTATGCTTCTTTAACTTGATCAGGTGTTAGTGCAGACTTCCATGCACCAAATTTAGAGATCTCATAACCAACAGCGTTGACACCAGCATTGTCTGGACGACCCAACAGAGAGAATGAGTATGGATTTTGTCCTACGAAGTTAGTATTAGCGGAACCGATTAGCACGCCGTCAATGTATAAACTAGCTACGTCAACAGATTGACCTGCTTGGTATTCGTAAGTTATAACAACGTGGTGAGGAAGCAAATCTGCTGCACTAACTGCGGAAGCTACGATTGTGCCACCAGTTGCTAGTTCATACAACTCACTACCAGTTGCTTGACGGAGGCGCAATGGAGCACCAGTGGTACCGTTGTTGTTTGCAGCAAAAAAGGCGAGTCCATTCGCAGCTCCACTACGCTTCTTAATCCAGAACGCAACTGAATAGCATCCAATTGGCTCAACAGACAATGAACTAATTGTATAACCGTTATTGACGTTATCTAGTGGAATATTGATAGGGGATGCAACGTTGTCATTAGTACTCAAATATACGCCACTGCTTGGATAGTCAACATCCCAGTACTGGAATCCGTTTGGTATTCTATCAAACATCGATAGCGGTATTGCACGATACATTGCTTCGTGACCAAGATTATTTGGGTGGACGCCGTCAGGTGTCATGAATGTTTTGTAATTACCTGTGCCGTCATCAACAGTTCCCATCAACAAGATATAAGGGATATTTGATGTTTGTAGCTCTTTGTCAACAAATTTTGCAAATGCGTAGTCGTTACCGTTATATTCGTTACGAGAAAATTGACCTGCAATTATTGCTTTTGCACCAATCTGCCTGCACATATCAACCAACTTGTATATGTTTTTAAGGTATGTTTGCACTCCAACAAATTTACCATTATTGAAGTTGACGTTACCCGAAATACCTTCGTTTGCAATTGTCAATCCGATCATTACAACATCAGGTTTGAAAGGAGCAATATCAGTATAGAATCTATCGATCACATTTTGCGACGCATTTCCTGAAATGCCTGTATTCGCAACAGTCCAACCACGTGCAGTCATTGCAGTTGTTAGTTTACCGGCGTAAGAGTTGGCGTACGATGATGCACCAGTACCAGCTATCGTGGATGAGCCAGTAAGCATCAAGCGCTTCGAGTATGCAGTAGGAGTAGCTGCAGCACTAGCAATACTACTAATAACGCCACTGCCGTCAATTGCAATTGTGGTACCATCAACTTTAACACCACCTGATATTGTCGTAGAAGCTGTTGGCAGGGTGTACGAAGTAGATGGGGTAGTCCACACAAATCCACCAGCACTGGAATTTGCAGCAGTGCTCCATGCTAGTACTTTTCCGTCGTGGTTTGCCTGGGCGTCAGCTTTGGAAATATCCAAGCCAATGCCAGGTATTCTGAATCTATTGACGGAGGTAGTAGTACCTAGTGTTACTTCACCACTTACAGTGGCGCTGGAAGGTTCTGCATTAGTACCGATAATAATGTTATCGTATCCTGAAGTCAAGGTTGTACCACTCCATGCACCGATTGCAATATTGAAATGCTGATTGTATGTACTACCATCATTACGCAGTGCTTTTAGTGAATCTTGACCAATAGCGATGTTTTGGCTGCCGTCGCGCAACTGATCGAGTGCTAATACGCCAACCGCGATGTTACCATAGCCTCCTGTAATATTTGCACCAGATTGAGCACCAAAACCGACGTTTCGATTTCCAGTGGTCAATGCTTTTAGCGAGTACGCGCCAAAACCGGAGTTTTGATTGCCCGATATCAAACCACGTAAGCTATTGTGACCAAGACCAGCATTATCATTACCGGATGTTATTGAATACAGTGAATATACACCAACAGATGTGTTGCGATCGCCTGTTAGTGTGGTAGAAACAGTAGCTTGAGCGAATTTGCCGATTCCAGTATTTTCCAAGTTGTCTACAGATCCGTACACAGCACCGCGTGCTGTAGGAGTTGCAGCACTACCACCTATTACGCTAATAACCCCACTACCATTAATGTCGATAGTCGAACCGTCTACTTTCACACCACCTAGCACCAATGTGGAAGAAGTTGGTAGAGTGTACACATCAGGAATCGTTGGCGCACCAGTTAAATCAGCATATGCACCAGATGTTGCTACAGTAGCTAGAGACGGTGCACCAGTTAAATCAGCATATGCACCAGATGTTGCTACAGTAGCTAGAGACGGTGTTGGGCTGAACGGGGACCAGACGGCTGGAGAAGTGCTTGTTAAAATGTAAAATGTGTTATCGGCGGTGACCCGGCAAACCTTACCGATATCACCTGCTGCCACCGATAGCGCGTCACGAGCTGACGTAGATGTTGCTGTAAACGCTACTACGCTATGAACGTCTGCGCCCGTTATCGAACTGTGTTGAAAAGTTGCCATATTAAAATACCCTTTATTGTTACCACTGTATTTAGTAGCAATTAGGTCCACGTCATGTCAATTTTGTGCGCTTGCATGTATTTTACTATCAACTCAGATCAAAGTTATGCTTCTCATTCTGCGAATTTCAAGATGCTACATATATGCTGGACTTCCAGGCGAGTTAATTCAGGAGTAAACCGAATACACATTAGTAGCCGCCCAGGTCTAGTTGATACCCCCATGTGGGGCGTGTTAGCATTAATGAACATAGGTGTAGAACACTCCACCCTATCTATCTCGTGCTCAACCATTCCAGGTGGAGCAATTAAATTTCTACCTGAAGGTGATAGTACAAGCGGTGAATCAGCTGCATAAAAAGCTGTGTAGGTACCATTACAATCACTTAGGGGAAGGTTGAACGAATACTTTATTGAATTATTTGGGGAATCGATGTGAAGTATATTTGATACAGTGATATTTGGAGTACTATTGATACTCTTCATAAAGCGGTTGAGTAGCCCAATAGATTTCAAGAACGAGTACAACAATGGAGACAGTGGCAACATCTCATGAGCATATAAGGTAATATACAATTGGGTGCGCTGGACACTAGTGTAACTGCGTGTCAATACATCAAAGGTTGATTTGAGTTCCGCAGCTAGTGCTTCATAGTTTGGAATCGTTACTCGTTGGTATAGCCAGGTCACACAATGCCCAATCAAAGCAAATATAACAATATTTACTGGGCCGGCACTAACATTACCCTACGCGCAACTTTCCCACTAGAGTATCTTCGTTTTTATACCCCATTCTATGTAGAATAGGTTTAAAATCATTAGCGTCTTTCACGTGCCACACAATCTTATCGACATGATGTAATTCAGCGTCACAAAACTTCAGAAATTTAATCCCAAGCATCCCCTGCCGATAGTCCTTACGAATGAACAACACATCATTATTAGCAACGACCAAATCTTTATAGTGTAGGTGTGTATCAACTATAAAAAAACTGTACCCAACTAACACACCCGAGTGGCGAACTGTGAAAATAATCAACTTGTTTTCTTGTTCTAATTGATCATACTTAACCCAGTCAGGATTGAGTTTAATAACGTGCTTGTTGAGCGTGAGCTCATCGTAGTTAAAGTCTAACAATCCGTCGATATGTGGCCGGATCGCATTCAATCTTTCTCGCTTGAACTCAATATTTGTATTCATGCTGCATATCCTCGTTTCCAGTCAGTTGTAATATAAATTGGAATTTTTTTCCATTGCTCTGGTGTTCGATACCGCCGCCATGAAAAAACTTTACATTTATTATCACGATATTGACTATCGTGTGTAAACTCAAATATGTGTTGTTTCAAAGGCCATTTGTAGTGTTTTTGCTGGTATCCTGGCCACTTCTCCTCCATGGGAGCTGATACAGCATAATCATTCCAATCCGGGCTGGTGCAAAAATTAAACATATTAGATTCGAGACGCAACTTTTCACTCAATAGCAACCAAACCATTTCTCCACTTTGCCAGTTGAGCGCATAGCTCTGCCACCAACTTATATCTTTGAGAGTCTCTAACGGACGAGGACACGCAGCAAACAGGGTGGAATACATCTCTCTGCTTGTCGCATTGACAGAATTTAGAAAAGATGCTGTGGACATTTTTAAATCTTCTTCTGTTAGCGCATGGAACAAGGAATCCCCCATTACCCTATCGAACAAAATACCAGTGACAATAACACAATCGTCAATGTACGTATCCATAAAATTGTCGGAGTATAAATCAAACAAGCGCTGTTCTATTTTACCATCGATGTATCGAGTGTAGAAGTCCGGATACTCGCGAATGGAAAAGTCGTTCAACAATACCATCAGCTGATCATTCGGTACGAGTTTTAAAAATTCAACAAGAATAGATGTAGAGTCAATTCCTCCACTCCAAGCTACAGCAATTTTACGGCCAGCTGCTATTGTGATAATCTCCGATGCACGAGTGTGAAATAACTCAGCAACTGATTTTGGCGTTATTAACTTGCCAATAGGTGTGTATACTGCTATTGAGCTGTTAGGTAGTATCGTCTGCGTTCGATCGATTATGTTGACAGCATGGTCTGGAGATGTCATAGTGGGACATAACCCACCTCTGTGGTAATAGTATTTCATATATGTGTGAGCGGCGTGAAACTGCCGAACTAAAGATTCGGCAGTAGTTTACGGCTGCAATTTCGTTAACAATGCTGCTATATTATCAGCAGAGTACAGCAATGGTGGTGTAGTAAACGATAAGTCCCAGGTTGTTGGACGCTTGGCAATCATTGATGTTTTATATTGCACATCAAGTGCGTGAAGTTCCGGAATGTCGTTTATCGGTTCTAATGAGGTTGATGATGGTGTATCCGATGTCATAGTGAAATTGTTCCGTCTTAAAGTTTTCTAACCAAGGCTTCTGGTGATGAGTTTGATGCAACCATTCTCCACCCATCGGGACAATGAACTCCATCCACCATATGTTACGCGGACCACTGTCCTTATGAGCATTTAGTGTGTGCACACCTACGCCCATTATATACAGTCCGACAGGAATGAAGTATAGAAATGCCAATCCCATCCAACCAAATAAAAAATACGCGCTTGTTGCATATAGTAAGCTGATCGTGAAAGAGTGATCAACGAAAAACACATGGAGTGGTTGTCGTGCTAACCTAATATCATTTCTGAAAACTTTGAGTGACCTGTCTTTCAGACGGAAGAAAAACCTCCAAGACGAGTCGTATGGGTCGCTTACCGTATCCGAGTACTTGTGGTGACCTGAGTGTACCACAGACCAGTGAAATGGACTTGAATTAAGTCCAATGCATCCGATTATACCAAATAACCAGTGCCACCGTTGCTTGCATTTAAATGTGTTGTGGTTGAAGAGACGGTGGTACCCGACTGTAGAGGCAATTGCGATTGCATAATATATCAAGTACGAAACTGCGAATAGATACCAGGGTGCACTAACCCACAACTGTTGTATGCACACTGCAGTACCGACCAGTGATACTACAGTGCGGTGCCAAGTGTGCGTTTGCATGTCAGAACTTCAGTAAATGTGATGGTTCAGTGGGAGTGTACTGCACATCTCCCGATCGAACACGAATTTGAGCAGGACCAACAAACACCCTACCGGCAACAGTTACGCTGCCTTTCACCAAAAACAAGTCCGAACCTTGTGCGAATGTTCCGGTGTCGCTAGAAGATAGAGTGAGGCTGGTTAGACTAGGGGGAAGCGATACGTTGTGTGTTAGTGGGATGCACACCCAAGACGTATCACCCACAGCAGTAATCGAGACGGTACCAGGAGCTGTTGTACCTGCATCAGAATGTTCTTTATTCAACCAACCTATCGTTCGATCTGGCAAGTCAGTATTAGTATCAACTGAATGAAACTTCGCGAGACCTTCATAGTAGTAGTAATACCCATTAGTATACGCACCATCTTGTGATGTGATATTAACCGTATGTACCTCACCATCCACTAGTGATGCTAAGAATACAACATAGCCAAATGCTGCTACTGGTTTACATATCATACAACACTCCCTGCCATATCAGCTAGCACATGCTGAATTTGTGCACGCAATTCCACAACAGCACGCTCATCTGGTGTTATTACTGGTGAGATGACTGATTGCTGAGTAGTTGGTAGTTGCTGAGGTGATGCATTCAGGGTACCAACCTCACCAACAGGCACATCAACAGTCACCTGCTTCGCTCGGGTCCAGTGATGAGTAGGAGCGTAAGCTTTAATGATATCTACGTAGTTTTGTCCCTCAACTGGAAGTGGCATTCCTGCAACAACTGTTTCACAATCAACTGCACTAAACTCAACCTCCATGACGTTGAATTCCTTACTAGACCGTAAAATTTTATATGTATAATCCATAGAAGTGTAAAAGTTTGCTGTAGTCATCAGTATTTACTCATCTCAAATAGTACACTTTATCACAATAGGGGGCTATAGTGGATTGTAAATCTGCAACGGGAAAAGCACCCAGTATAGGTGCTTTATCAAGAGTCGCAATTTGCTAATTGCTGATGATGATTGTGTGACCTTCGGCAGTTACAACATCTGTATCAATACCATTGATTGTAACGATAACCTGGTGGAATGCATATTTTGCGATGCGGAATAAAAGCGCCATTCGATATCTCCTATGACTATTTTAGGGGCAATTCTATTTATATGGGTACAACCAACATCAGCAAAAAGTACAGGCTCATCAATGAGCCTGTACTTGTAACAATATCTAACTTTTCTGTTAGTTATTTTCAGATTTCCAAATCACACACGCTTGTTTAACCTCTTCTGAGGATATGTTTTTAAATGTAGAGCGTAATTCCTTACTTAATTCAAATGCCGATGTCGCACTTGATGTGTGGACAGCATGTTGGATTTGCTTGGATAGCTTTTTATTGGCGTTGTTTAATTGATCTGGCTTGATAGACGTATCGACAATTTTCTTTGGAGCATCTTTCGCAGCAGAGTCAGCTTTTTTTGCATCAGCGTCATCTTCGCCATCATCATTTTCCATTGATTTAGCAAGTGCTTTGGAAGATACTTTTTTCTTATCGTCATCTTCGTCACTATCATCAACTTTTTTAGCAGCAGGTTTAGAAATAGCTGTAGTTTTTGCTGGACGGCCGCGCTTACCAGGAACTTTTTCTTCCTTCGGAGGATTTTTACGAGGACGGCCACGAGTTGCTTCTTCCAACTCCTCACTGTCGTCACTAGGAATCGCACTAAATTCACAATCTGCATATGCGTCGTTATTGCGATTTTGTTTAATCCATGCGTTGCACTCACTGCGAGTACCAGTGAAATAGGTATCACTACGAGGAGCATTCTCGTCTGTCACGTCATATTGATCTGAAGCACTTTCCTGGACAGATTCAAATGGAGATTGACCAGCACCTTCACCGTAGGTCATTTCAATATCCTCATAGACATTGAGCATGATTTGCTCTACGTCGTCGTCACCATGTAAGCCAGTGCCTTCTGCATGGCTGTCGTACATGCGTTGAATAATCTTTGCAGCTTGACGTTGCATTGGACCTTGCGGACGAGTCATCACGTCATACGCATCAATATCATCTGCAAGGATTAGGTGAAACACCGTCTCAACAGATTGCTCTTGGCCAGGAGTACCAAGTACAGATTGATCGCCGATGGCCTCTTCGAGTTCTTCACCACCATCTTCCGTCACACCGTCACTCTCCGAAACCTTCTTGCGCATTTCAGCTTTGGTACACTTGTACTTTTTCTTAAACTCTGAACCACTCAACTCGTCAAAATCAAGATCAAGTTCAGCCAATTTACCTTCAGTCAGCTCGACATCTGCGCTTTCACCTAAATGAGAACGAAGTTGACCAACAACTGCCATTGTAACTTGCTCGAGATCGCCCCTATTCAACCGAGTCTCGAGAGTAGCATCAAGATACGAACGAGCTTGCTGAGTGATCATCGCCATTGGAGTATCGAGCAAATCGTCGCCAAATGTTTTCTTAAGGTGTTGTGCAGCCATACTAGAGATAAAGTCCAGTTTCTCCTGATCACGCAAAATGGCTTGTGCAGCCATTTTCGATTTTGAAGCAACAGCCTCAACAAGTGTTTGTAATAATTTCATAAAAGTCCTTTAAAATACGAGGTATTTCGATATTTATGACTACGCGAGCTCGGTGAAGTATTTCTCTACCATTTGATTGTGTAAACTATCTACCACAGACCTATGCAACTCGCGACCAGTATCCATAAATTGATCGTGGGTCAACCACAGTGTGGATGCAGTTTCGCTGGAGAAATCGATAAAGTTTGATTTATCCCTTACCTTAAATGCATAGATGTGGGTGCGACCTAATACCACCCCGCCTTCAATGATCGTTTCAATGTTTGCTTCGACCAAACCTAATTCTTCAATGCACTCCCTGATAGCTGCTGGGAGTGGATTTTCAAACCGCTCGATGCGACCTTTTGCGATCTGCGGCATTGTCAATTCAGGAATATCTTTGTTGTAGTCAGTACTAGCTGGTACCATGAACAACATCTCAATTTCACCTGTGTCAGGGTCAACTGCGTACGGAACAGCGCCTGCTCGCCATACTTGAGGACGATCGTAACTCATGTACCCACCCATTCGACGATTCCATCCGATTCGCCGTCTTCCGATACGACAATTTCGTAGTAACGGTGGTCACCATACGTTGGAATCAGGTGATTTTGCAAAATGTTAGTCGCTATCATTTCACAAGACATATGGTTTTGGTTACCTGCTTGGATAAACTCCTGCAATGCCCATTTAGTTAAAAAAAATTCCAACTCACGATCTTGGTGGGTGACGGAGATTTTGACCTCTACCTTGAACATGTGTCTATGCTCTTTTTCGAGAAATGTGATTCGAGGGTCAATTTTACCAGCACCAGGATAAAAGTGAAATCCTTCGAACTCTGTACGAACTTTAATATATGTTTTTGCTACTGTCATAGTTTTCCTTAAAATGTGTCTTCATATGCTACACCACCCCATTCACCAACTTCAATATCCGTCTCATCACCATCTGGGATATCCGCAGACTCTGCCACAGCAAACATTACCATCTGCTTTTGTGCTTCACTACACAATCGAATACGTCCGTCTGAGTTATTCATTATCCACGATAACCACATTGGGTCTGTCTTGATAATGTGTCGGAGGGTCTTGTCCTTATACTTTCCAAATGGAAACTTGTCTGATAGTGCCATTGCCGTAGCATCTTTGAAATCACTCATGTTGTGCATGTTTGGCTTCAACTGCGTCTTATTCGCTTTCTTCGTTAATGTGCGCTTTAGTGCAATTAATTTAGAAGGGCGTGCGGGCTTCGCAAGCTCTTTTTGCAGCTTAGAAAGGATTGGATTCTTCTTTTGCGCCATGCCAGAATTGCTTCCCTGTTTTTTCATTTTTTGTAGCACAGTGTACACAAATCAATGCGTTTGGATTTGCTTTCCAGATTTGTTTCTCACCGACTTGGACTGTGCACATCAATGCTTTAACTCGATCAGCGGGCACATCATCCCCACACTGCTGGCACTCAATCCCGTCTACTGGAACGTCTTCAGGTTTAGAAATCCCATCAAGAGCAATTAGGTTTGCGTTTACTTTTGCTACTGCTTTTTCTCGAAACATCATCTCAAGTAATTGAGCTTGCTCTTCTGTTTCAATTGGAATTTCAATCGGGTCGCGGTTATCGTATGTCATTTGTGATTATTTTGGTAAAAGATTAGTTTACTTATTAGTAGTTGATGAAAGTCGGTCGTTGATCGAAACCAGAGACACTATAACACTTCCCAGTAGTGTGTACAAGTGATTTAGATTTGCTGGATCGTCACGGCACGCAGCCCACAATGCTGGCATCTGCTCAACTGCTTTATTCAATTGTTGTAGTGAGTGGTCGCTGTTTAATTCCATGTCCGCCTATTAAGAGTGGTCTGAATGTTTGAAGGTCCTGGGAGATCTTCTTTAATTTTGTTCTTGTGCAGAACGCAGAGAACTTCCAAAAGTCAAACTTCTTGATTGCATCACGGTTGGTAGTAACAACCTTCTCCATTAGTGTGCGAATCGCGGGAGGTTGCTTACTCAAATCGATCAACATTTGATTTTCTTCGAGGATTTCTTTGACCTTGACTACTCGTGGTTGATCGTCTTCTGTATCTGGAAGAGGGTATGCAACTGGATTGTGCCACTGCTCTTCAAGAATGTTGACGAGTTCGATTTTGTCTGTGTACGCTTTTTTCAACCTCGTAGAGCGAATGCCAGGGTACGCACTTGCGACGTTGTCGGAGGCCATATCACCACGGAAACACTTCTCGAAAATATAAAACTCTGGATCATCCATTTTGACCAGCTCAGCGGTTTTGTAATCACACACGTGAGTAGTATTAGTAATCAATTGGTGCATATCACTATCCCCGGTGAGAATGACATTCACCTCATCAGGATATTGTTGCACCCAACCTGCGATGCAGTCATCTGCTTCCAATAGTGGAGCCGCCAATACAATGATCCCAGTCATTGTCGTTAGTATTTCTTGAAATTCATTAATGTGATCAAGAAATTTATAATAAGCAGCTAGTTGCGTAGGAGTGAAATCCTTACGGCGCTGTCCCTTGTATTTCAAGCGGGAGACTGATAGACCACTCTCCATGTATTTCTTGCGCCAGTTACCAGGCGTATCGAAACAAGCAACTACACGTTTTGGTTGAAACTGCTTGTACGATTTATTCATCGACTGTAGAGCGGAGTGTAGAGCCATTCCACCAATATCTGGTAGTTCTTCACCACCATCATCGTCATCATCCAAAATCTGCTTACGCACGTTTGTACGACCTTGTGTAGCTTGTAGTGCATTGTACGTGCGGTACAGCATACCTGAAACGTCAAACAATAAGTTATCAACCTTCATACTTTGTCACCCTGTTCAAACTGTTCTGCGAGTTGTTTATGAGTTGCTACCAACCACTTGTTGACGATGTCACGCTCGGAGCGACCACGATACCCTTTGCCTTTGAGTTCCTTGATGAACGCCGCATTCCAATCAAGCTGCATCTGCACCCCAAGTTCTGGATCATATCCAGACGATATCACCTCAACAAAAGGCGCATCACTGGCATGTCGTTCATCTGCTGCTCGTTGAACACGAACTTCCTTGCTGAGTTCATGCGCCTCAATAGCTTGCTTGATTGCAGTTGGAATTGTTGCCTCCAGCTCGTCAATGCGGACATTGAGATTATGAACAATGGTCAGCAACCTCTCATTGAGGTCATCAGCAATTTTCGTTGTATAGAACATATTAGCGATTCTTCACGTCAAGTAAAAATACCGAAGCAGCAACCTGCTTCAACTCTGTTGGCAATTGGACCCGCATGTGGCCTTTAGCTGTAATATCAAACAGGACTGTATTGATGGTTTTTGGTAGCACTTTATCAACAGCAGCCAAATATTCTGTTGTATAGTTATATTGGAATTTGGAGTTCGTTTTAACGTCACTAAGCACTGCAGTATACGTCTCACTCTCACTTAGTGCTGAGAGTGATAGATGTTTGTCACCCGAGAATGTAATTAGTTTAGCACCAATTGAACTAGCTGCATTAATTGCTGCAGTTAAGTCATCTCGAGTTAGCTCAAGCTCTTGAGCAAATGAACCAGTGAACTTTGCTGGAATCCGATCATTCGACCGGTCGTTTGCAAGACGGAAATCGAATGTAGATTTACCAGATTTAATTTGAAGGGATTTCGGTTTGTCCTCAGCACCGCCAGTTACAACAGTCACCGTCGCTCCATCAAGTGTAAGGCGTTGAGATAAATCACGGATCCTATTAATCAGCAAATCAGGGCCAGCATACGACACACCATCGAACATGATGAACAGAGACGGTACATCATCAATGGCAGCAGCTGATGTAGATGTAAGTTTTATAACATCTACAGAAAACTGTTTGCAAAACTTAACAACCGCTGTAACAGTTGCAATGGATGGGGGAGTTAGTTGGATTGACATAGTGCGTGTATTGCAACACGATATTTAAAAGAGATTAGGAATCGTCTAGTAGATGCTGTTGTGTATACAACAGATTTAATCTTCGTAAGCGTGATGAGCTTGACGCTTTTGAAATTTTGCGTCGTATGCCATCGAGATCTGAACCTCAGCCCAAGCTGCGAGCGACTCGTATTCAATACCTTCAATATCATCATATAGAGTACCGTCGGTGTAATACTCAATACCGTGCAACGAGAAAGCTTCGTCGTCCGTCAGGAGGGATACTTCTTCAACTAGTTTTGCAACTTCGTGAGGGCGAGAAGATTTGGGGTTTACTGTCATTACCTAATGAGATTAGTTCGCTGTATTTATTCGAAAATTTGCTGGGATTTTACAACCCTACGCAACCGTTTATCAATATCCACATTCTTAGAATCTTCACGTTTATCAAACTTCGTTTTACCTTTACAAGCAGCGAGTACAACTTTGAATTTTCCACGAATGTGAGCAACTGATTCTACCATTACCGTCAATCCACGTTGTGTTATCAACCCAGATAGCCGATCAATTTCTTTTTTATGCAACAGTGCCTTGACAGATTCGGTAGTGCTACGAAACTGTAAACCAAGTACACAGAAGCCGTCAGGCGTATTACCAGCACGAGCACCACGGATATCGTATTCATTTTCTGCAATCGCTTTAGTCTGTTCACCAGTGAGTTTTAGACCAGCTGTAATTCGCTCGAGAATCTCGAAATCAAGCCCGATTGGGTTAGAACGAAGTTGTGTCATTTTCAAGGTATGGTTGCCACTGCTCTGCAAAGTTGCAGTTGATGGGAGCGTTGACGAACATAGGAGCGATCTGCGAATCTACGTAATTAGCAAGTCCACAGGCGATCCTGGTAACAAAAAATATAAGGTCGGGGTGGTTAGTTGCAAATTTCAAAAAATCATCGACGTGAGATTTGATTACATTAAGTGGCAGTGTCTGTATGGATTTGTCTTTCGTAGGCAGTGCATAAGACTGCCCCACTAATCCAACCCCCACTCCATACACTGCACCATACTGCAACGCAGCTTTTGCAGCACCTGCACCGTGCCGGCCAGCAGCGTTACTACCAAAAACCCATATCTCTCCGTTTCTTGGCAGCGTCGCATCCCGATGGTATGAGTATTTTTTAGGCTTTTTTTCCATAACTTAACCGAATCTGGTCCTCTATAAATTTAGAAAGTTCAGCACGGTGCTGCAATACTTTTTTATCGTAATTTGCACCAGGGATACCAACAGACCCATTGTACATCAGTAGAGCTTTGTTCACATCTCCGTTTGACGCATTTAAGTATTCACGCAAGATTTTGGTACCAGCTTTAATGTTAGCTGTTGGGTTATACACCTCAACTGCACTGATTTTATCCTTGTGCCAAAATGGGATAACTTGCATCAATCCCTTTGCTCCTGCTGGACTAGTGGCCATGTAGTTGAATCGACTCTCTGCAGTAATAACAGCAAGTGTCAATAACGGATCCACTTGGCGATCGCCACTCTCCTGAAAAGCAGTAACCACAATTTGTTGAATCATCTCTGGATTAACATTTGGCACGCCTGATGCACGAGTTTTAATCCATTTAACGAGCGCGTTTGTGAGAACTGGATCAGTAGTATCAATATCTGCAACTTGCTTTTTGAGATAGATTTCAGTGTTCCACCACACAATCGCTTGTTGATACGCATAACCAACACCAGCTAGTGAAATCACAAGTGCGGCAAGTGTTAACCACCAATACCGAAGCAAAAAGCCTCGACGATTAATTGGTGATGCGTTAAACACATTTCTCGAAATGACGAACGATGATACCGACGGTAGTCGCGTGAGTGTTAGCATAGTTTCTCCTGTTAAAACGTTGATACCAAATTGGATCAACTATATGTGATAGACAGGGTGAATATGGAGCTGGTGTTTTGAATTGTTAACTGAGCATTGCACTCACAATTCACACTCATCATGTGCTCCAAGTAGTCTATCAACGGCGGTGGATTGCGTACTTATTTATGTAGGTCAGTGTCCTGGGTTAAATAATAGTCCAATAGACGCGTTTGACACAGTGCTGGCACCGATACAAACGGCCACTCCAACTTGAAAGGACAACCAGTGGTCCACTTACCAGTTTTAAGGAATGCTTGGTATGCAGCGCGGTGCGAAACTTGAGATGGAGTAAACGATGTACGAGGAGAACGAGAGTCCACATACGCTGCGATAACTCGGCTCGGCATCGTAGAAATAGCTGTCATTGATGTTTCCAAATAGTTAAACTTGGGTCAAGTATCCCTGATTTGGATCGTGTAGGCAACTATTAATTTTTACAGATTTTTAAGTGCGAGTGGATACGGAATATTAGACTGATCCAATTGAGCTGCTGCATCGAGTCCAATAACCTCACGTAACTTAGGGTCTGCTATTTTTGTACGAACAACTGCGATCAAATCTTCGACTGTCATAACATCTGTTGGTGTGATATTTTCACCAAATAGTGTTTTAACAAGTGTTGTGGGATCGTTAACCAAATCTTCACGATCGATAAACTTAGCGTCAGGATAACGAGCGCGGATTTCAGCTGGAGTTGCAGTACCCAGTGACTTATTTGGCGCGCCTGTGCGTTTATTGATTGATACCATCTTGAAAATACGGCGCATTCCCTTGTTGGGATCGATGGAGCGGCTAGCACGGGCCACAATGTCTCCTGCCTCGTTTTTGATGATCATATCACCTGGGTGAATCATGTGACGCACGCACGCCATCAATAATTGATTGCGGACAACACCTTTAAACTTGCTGTTGCGTCCTTCGTCGCTATGGTACATGAATTTTGCCCATGTAACACTATCGAAATACATAAAGTCGACTTGAATCTTTTTATTGTTGCCGACAGGACACGCGTACGAGCCAGTACGGAGGCCTGATGCGAGTGTACCTTCGCCACTCACAGCAGCAAGAACTTTATTATGTATCTCAGCCATGTCATACTCGTTGAGGTCAATAGCGATATCGACATCACCACTGTCGGGACGGAATCCAAGCAAAGTTAGCTCTGTACTACCAAGCAACCCAGCGCGCAGTTCCTCAACAGGAATACCAGATGCTTTAGACATAAACTGCAAGGCAGCTTGCATATCCGCTTGATTAGCACGTGTAGTACCCCATTGTTCGGTTGCGTGGCCACCCTCTTGTATTATCATGTCAGTGCATATTGATGTTATGCGTATTTACACAGACTTACGACACTGCTCGAGGATCTGTCCTAATTTATTCTGACCCAACCAGAACTGTGGGTATAGAATATTATCATCAAGCATATTAAGACCACAGCCGAAATAAATGTCGTGTTTAGAGGCGTATACTAATCGTTTAGAGCCTGTCATCTTCAGTGCTTCTCTGACAACCTTATTTTGTTTGATTTTCACACTAGTAACGAGTTGCATCGATTGGTGTTCATATCTGCGCCACGCATTGTTATTAAATCGAGCAATCTGCACCGCGCGAGCAGACTTTGCAGATGGTGCATGAGCAATTTGTGCCATTGCTCCACGATCTTGAAAGGCCATTGCGCGCAGATACTGAAGTGCATGATCAGCAGACGAGAATGTAATTCCTTCCAACTCAACACAACATGAGTATCCAATACTTAATGGGTTGAGGTGGTCGTCAAATACAATCACACTATCAGTCATACGGATCCCATTTTGCCGATCTTCGACGATTTTCTGCATATTTTGAAATACGTTTGCGAAATTTTGATTTACCGTCATTGTTATACCCCTCCTCGCGGGTGTGTTCTTAAATGTTTTGATTTACTCATCAATAACTCCATCTGGTCTGACAAGATGTTGCGATTGGACAGTAGCAACATTTCCCATCTTGAAGGCACAAAAGGTAAGTATCGTAGAGGCATGTCTGCCTGTTCTGGGGTGCGGTTGCCTTTAACGTCGTTACAGTGGTAGCAAGCAGTCACCAAGTTAGTCCAGGTAGACTTGCCACCTTGTGCACGTGGGATGACGTGTTCTTGCTCCAACTGACGTTCGTCATATTTTACTCCACAGTACGCACACGTGCATTGATCACGGGAAAACAACATACGACGAGAGAGTACCGGGGTGCGCTCCTTGCCAACTAAGTGCTCCGTACCTTTGATTGCGACAATGCTACGAACAGTAATCTCACTCTGCAGACCAGAGGTTCGTTGAATTCCACCACGCATGGTGTAAGTAAAGTCACCAATGTCCCACGCAATCTTATCTTTCGCATAGTATTCAACTACCTTTTCAAGGTCTTCCCATCGTCGAGGTACCCCAGCCATATCCAGGGTCAGGATTTTTGTATTAATGTTCATCATATAAAAGTAAAGGGTGCTTTTGGCACCCTGTAGTATTGCGTATTCGCTTGAAACTATACAGCACCAGGTGCTACTGTATTCGCTCGTGGGCGTACCCACATTCTGTTGTGTAAAAAATATCAGTGATTCCAACAGCAACAGCAGCACCCATGCACGCTGCACAAGGTCTACACATTCCGTAAGAAGACTCTTTGCCACCCACTCGTGCAACATACAACGATGCACCTGTTAGGTCAATACGCTTATTTATGGCTAACTTAATTGCTGCCATTTCTGCGTGTAGAGTGTGGGTGATTCCGTCATGGATGTGCATGTCAAATCGCCGCTTGTTGTGGTGATATTGGAGTGGGTTGGATTTTTTACTGTTACACCCATCGTAAGTATTTCCACGTTTGTCAACAACAGTAGCCCCAATCTTGATGTTTTTGACACCATATGTGCTAGTATGAGCAAGGCCCAACGCACGATTGAAGTACTTTAGGTCTCGTTTGCGAAATTGCATTTCAGTGAACCGTTTCACCCCAGAACGCACGATCCGGATCGTTGAATGTATTAGTTGTAGTGAAGATTTCTTCACTAGAAATGTTCGACTGCCGCTTTTTATCAAAAATACACGACACGGCAAATGCTTTCAATTTATTCGATGGTGTGTTATCACTGTGGTGGGTGGATAGTTCGGTTGCAATGTTCATTGCATCATATACCGACATAGGTACTGGAATACGTTTCACATCATTAGTAGTGAGTGATTTGGGCAATTGAACTTCTTTGATAAACGACATTTTATCCATCAAGTTTGACAAGAACTTGGCACTGGCTGCTGTCAGTTTTTCATCATCTGTAAGACGTCGAGAAATTTCTGCTTCCAAAAAGCGAGCATCTGCTAGCGATGCGCGTTCTTCTGGCATATCATTCAACCGACCTGTTACTGTAGTGCGGAAGATGTGTTTCAGAACGTCGTTGCTGATAGCCATATTGGCTTGCCAATCTGAAATCAACGGAATGCTACGGGACATTACTGTACCTTTACCAAAAATCATCTGATTAGCGCACAGTGCTCGCATCATCTCGAAATGAGAATCAATCTCTGGTGAGAAGGCACTCCAACGGAAACCGACGTCAACATCAAATACTCCACCCTTCGCAAATGCTTCGTGTTCAAATTGGGCAGTGCGGTTACGTGGAACAAGGACATTACCTTGTTTCAAAAAACCAATACGAGCTGTTAACTCAGCTAGGGCGGCTGGGTTGTGGACAAATCCCACATACGAGTTGGGACGGTAGTCAACTACTTGATCATCAGCCATGTGAAAGAGACCATTCTCATACTGCTTTAGTACTTGAACTGGATCAACTCCAATTGCTACCTGACGAGCTTCACTTGACGAGGAAGCGAATGGTACATCGAAAGACTTATCAACTTTCATTCCGATCAATCCCTTATCGTTCATGATGGGAGAAATTAACTTGCTGCGGACGATACGAGATTCGCTAACAGGAGCAGAAACCAGGTGAGGGGTACGAACGATCATTTTGAGAACTCCTAAAAGATTGATCAATTATATGGATTTTGAAAAAGGGGGCAACACACGTAGTTATACGAACTGAACTACCGCCATACCGTTGAACTGTTTGCGAGCAGAATACACAACCTCATTCTTCGATAGATCTACAGCACCGTCAGCTAGTTCCTCACCCTCCCCAATTACCGCAGCGCTGCGGGTGCAACCTTTAGACAATAGCATTCTAATTGCTTCTTTCAATGTAATGAACTGATCGAGCGTAGTCACACGTTGGTGCAATCCAATTAACCAAGCCAGTGTTTGTGAGAATGTCAATGGCGCAGGACAAGTCATCTGCACTGTTGGAGTTAATTCCCCGAGATTGAATGTACCGTGCTCAATCATCAGTAACGGCAGACCTAGCGGCTCAATTGCCTCAAAGTCGAACGCATCAGCTAATCGACCTGCTGCGTAATTAACAAAGCGTAGATTGACAAAGCGAATTGCATCAATCATAGCCATTGAGTCAAATACAGCAGCTGTACTAGCACTGACATCATCTACCACTAACTGCAAAAAACTACCAGCAGCTGATGTACAAGGGGCAGTAGCGACCCAATTGTGTCCGTTCTTGTAAGCAAAGCAAGCACGTGCTGGATTTGTCCATGCGATATCATTTAAGTGGTACAAATCAAAACAAGCGCTTAACTTAACCACACCGTAGTTACGATCAAATACTTCTGGCCCAGCATCTAGCGCGTAGACGTATTGACCATCGAAGTAAGCATCTGTTGGGGGTTTAAATGCTGTGACATTAATTTCGATCAGACTCTTCCACTGGTTCTTGCGAGCAGATAGTAGAGCGTTTTTATCAGGACACTCAGCACATACAATGCGAGCACCCACCCAAGCTACGCAGATTGGGTGAGGAGTGGCAAACCTCGCCACTTTGCCGATTGATTTACGCAGACGATACGAAATGCTAGATGGTAGTGGGTACTTCACTGCTTCACCATCACGAACCAAAGTAATAGTACAGTCTATGTTAGCCTGTGAAATGTGAGTTACATGGGCGTACTCAAATTTAACTAAGTCGAGGATAGGGAAGTGTTTGTTTGAAATCATGCGAGTACTATATTAGAAATGTTGGTTGGGGTCAAACAACAGTGTGGTGACGCCACTGTTGGCGAACTTTGTACCAGATTTCATGCAGCTGCGGCTTCAGTATATCACTAGCTGTAATGTTGCTGTTGGATAGTGGGTTAATAATCTCATAGATGTGAGATTCGCAATCATTCCGTGCCGAGCGTCCAATAACTTGCGATAGCAGTGGCAAGCTTTGTGTAGTACGCCCAATAATCACACTCTCACAACCCTTGACATCTGTACCTTCACCAATTTTATTGCATGACACTACAAACTGCACTGCACCTTTTTCGAAATTAGCCAGTTCTTCGTTCAGTGTTTTTTCCTTGATATTGACAAGAGCAACTGCTGTCAGTCCCAGCTTTTCGAGACGAGAGGTGACGTCAATCGCTTCCTGCTTTGTGCGGACGAATACCATCGTCTGACCGAGCACACTTTGTTTGAGGTTGATGATATCCATCACCATGTCAACGTGCTCACGGGCTGGGGAGTCAATGAATGAATATAGGTGACTATCCGCAAGGTAACCAGCTGCGACAGCGTCTTCACGAGAGATCGTTTCGACGAATTTCGAGAATTTGCACAATACTCCATCCGCTCTCAACGGAGTTGCTGTAAGACCAATGATCGGTTTGGCGCTAATTTGCTCTAGCTTATATTGAAATGTCAGGCAACTCTCGTGATGACACTCATCCAAAATGGCAATATCCCAACAGAGATCCTTTGGTACGTCACTGAACGTAGATAGTGTATTAAACACGACAACACTGTCGCAAGTACCTGTGAACCCCACTTGAAATGGCGTATTTTTGTGGTCTTTGATCACGGTAATGCCTGCAGCGCTGTATGAGTCTTCAGCTTGCTTCAGTAAACGATGCCTATGAGCAATCATTAGGACGCGGAGAGGTTGACCAACTGGAATACCAAGAATGGTACGTAATTCGGATGCGACCATGATAATACCAGCGGTAAGTGTTTTACCGCTATTGTGGGTTACGAAAAAATTTCCCATAACATAGAGATTATCCCCATCAACAGTAAACCCATAATATTGTTCAATACCTACAGGCACGACCTCAAAACTCGTTTTAAGAACATCCTTACGCTGTGCTCGTGCAGTTAATTGTTTCCTCGCTAATCGAGTGGGGATGAGTTCTTGACCCGCACCTGATATATGCATTGTGTAGCATATGTAATTATTCTTACGAGCATATACTTTAATATTGCACCGAAAGCCCAAACTACGAGCCACAAATTGCACATCTTGCGCTAGTTGTTTGCTAACTGTTGTATACTCTACTGTGTTTTTTGAGACAGAACCGTCTGTATCAATCAGTCCAGCAAGCAACTGCAAGCGCTGTTCTACACTACCAATTTTGTAAACAGGTGGAATGAATTTATGATGAGAAGTGACCCCAAATAAGCTTAACTGTTTAAGCTCATTCCTCCAAAGATTATCTCCCACACGACCTGTACCAGCAGGGAAATACACAGACGCTTTATTTGGAGTATGCATTTCACGTTTTATCGTGCGGAGTTTGTGTAGATCATTAAATGTTGTCAACTCTGTTGCAATTTCAGCATCCATGGTAGTAATGCTAACACCCGAGCGACTACTTCCATCCCCGAGGTATACTCCCATTAAATATGCTGGGATTTTATGATTTTGTTCAGTAAATTCTAATTTGTTAGCTAGATATGCTTTATGCAATCGTTTTTTGTCAGTAGACCACCTCAAATAATCAGTAACAGTAACATTAACAACTTCAGTTCCTGTTAAAAAACAAGGGCTTTGTCGCCATTTACTCGTACCTTCATTAACGGTTTTTAGCGAAAGTACGTGACCACCATTGACTCTAAACACGTCACCAGACTTAGGTACGATATCATACATCTGCTCAGTACCTCGAGCCAACTGCAATACATTACGAGGCTGATTGTCAGGGCCCATCAATCTATCACCCACTACAACATCCTGCACAGCTTTGATTGACCCGTCATACATTAAAATTTTCGTATCAACTGCATGGCAACCTGTCGGTAACACAACACAGATTCGACTGTGACCATCTTTGAGTGCTTGCAATACCTCATTGCGAGCTAGTACCTGATATACACGCGCGTCACGACCACCAAATTGGACTGGGGTTGTCATATAATCCTTTTAAGTAAGGATAGTAGTTTAGTTGAATACCTGGTTGTGGACAACAGGGTCCAAATCACGTTCTTTCACATCATAGTAATCATACAGAGCACCAAATGCTTCCGCTGTCTCATAGGATGAAAATACTTCAACTGCGTTAGGAGCGTCCTCATTGAGATCGCTGACGATATTCCCTGCAACAACGATGAAAAGTTTGGTCACTAAAATTACCAAAGGATACCGATTGAAATAGCAGCAAGTGTGATGATTAGGATTGTGTTGATTAGCACAATAGTTGCCACCCCAAAGCGGGCAAGCAATCGCCCTCTACGAAGTACTCGTCGCATTTGCTGCAAAAGGAATATTGTATTCAACCCACATTGAACAGCACAGTACAACAAGACACTTGATATTAGAATCATATCGATCAAAAGTTTAATTCACTACGATTACCATATAGTTCTTTTTAAAAGGTCGATACATTAAAAAACCCGCCTAAGCGGGTCATTTTAACGGGCGATGCCAACAGGGCCTGCCTGTTGGTGGTCAGCAGATGTTCGACCCTGCGGTACTGGAAGACCGCCAGACTGCGGCTGCTGTTCAGCAGGCGTTGCTTGAGCAGTAGCTTGTGTTTTGCCAAGATTGTACGCAGCTAGTAGTGCACTTTTTACACCACCTACAGAAACTTCTTTGAAGTCGAGGCTGTCACTATTGCGTGTGTCTAATGTTTTGAAGCCAAGATGGCGAGCGATTTCAGCAAGACCTTGTGGTAACGGACCTTCTGGAACATCTTCATCTTCGTCATCATAGTTAGCATCCTCCACGATTGCAGAAGAGTGAATCCAACCTTCACCAGATTCTTTGTTAAAACGCCCGTATACTTCACCGTCTCTCTTAGCTGTGTATTTACCATCGGCTGCACCTTGTGAATAAACTTCGAGACCTGCTTTAGCTGCTGCAGCTTTCCAGTCAGCTAAATCACCATATGGTGTGTTGCTACCAGTAGCTTCTTTTACACTTTTTTTAGCAGCTTCTAGCTTCTTTTCAGCAGCGGCTTTCTCTTTTGCTCGTTGGATGATTTTCTGGCCGTAGCGTTGCATAGTGTTAGTTGCTTCTTTAACAGAAGGCTTGGCGTATACACGGTACGTGTGGTCGCCTTCACCATCAATGCTGTGGTGACCGATTTGTTTACCAGCTTTGTCGTAATATGGAGTATTGCCAGATGAGTTGCGATCACCCTTGGCGATTGGTCCGTGGATTTCTTCAGCCTTGGATTTAAACCTGTCGTGTGAAGTTCTTCCGAAAAAGTAGTGATCTTCAGCTTCATTAATCTCCGTACTCTCATTCGCCCGGAGATTATCATAATCAGACACGTAACTAACTGCAAATCCGTTTGCATCGCCGCCAAGTTCTCTCGCTTTCACTCTAGCTTTAAGTTCACTCATTGGACCAGCAACTTCTTTGTCATTTGCATTAGTTACGTACCAACCAACTTCATTAGCAGCTTCACTAAGCTTTTTAGCTGTATATTTACCATCAGCTGAGTCCAAAGTACTCGACTCGGGTTTTGGCAGCAGTTGAGCTTCGGTGAGAGTGACACCAGCCATTAGAGAAAGACGTTGAAGTAGTGAGGACATATTAGTGGGAGAGTTGTTTAGACTATTTAGTAGTAAGTAAGCATACCCACTGCCAATAGTGTTGGCAAGTGATACGAAATGGACCGCCGGACAGGATTCGAACCTGCATGTTATCCAGTTAGCTTTCTCCTATTTCGAGGACAGGCGGCGTACCGGCGGATATGAATGGTGGTAGAAGAGGGATTCGAACCCTCGTGCCCCCTTCGGAGCGCAGTTCTTAGCAGGAACGCACAATAAGCCTAACTCTGTCATTCCACCATATTCTGTAAATTTGCGTGTGTTTATTTATTGGTACGACCGAGAGGATTTGAACCTCCATACTCAGCACTCGCAATGCTGGTCATTATCCAGTTATGATACAGTCGTGTAAATGTGTGGTGCTCTGTGGGAGAATCGGACTCCCGTCTATTCCTTACCAAAGAATTATTCTACCACTGAAATAACTGAGCTTGAATTTGGTAGATCCTGACGGTACCGCCCCGCCGCAACCACCGTGTAAGGATGGAGTTCTTCTTTTAAACTAAGGATCTAGTGTGATGTGCCACCTGCCCGGCTCGAACGGGCCACCTCTGGATTACAAAACCAGTACTCTACCAGATGAGCTAAGGTGGCTAAATTTTGTGTGCCCTGAGTCCGATTCGAACGGACGGTCTCTCGCTTACCTTTTGGAGTTATCCTCCTGGACAGGAGACTCGTGAGAATCTCCTGTGGAGAGAGGTCTGTATCCTCTCAGAAAAGGCGAGTGCATTATCCTCTTTGCTATCAGGGCGTATAATCTTATATAGTCAAACTATTTCAGACCATTTAAAAGAATTATCGCAGGGGACGAAAACTCTTATAGATGGTGCCATTGTGGTGACCTGCCCACCACTCTCTTGATTACGAAACAAGTGTGTCGCTTTCTACACTTCAATGGCATTAACTGTGAAGCTGCTAGAGGATTCGAACCTCTCCGTCCCGTGTGGATTTACGCGTACAGTACGTACAACTGAATCGAACAGCTACTACCCTGTTCAGGACTCCCAACCCAGCAGGAGCAGCTACATTTTTGGAGGAGTGTAGTGAAATCGAATCACAACCAACTTACGTCAGTTAACTGTTTTCCAAACAGCTGCCGAACCCTGTCGGTCTATACACTCCAAATTGGTGGATAAAGTAGGATTCGAACCCACGGAACCTTTCGATTCGCTGCGTTTCAAGCGCAGTGCTATAGACCACTCAGCCATTTATCCCAAATTCTTCTTGCGTTGGTACTCACGGTCGTATTTACGACCTCTACCTCTATTCTTACTCTTAAAAGTGGGCAACAATGCATCACACTAGTCTAAAGTTACTTATTTGATTGTTAGCGCCATCACCATCGATATGGTCACAGACTAACGGGACAGGTTGGTACATCCATTCAGCAATTCCACATTTTGGGCATTGTTTCATTCAAACTCTCAACTACAATGATCTATGTAAGACCTACGGTGCACACTTCCAATATTCTTACATTACTATACCAGTAGAATTAGTTTCAATCGATACACTATCTAACAGCGACTTGACTGCGGCGTTGAGCTCATCCCATTCAGCTGGATCAAACTTGACAACACCATTTTCTGAAGTATCATCACTTTGTTGCAATTCAATGAAGTACCCACCAGCTTCGTCATTCAAACGAACGTGTGTAACACCTTCACCAAAGATAGGATTAACCCCCTCTGCGTGGACTGAGATTGCAATTATCGTTTGTTTGTATTTCATGTTAATCTTTAAAGTGAAAGTTTTCAAATTCTTCAAGTGTTACTGAAGCAATCAAGTGCTTGGTGAAGTAATACGCATCTTTTTGACCGTTATTATCAGTTAGCGCCCACAACCGTAGGCTGCGGTCATACCACAGTGTGAAGTCGTATTTTGCGACAAGAGCTTTGTATTTGTTCATATTAAGCAATCAGAGTTTCCCCGATGATGAACTCAATGCGACGAACTTTTGGTGTAGCACCGATCAATTGACCTTTGTAGAAAATGCTCCAGCACTTCCCAAACAGTTTAGCGGTATATGCCCACGGTGATGTGGCGGAAACCTTTGTAAGCACAAGTGTGAATAGTGATTTTTGTCATATGCGTCTATTATCTACCCTATTTTACAAAAAGTCAACAACTATATTATACAGAGCGATTGCGGAAATTACTTTGCAATGCTCGTTTGCAGTCAGCAAGCGTACGAATAAACATTCCACCTTTTCGTACGCAATCGCTGTACACTTTATTACCAGCGTCATCGGTAACTACCATCAACACAGCATCAATTGCGGCATTACTACCTTGTGACCACTTAGCATACTGATCACCACAAGTCTTAATGTAATTAACTGATGTGAAGGTTGTTTTCATTTCGTGTCCTTTGTTCGTCAATATGGTTATTTTACCCTATTTTTCACAAAAGTCAACAAATACTTGGTGGTCAGTGCAAGAATCGAACTTGCGACAGTGGCGTATGAAACCGCAGTTATACCATTTAACTAACTGACCATGTGTTTGTACCGAATCGATAGTGGCACCGAGGATATCACGAGACGGCGAGCCTGGTGTTTGTTATCATTGCCCCAAATTTCTTTACTTGATGCAAGCGCTTGATACTCCCGGTCGTTATTGATTTTGGTAATTTCACGAGGAGGAATGAGACTAATGTAATACACATTCAACCCCATTCGAAGTGCTTCGAGAATTCGCTTGTCCCAAAATCGCTGACCATCTTCCGTCTGCATCGAATCAGTGATCATCACTTTATAGTGTTGCAACAAACTATTGAAAAAGATTTCTTTCGCTAGTCCCTCTGTTTCAAACACTTTGGTGTTGCGCCACACCATCACTTGTTGAGCACACTGGTGGCCAATAAACGTATTGTTCTGGAGTGTAAATCGTACAGCGTACACAACTTGCTTTGTGTCATTATCAATCAATGCGTAGGCGCGAGGAGCTTCGTACAGTGTGTAATCGCCATACTGCTTAATAGCTACAGCTTTTTTCGTCGCAAAAAACTGATCAACAAAATGTTTATTTTTTGTAGGAGTTGTTAGATCAAATTCCGTTGGATATACATTTTGCGGCATTTCAAACAGCTCTTGTACTTCTGGAAACATTTCAGAAAATTTCATAGTGAAATCAATTATAGCGATATTTACATTTGTGTACAAATGTAATAATTTGGGTTGAACCGGGGAATCTAACCCTCTCTACCTGTTTCACAGACAGGTGTGCGGACACTACACTAGGAACAACATGACTATTGGCGGAAGAATGAGGTAATGCTCCCCAAGCCCTTACAGACTCCAACTGATTTCGAAACAGTGCTACACCTTGTGTAGATATTCTTCCTTAAATTAAAAAACGTGGTAGAGCCAGTTGGTAACGCTCCAACCTGCACTGTTTTTCAAACAGCCGCCATCACTTGATTGGCCTTGGCTCCACAAATTAAACAGGATACACTTTAGGTTTGAAGAAAAGTCAAATTGTTTGGATTTGCTGTTAGTATCCTTAATTTGGCGGACCATACCGGCTCTGCCCCGGCTACCTCTTGTTCGACAGACAAGCGCTCTACTAATTGAGCTAATGATCCTAATTTGGCGGGGTCGTTCGTTGACGAACCCATAAATACATTATAACTTCTTGATATTACGTATGATTACCTGCCCAATTTGCACTAGACAATTTAACCAGCTTACAAATTCTCACTTGAAAACTCACTCCCATACTACAGATACTTTCAAAATTGCTTTTCCGGATGTTTCACTAGTGTCCGAAGAAGTTAAACTCAAAAATATCACAAATGGCGCAAGAGGACGAGATAAGTCTACAGCTACTCACAAGCGTAATGTTAGCATTCGACGTAGTGAGTACACTAATGATCCTACAATATGCAAGCAATGTTCTACTCCACTATCATATAATAATAGGCATAATACATTTTGCAGTCACACCTGTGCAGGAATCGCCACTAATGCTACAAGGGATTATGTTCATTCAGTTGAAACTAAGCAAAAAATTCGCGCAGGAGTAATGAAAAATCCAGGTGGAATATATAAACTACATCTAGAAGGTATCTGGGTCTGTCACTCTCGTAACCCGAAAAATGGTAAAGCAGCGGTACGTACAATACTAGGACCATATTCAAAAGTAAGACAATGTCAAGTGTGCAATAAAACGTTTGCTACTACGACACGAAATACTTGCTCGAATGAATGTTATCTATTAACTCGAAGAGGTGGAGGATTTCAACCAAATTCTACGATTGTGCATCGCTCAACATATAAAGACCAACAAATGGACTCAGGCGCTGAACTTGCATTTGCAAAATTACTGGATTCACACAATATTGAATGGCTGAAAAATTCTACAACATACTTTACTTTCACTTATCCAACTGGAAAGCCAGGAAAGTATTATCCAGACTTCTATCTTCCGAAATATAACGCATGGATTGAAATTAAAGGTAAAAAGTACTACCGGAGTGATGACCCAATTCGGTGGGCAGTAGTACCAAACCACGAATGCATATTTTCTCATCAACTAAGGTTGCCTGCAGTCTGTACGGGTAATGCTCCCGTTCTTTAGCAGTGACAGTGCTATGTGCGTCTATGAACACTTACAGACTGCAGGCAACCCTACAAATTCTTACTGACTATTTGGTAAACCTCGGTCAGTAAGCGAGGTGTGCTACCCATCCACTTTGCAGTAGGGTAGGGCAGAGGGAAGCCGATCCTTCACAGGATGAGCGAGAAAAGTGGTTTGAGTAGGGGGAGTTGAACCCCTGCTTACGCGTTTCCGTGAAAGGGAAATGACCGATACCGACAGTCGACTACTCAAATATTATGGTGGTAGGATCGGACGGTTACGCTCCGTCGAAGCCGCGTTATCAGCACGGTATTTTTCTATTAAATTACGATCCCATAAATCCATGTCGAAACACACTCACACTGAATGCGCTTTGAAATGGAGGGGCCGGAGGGACTCGAACCCTCGTGGACCGGGTAAAAACCGGATATTCTAGCCGCTAAATTACGGCCCCATAAAACACACGCAAATTTTTAATGATCTTTTGCACCAACCTCGATCGATTAGGCAATAAAAAAGGCTCCTATTTGGAGCCCTTGTTTCTACATTCTGGAGAAGTTCTTTGTTTAGAATTCTACTCCGACGTGAACAAGGGCGCACATATCATCTGAACGATCGCTAAAGCGTTCGCTCATTGTATGTTTGCTAATAATCACGGAAGAGGAAAACATTTGGAAAAACTTTCTTTGTTAATGTATATATGGCTCAATGCCAAAAGGCTAACTATATTTGGTAAACTATTTGTGCTCAACAGTCAGTTTTTAACTTTTTGTGAACCGATTTGTCTAATGTAACACACTTTTCAAATCTGGTCAACAGGCTTTTTAAAAACTTTTTATTGAACCGATTTGTCTAATGTAGTTGATTTCAAGTTTGTGCTCAACCTGGAACATAGAAACCAAGTCTACCAATGTGAGTCACTTGATCTTGGATGCGTACCCACTTACCTGATGACGGTGGCGGTTGATCATCTCGCCAAATTGGCCAAAACTCGTCATACTGGACTGGATCGCTATTTGGACGGAGATGCACTTCGATTATGTTCCCACCTATTAGTTCGAGATTGATGTGATCGCTCTCGACACCCCGAAGCGCAGATGGCAAGGGGAACGGATAATCCACGCGCTTCCAATGACTAAATCGGATTAGGTCATCCTGTGTGTTGAACCCTTGGAACGTATGGGATTGTACCCAACCTTCACCAGACCTAATGTAGTCAATCGTGATGTGCCGCCCTGTGAAGACCTCGCACCAGAAAAAGTTTGGTGGGATTGGATCACCCGATCTGTGCCAACCAATCGTAGCATCCAATCCTTGTCCAGCCAGATTCGTGATTGGTCTAACAATCCACTCACCATCCTCACGAATTGTACCAGACCCGCAGTTGTATCCAAAATAACGAGCAACGTAGAGCTTGCCATACCACTTGCGATCTTGTGGAGCGCATTGATCAAAAGCGGTGAAATCGTCAACAATAGGTGCAACCATACTACAACCCACAAAGGTTTTGTTTATTTACATGGCGTGGGCAGTGCCGTGCAATCGATAAATAATATCAATTAAGCGATGGAGGTAAGATGCCAGCAATAGTTAGGGTCGGTGATCAATGCACAGGTGATGGTTGTTTACCACCCCGTCCGAATATTGGAGGAAGTTCCAATGTATTCATCAATGGTATTGGTGTCCACAGAGTGTCCGATGGTTGGGCAACCCACTCTTGTGGGAACACAGTCCACTCAGGTGCAGTACAAGCATCTGGTAGTGGAACAGTATTTGCTAACGATCTTGGGGTGGCAAGGATCGGTGACAGTATTAGTTGCGGGGCTGCTGATGCTCAGGGTAGTTCTAATGTGTTTGCAGGATAATTATGGCTACTAGTACAGCACCAACATATACACTAAACCCAACTACAACAGAGTTGGGGCATTCAGAAGGTTCTGAATCAGTTTATACATTCAGTGTTTCTGTAACAGGAATTGGTACAGTTGCACCACCAATCACTCATATTGAGTTATCTCCAACGCTTCAAGCAGTAGCTACGTCGTCTATCAACACCAACGGGACTGGGACGGTAATAATTGGTACGAGCTCGGTGTACCCGTGGACATTGTCATTTAAAAAGATTGATGATAACACAATAATTACCGAGAACGATAATTGGGTTGCACCGCCAAATGGGGCTGTATTTAATTACACAAAACACTTAACCCCACCTAGTTTAACAATCGATGTATATGCAGGTATACCTGATATAGAAACTGGTACTACTACGACTATCCACCAACAGTATTCGGTAACAGCAACGCCCAACTTCTCAGCTGGGCGTGACCAATTGGTAGCACTAGCTCACGCTAGTCCGGTTTAATCTGTAGTGATTCGGTAAGGGTCACGCAATACGAGTGCAGCAGAAGCATCAGAATGTGGACTGACTTGCCACAGCATAGTCTGACCACTGTCAGCAGCAGTTCGTGCAACCTCATTGACAAATAAATCCACGTCGTTGAAATCAATCTCAGTGTACACAGCACCCGCTTTAAATGCAACCTGAACATTACTGACTCGTTCGACGAGTTGACTGACTACCGATGTAGATAACCAGTAAGCACTATGTTTACCATCAGCAGCCAATTGAGCATCAATCAGCGATAATACACCTCCACTAATATACCCAACAAGTGTTAGTGTAATACTAGAAGGTACATTACCGTGCGCAGCAATTAGATTTGACACAACCAATGAAAGTGCACCAGCGTTTGCATCGACCCACTTTTGCACAATCTTTGAACTAACACCAATCGCAGTACCTGCGTTATCAAGCTCAATAACAACTTTTGATCCAGCCGGTTCTGTAAACCCAATATAAGGAATGGTTGGTAATTTATCTGCTTCTTTTTCTGTGCTAGCTTTGACTGCTTTAAGTACGTGCTTTAAAGATTTGTATTTTGGAAAGGAAATCATATGGGTTATTTCTATAAGGTTAAAATTAATTCGAACACCACAATCCGAGTTTAAGTTGTGCTTCGTATTTAGATGTCGTTGCTTTGGATACAATTTGTCGCTCAGTGTACAACCGCCCATACTGAATGACAGCGTCATTTATATCCTGTGCTCCACCTATATCTGGGAAGCTGAGAGAATACCCGTGCTCTAGTGCTTGCATTGCCATAGCATAGCCGCGCTTATCACGCTGTGGAACAACTATCTTTTGTTTGTGTGTACCATTCAGTGCTCTAACGTGAAATGATGTAAACTCACTGCCAAGGATTGCCACACCGTCTATACACATCGCATCAAATGTTCCTTCGCACACAATCACATAGTCCTTAGAGTGGTCGTCTATGTTGTGATAGCCGAATAGGACATTTGTTTTAGGAGCGGATGGAGACTCCCACCTACGCTCCGCACCAGTGAAAGATCGACCTTGGTAAAATATTACTTGGTTAGAACGGTTGTAGATCGGAATAATCACACGGCCGTGCCAGATGTCACGTGGTTTTGTTGTAGTGGAAATCATCAAACCATACTTTGCAAAATCCACAAATCGATCGCTAACATATTTAATAGCGTTAGCGTGGTTTGGGTTGGCGGTATTCAGAAACTCAAACTCATCTGGTAACTCGAGCGCTACAGGTTGTTGAACCGATAAGCGGTACTCGCGTTCATCATCTGTTTCCGAAGCCTCAGATCCCTGCGACTGAAAACTAGCGAACAGTGTTTTACGAGCTGCTGTGATATCAATACCAAACGCAGTGAGTACTTGATACATCCCCTTTGAGAACTTTTGTGAAGATTGGGAGTGCCCAGCTACATGAGAACAATTGAAGCAATGGAATGCAACAGTATTATTTTCAAATAGAAAACCACCACGATTTTTATAGTCGTTACAGATTCTACACTTAATTGTGTACCATCCAGAAGCAGAGGGAGACCTTGTTCCCAAGATCCCACTCTGTTTAATCACATTTTCAAGTGTTTCAGTTTCGAACATTTATTCAGCAATTAGCGTGTCCGGTATCGGTGTCACACCTTTTTTTAGTTTACGAGGAGACTTGCTACCAGCCTCCTCGATTTGCTCTTTGTGGAGAACTCTGAGACGTTTACCAATTAGATCAGATGCGAACCACAATTCTTCACCATTATCAATCCGTTTGATTTCATCAGCAGTTAAAAACTTCGAGCATGTTTTTTTAACAAGCATCGCGTACTGGCGTTTGTATGCTTGTACTTGTTTATCTACGTCAGAACTCTTGCCGATAAATCCACCATTGAATGTATGGAACATCATCATTGCACAGTCATGGACAATGTACTGATGCCCAGCTAGGAAAAGAATTGCACCCATGGAACAGGCTAAACTATCGAGTACTGTAGTAACAGTACCTTGACACTCAGCGATTGCAGATACAATCGCAATGCCAGTATCTAGGTGGCCACCACCAGTATTGAGATGTAGATAGATCTGATCATGAACATCAGCGGTGCGAATGGTTTGAATCAAATCAATGTAGTTCTCTGGGGGACCAATATCCGAGTAAATGTAGAAGTTGTGTTGTTTTACCGGGATAACACGAGTAAACCCGAATTTAGGACGTTTTGGACCACTAAAATCATCGTCAAGCATGTCATCGCCAGAATCACTTTTCGTGGTAGCAGTTGTGAATTTTTGCATTGGATCGTCCCTTTATAAAATGCGTAACTAACGCACTATTTACGCCTGTAGAATCCAGGCAGTCTGCAGGGTAAGGGTCTAGTTATCCTACAATCGGACGAGTTAGTCCACACGTGTTACAACAAATCATCTGAACAATAACTTCTTTATTATAGAAATCTACACCTGAGCGAGATTCAGTGAATCGTGTTGTATCAAAATGATCGCACCGCAACTGCAGCTCTCGTTCCATCTCAACTAATTCAACTTGGTGAGTGGCGATTTGAGAACGCTTTTTTTCAACATTGTATCGAAGGCGAGAAAACGGGAGTCGGTCCACAGCATCGTCGTCAACCTCAACGACAGGTACTTGTTGCTTTACGGTTTTTTTAGTTGCCATATTAGTGAAGGGGTTCGTAGTATTCACTACTTAGTGTCAGTTTTGGTAAGGTATCGAGGTCTAGTTGATCGAGATCACCTTCGTGGTCCTGAGCAAGTGTGATGTGTGGCAAGTAATCGTCAAAATCATAACTCGCACCTTGGTCCATGTAATGCTGCCAACGATTATTGCATTGAGTACTCTTGACTTTTAGTACAAGGAATCGCTTATCTTTATGCTGACCAAATACCGCAAACCCTATCGGCTTGACAACCCAATCGGAAATATCATCAATCACATCATCTTGTTTGATTGGAAACAGTTTTGATGAGTAGCACAAGGTGATGTGCAAGTTATCGAAAAAGTCTTTTGATACAGCCACCTTATTTGCTTTGCACCACGTCCTGAGCTCAGCAGTCGTCTCCTTAGAAACTTTTGCAGCTACGTAGTGACCCGACTTGTGGCGGGTGTCTTCGATTTTTTCAAGAAGTGTGCGAAAGAAATTGAACATATTGTTAGAGTGGATCTGACCAAAACATAATCTTACCTTCAAATACAATTGGAGTTGGGTCACACCAAATATCTTTATGGTACCAGGTTTTCATATTATGAGATTCGAAATATTTAGGCTGTGCTTGCCAATACTTGACCTCATCAGATGTACTTTCTAGTACAACTTTCCATCCTGTGCTGTGTTCTCCGTAGAAATCCATCACCTTCAACGGATCGTACAGTACTTGTTGATCACCTTTCTGCCAATACACACGTCTAAATTGCCGATACACTTTTTTTAACAATTCTTTCATTTTTTCACTATGGTCATCTCCGATTATAACTTGCTGCATCCCCTGATTGCGTAGGAGAAACATAAAGAACATTACAGTAAGGTTTTGTCCACGAAGTACCGGATTAACATACGCACTAACTACTTCTGTATCACGCAATTGATAATATGCAAATATTTTTTGACGATCGGGCGTCAATACAAAGAAAGTGGTGCCAAGTGCATCAAATTTATATACAGCAATCCGTTCAATATCTCCACAGTGTTCTGCTTTTGGTAAAGCTGCGTCTACCATAGGTAAAAAAATTGATAACGACTCGTGTGAAGGTGATAGTTTAGTTTCTTCTACTTTGATTTTTTCAAGAAGTGTGCGAAAGAAATTGAACATTGCAAACATTATGCTAGTTGGGTATTTAGCGCAGTTTTATACAGATTTCTGACCAATCGAACTGCCTTCAATGAAGCTCGAGCATCTTCCAAAGCATTGTGAGTATCGCGATCAATGCCAACTTGTTCAAACAACTCATTTGAATTATTTGCATCTAGTAGCACCTTACCTAGCGTATAGCTATCAACACAATGACCAGACAATTGAATAGCTGCTTCGTTGTGTTCGAAGAACTTGATTAAGAAGTGGCGATCAAACGTGGATACATTATGTCCACCAAGTGTAATTGCACGAGATGGATCAAAGTGCTTCACTAGAAACTCTGTAAATTGGACGAAACCCTCGGAATACTCAACACCATGTTCATCCAAGTGAGCTTTTGATAGACCGTGAATGCGCTCGGCACTGTCACTCCAAGCACAACCATCAATATATTTGAACTCAGTATAGAAAGAATCAAGCTCTTTGAGTGTAGTCGCATTAACGACAATCGCACCAAGCGATGTCATTTGAAATTTCCCATTTCCCGAGCGATCCATCATGTTATTTTGGTCGTAACCAGATGTCTCTACATCGACAAAAAGGATTTTAGTTTTATTTGTCATAATCAGGATTTCGAAGTTTCTGTCCAGTGAGTGTCAGCTGTGCTGTTATAGCCACCCTTGTACGCACCAACAGAATTGGATTCGATGAACATAATTTGCCCGATTCGAGTGCCAGGTTTAACTTTAAGTTGACCCGAGTGGTTAATTAGAGTAAATCCAATATTACCACTAAACGAATCATCATACAATCCACTAGACATGCGACACCCCACTCGATTAAATGTTGAACGAATAATGAGTTGGGCGGCGTGTTGCTTCGGAACGCTTACGAAGAATGCAGACATCCCATCGTATACAACATTGGGTTCCAGCGTCCAATATCCATCTGAATCGACAGCAACTTCAGTAACCTTGCGCATTTTTTTCTCAGTTTCGGATAGTACCGCTACTGTAGTGTTATCGACTGCAAATAATTTGTCAATTGTAAAGTCAATTGCATTCGGACTGATGAAGTTGCGATCAACCCATTCTGAATACTGCTTGCAATCAGGATGAGTCACCCAATTATCATCAACTGCTTGTTTTGGTGAAGCTAACATAGTTATATTCCTATTTTGATTAGATGCGTTTAATATACTGTTTACAGTTTAAACATGTTGGACACCACTTCAACATTATAATTGATGATATTTGTTACACGAGGGTGAATAGGTTCATCGAATTCAACATCTCTCAGATACTGCTTCGCAATTGGTAGATAACTGTCAGACACAATATCATATCTAAATCCATTGATCCCTGCCCAAATTGGATTACTTGAGTCGCAAGTATCCAACGCCTTCATTGCAATCAACGGAGGAACTTCCAAAGACACGTTTTGCAACCCAAGGTAGTGATGATGCTTATTGAAATTAAACAACCCTCGATCTATCAGCATTTGCGTCAGTACAACACGAGCATACGATTTCGGAATGTGTGGAATCGCGTTTGGCATTCCTAAGATACTTTGTCCGATGATTTCAATATCAGGATTATTTGCAGCCCACTCGTAGGCTGCGAGCCAGTCATCCAAATCACCAATTTTACTCTGCGGAACAAAAAACGGTGCTAATCCAGCCTCCTTAAATTTAGGAATCCACTCAACTGCAGCATTGATTGTTTTTTGCGCGGGTTGGTTAGGATAATCAGGTAGTACGAGTGATTTTGCTCCAACCGATAGTGCTGCGTCAATTAATGTGGATGGGTCTACACTTCCAGAAAACTCGAACGCTGAATTGTCACATAACACGAGGTCCCCTGCAGCAGATCGTGCCTTATAAAAGTCGACGTAGGCTTGGTCTCGATGTTGACCTATGATTAGATGAGCAAGTACAAGATGTGTGTTCGATGCTTTTGTGAAATCCAAGTATTTTGTAGGAGCGATATAACAAAAACTGGGGGTTGATGTGAATTTAGACATTGGTAGTGAGTTCCTTTTCGTATAGTTTTTTCAGCTTCTTTTTAGCTTTGGCAATAGCCTCTGAATCAAACATTCCAGGATACACTATTATGTTGTCAACAAATACACAGTTTACCGGCTTCATTGATTTGGTGTGTTGGATGTAAATATCAACATCAATATCAGCAAGTTCAAATGTAGTGATGACGAGACTAGGCGCTACGAGCGCGATACGACGAGTTTGCATATTTCCCAGTTGTAAGATTAATTAAACAGATCAGGACAGTACATCTTGATTTCTGCAACATATCTAATTTTTGAAATGTTGTCAATTGCTGTATTGCGAGGATCGATCAGATCAGCCAATATGAGTCGAGCGAGTTGTTGTTTTTGGGCTTGCTTCACTATAGATAATTTATCACCAAGAGCTGCTAAACCACGAAGTAGGTGAAAGTTTAACTGAAATTGGTCACCAGAGCAAAACATAATTAGCTCGTCAAACCTTTAATGTTGACAAACACTAATGTATTCTTGGGGTCGCCAACTTCCCAACGCTCCACTGTTTGAGAACCGTCACCTGATGAAGTCGATCCTTTAGGAATGTCTGTACCAGCTAAGATTGCATCATATGTTTTCATTGTCCAAGTATCGTGCTGGTTGAGTTTGAAGATCCACAACTCATCATACAGATTGTTTTCATTTTTACGCTTGTACACGAGATGTGCTTCTGGCACAGTGCGAATGTCCCCTTGACGGTCTGGGTCACCCTGTTCCTGCTCTTCGTCGCCAAACTCAGGGTCTCTATCTGACGGCCGATGGTCAGCAAACTCGTCACCAAGTTGTTGGTCAGCAGCTACGGTTTGATCGTCGGTGTCGCGAGTGTAGTTGACGAATCCTGCTTCAAAAATGGCGCTGAGTTTCATTGGAAATATGTTAACTTTTTTATATTTATCGCTTGTGTCATAAGTATGAGGGTACACAAACCTTGGTGCTGGGAAATATGACGGTTAATATAGCAAAATGTCAAATGATTGTCCGCAACGGTAAGACGTTTTGGTTTTTTCCAGACGTCACTGTTGATGATCTAACAAAAGGGTTCTTGGTTGATATTGGATCACCGATTGTAGTAGAGATGCAGATGATGTGGGACGCATACTGTAAGACAGCTAGGACTTCATATTTCAGTGTATATGTAAACATCCAAATTGAAGATATGAAATCTCACCAGATGGTGTATTCCATGTACAAGTCACTCCCATCCTCACAAGTTGAAGTGATTGGAATGACAGTTCCAAAACAATCGGTTATTATCAAGAAGAGGCGAGTAACATCGCTCTAAAGAATCGATAAGTTTCTTCAACAACACTGTTAGATAGCTCCTCACCATAGTCAGTGAGGTTTCCACTATCATCAGTCACACCATTGCGATAAGCCTCAACGAAGAATGCTGGCAACAAGTCGACAGTATCATCACGTAATTTCACCAAATTGTGCTTCTCAAACAATTGTCCAAACGATCGAGTTTTTGCATTCGAGCTAATTAGCCCAAAACACTCTGCTGGTTGCTGCTGCTTTTTTACAAGCTGAGCAACCAGCACTTGTTGCTCATTCGATAGCATCATATATTAACGCTTTGGTACCACTGTTGAAGTGTTGGTAACTTTCACAGCAGATGTTTTTGCATCTTGCTCGATACTGAAATGTTTTTCAGCATCTGCTGCTTTTTGCTTTTTTGCTTTGAATAAAGTTGCAATAGTCGGAGCAACAGTGCGGTCAACTTTCTTTTCCATTGCAGCCAAGAATGCACCAAATGTTTCTACACCTTCACACACTGATCCGCTTGTAGCGCTTTTTTTCTGCTTAGAGTACCACGATCTATATTGAGCGCTTGTATCGAAAGTTTTGCCAGCCTTTTTAGCTGCTGCTTTTGCTTTTGCGGTGATCCTTGCTGTTTCAGTAGCATCAGCTGATCTACCTTTACCTGCGCCACCGTACTCACGGCCATCGTTGTAACCTTCTCTGACATGATAGTGACCACCTGCATCGTAATTACCAGTTGGATTTACATTACCACGATTATCGTACCATTCATCAGAGTCAACCGCTGATTCGTTCTGTTGTTTGCTTGGTGGGACAGAAGGTTTATTTGCCTTCGCATCCATAAATCCACGATTGTATGCAGAACCTTGTGGGGTGTTGATGTTTTGCTGCTGAGCCTGACCACCTCGCTTTGCAGTATTGTAACCATTTATATAAGCACTATCAAACTGAGCTGGGTTCTGCGTAGGAGCTTGCTGTTGTTGAGTGCCTTGAGTCGGTTGTGTACCTTGTGGTTGTTGCATATCCTCTTCCAGATCCTCATCGTCATCAAAGCTAACCTCATCGTCAAATGCGCCAGACACGTCATCACCGTATGGGTCAATGTCAGAGTGAGGCGCATAGTCATCTTGCGAACCTTGTGATAGCCCATCAATTAGTTCTTCACGACCAATTTGTCCAGCAATAAACTGAGCAATGAGCTGCTCATCCGCATCACTAACGTGAGATTCCACAGTATCAAAATCTTGTTCCAATTCATCAGAATCATCAACTATGCTACCACGACCATGTGGATCCATGGTGTCATACGCATCTTCTGGCAAATTGGGGCGAGTGTGAGTACCTAGGGAACGACGGATCGAGGCTTTCACATCACCTGGATAGCGGGCACGGTCTTCATCAGAGAAGCGGCGGTTACTGTCTGGACGATTGCCCGCTGGGATATTACGTAAGTCTGTTTGTCCCGCACGTGGGTGTCTATTAACCATCGAGCGGCCGGTGCGAGAAATCAACTCATCCGCTTCACCGAGCTCTAAATCAGCAGCGATATCATCATTACCCTGTTCATCCGATAGGTCAGACATTCCATCTTCCATTGAATCTGCATCATCACCAAATTCACTATCATCAAATTCATCACCTCGGTCTTGTTCACCACCTGTGATCTCATCAAAGTGCTCACTAGTCAATACGTCATCTGATTGGTTGCCAAGGTCTGCCATTTTATCAGCAAGTGTCTGCAACTCGTCACTGTCAATTTGATTTTGAGCAATATATTCAAACACACGAACAGCAAGTTCAGTATTCATACAGATGACATCAGTAGTGTCATCATCGCCTTCGACATCATCCATAGACGCACCGTCCTGTGGCTGGTCATCAGTTGCAAACTCAACATCATCGCGATCAATCGAACCGGTGTCATCTGCACCCATTTCGAAATCACCATCAAGCGCCTCACCAACCAGACCTGTGCTGCCAGCCATTTTTGATGTTAGTGGAAAGCGTTTAACGATAGAACCAGGGCTCTTCATTTTAGCTTGATCAGCTACGTTAGGGTCAGTAGTAACAATGTTAATCGCGCCGTTGGTCATAACAATGTATGCGTTGAGTTTTTCCATATTCAATCCTATTTCAGTAATATCTATTTAGCGGAGAGTGTCCACTTGCGACCATAGGTACCCACAGTCTCCATTTTATCGAGCTTGTACGACATTTTATCGATCAAGTGCTTGACGTTTTTCTGTTGAGCGGTGAGTTCGGCTTGCGTAGTAGCTGTGAGTACAACTTTATTACGATGAGCTGGAGCAAGTTTCACCAGGTTTGCATAGTTGGCTGCTGTGACGATTAATGCAAGAGCGCTACCAAAAGAGGTGGTTGGCATCATCAATCCGGTTACAAAGCCAGCAGCGAGTTCGAAGAAACCTTCATCAAGGTGTTGCAAGACTTGCTTGACGCGCATCATTAACTCCTTTGATTAGTGTTTCAAGCTGCTGAGCATACTCGAGCAGTTGCTGAACAGCGATTTTATACGATTGTGCAACAACACCAGGTGATGTAGCATCAGTAAGTTTCGATAGTTCAAGAGTAGGGCGAGAGATTGAAGCGATTGGTGGGTACGGCTGTACCACTGGAACTTTCACCTCAACTGTTTCGATTTTAACCAACGGGGCTGGTGAAGAACAAGCTGCTAATACAAACACGGACACTAATAGCACATACTTCATTTCGCAACTCCTTTGTTTAGTAGTGTAGCATAATCTATCAACGACTGAATAGACTGCTCACAAGTTAAGTTAGCAACAGGCTGCTTGCGAAGCTCTGCAAGATGTTGATCAGCAGCTACTCGCATGTCATTGACATTGTTCTGCACCTTACTCATCACAACAACTTGTTGATCACCAGCACGACGAATGCTATCGACAGCAGTATTTTGCTTCTCGATAACAGTAGCCAGGTGAGTGATTTGTTGATTGTGAATAGAGACAAACAACTCATTGTCTCGCTTCTGAATTGCCAACAGCTCGTGGAGTCCAATATTTTTGTTATACAAATAGTACGCAGCACCGCCTGAAATCGCTGACACCATCACGAGGATTGCGATTATCAGGTTAGTAGGTTTTAGTAAGAGTGACCAAGGGTCCATGGGATGCAAAGCCAGTAGTTTCGCATATTTATGTTATTTTTTACTAACTGGGAAAAACGAGCGAATATCAAAGTGGGAAACTGTCTTCATGGCATCGATGTTTTTCATCATCTTCAATTTTTCAACATTCTTACGAAGTTGCTTGAGTGTAGCTCGGTCGATCTTGGTCACATCGACATCAGTCTGCGATACGTCAGCGCTGTGTACGGTTGGAATGGGCGTGGTCACGTCATTTAGGTTAATCTGGCTGGGGTTAATATTCATAGTACAGTCCTTTTGGTTAAAATTCAAATTCTTCTTCAATCGCTTGCATGTGCCTAGTTGGTACGTGCCGTGGGATCGAATCAAACATATTGTGCAGCATATTATCTACAAGTTTCTTCGAGTGGGTGATACGATCAATTAGTGGTACAAAGTCATCAGCAAACCATTGTGGAATCTCTTCCGTATCAGTTGGGAGTGCAATTGACTTGAACATTCGTCCGTCGTGCTCAAACTCATACTTAAAATTGAACACTTTAATCTTCATACCACTGCTGATTTGCAACGATTGATTATCCTTGTAGCGTTCTCTAAACTCATTGTACAGCAATGCTGCTGAAGTATGTCCAGGAATGCGGGTGCGTGGGTTATTGCGAAATTCTTCAGTGTATAATTCAATCTTCTTAATCCCCTTTGGAAGACCGATCTCCATTAGTGGCACATCATCAATGATCTTATCGCGGTATGCTACAATGTATTCATCAAGCTCTTTGGCTGGTACACCTTTGAGTACATCCATTACACACTTCTTTAAAAAAGCTTTGATTGGACGAGGGGTAGTAGTCTTCTTTGCATCAAGACCCATTAACTTCAAATCATCTTTGGGAATTCCCTCCTTATCAACTACGTGCATTGCGTATCGTTTTTTCGATACGAAGAATGCAGCAGACGCAAACAACTCTCTACCAGTTTTGATCTTATCCGAGAACTCAGGCTGTAGCAGAAATTGCTCCATCATAAATTTCGGAAAACTTTTATTAACAAGCAGTGCTATGTTGTCTGCAATTTTTATTTTTTCTTGCAACGTCTCACGTCCAGTTAAAACATGCTTTAACGTAAGTATGGAACTATCCGTATCTCCATAAATAATTGATGGGCTTGCCGCTTCCCCGCGGATAGCTCGCGGATCTTCATCATCGACAATTGGGTCAATGTTATAGTCACCATCCAATACTTCACAACACTTGCGAATTTGATGTTGCAATACGTGTCTCCCCGTACCAGTTGTACTCTCTCCAGCAACCTTTGCATAGAATTTAAAATTTTGGTTTAATTGAGCTCCGTAAAACGAGTTTTGCAAAATTTTAAATGCATATGATTGTGATTCACAATAATCAATCTCTGCTGTAAGTGCAGTATATCTGTCATATTCAACATCTGTCAACTCCACTCCCTTCACTATATGCGTCATATTGCTGTCCCACAATCGTATAATTCTAACACAACCCTATCATCTCTACCCACTACAGCAATATCTCGCGTTTGTATTATTTTAGGCGGAAGTATTTTCGCAACAGTTGAGTGTGAACTATGGTAGTATCGCAAATTCCCCTTGTTCGTATCAACATTTTCTTTATTAATAGCAATCATAATTTGCTTTTTACACTGATCAAGTGTATCTGTTGCGTCAAATAGTGTCAACAATGTGAATCCGTTATTTGCACAACTTTTCCACTTATTTAAATGGTAGGTAGGTGTCATTCGTCTTAAATGTGGTAAATCTCCTACACTGTGAAAGTAGTAACTACCATACTCAATTGCAATGTTATATGTGGGTAGAACTATGTCCAACTCCCGCGGTTTAATTACTTGCCTATTATTAACAAGCACTTCTACTCCTTGCTGCTCTAACCACTCTACCAATATTCGCTGCTGTGAACTCAACGCATATCGTTGGTTCTGTATACCGTGTTTTTTTGCCCAATATGACATTGTATACGCAACTGCAATATTATTCTCTGCGCGCATTTGTTGGAACGATTTTTGTTGTGTGATGTGCTGATCGTAAAACCAATCTTTATTAGACAGACAATCTCGCATTGCTTTTGTCATAGTTTTTGATTTTTTCTCACTTTGTATCCACGACGAACTGGAGCAACTTGGACCACAGTATGTACAGTATTGTGTAGTTCTTGGATCCCACTTTGTTGGTTTACCACACTCCACGCACGATGGCAGCTCTACATCAGGGTGCATAACGTGCCATACGCGCTGCAGTATCGTCACCCCAAGTTTATCATTGCTTTTGTTAGTTGGCACACAACAATTAGTCGCAGCTACAAGCGCCCCATACAACTGTGGATTGCGAAGTGGTAAAGTGCGGAGTTGTTGTGGAGACCAATCTTTTATTTCTTCCCTAATTTCATTTACCGATAGCACTACTTCAGTGGGACAATATTTATTGCGACAAGCAGTGTTGCAAAACTCATTAAACCTATTGATCTGCCCACTGGCTGAACCTGCTTTGGTAAATGTAGTTATTTTCCCACAAGTTTTACAAGTTGGTAGCGTAGTACGGTTTTCAACAATCGCAAGTAATTTTTCACGATACGGATATGTAGCAAATACAGGCGATACTAACACATCGATTTGATTTCTTATATCTTCTCGCAACGTTGTAGTGTTAACTCGCTGATTAGTTCTTATTAATTCAATATAGTCAGCTAGCGTTCTTGTAGCTCTGTTGTGTGCCGACAGTTGTCTTTGTTGTTTTATTTTTTCGTAATTTTGCTGCATTTAGTAATTCCTCAAGTTCCTTCTTCGCAATTTTTGAACGAGCTTGTGCAGATTTGCGCTGTGTAAACCACGTTTCCAAAATAGTTGGAACAATTCCAGGTGCATCTTGGTTGTAGACCGTACCGTATCCGGATATAGCATATTTATGCATCCTTAGCCAAGTGTTCCAATCTTTTGCCATTTTAGTAATTTTTTCACCTGAGGCGAGTGTGATTGTTAAATAACTATCTGTATTAGCAATGATCTCTACCCGATCTCGATTATCATTAATAAACTGCCCAATGTATTTTTCCGGCGAAATGTTTATCGCCTTCATGCAAGATGGATACAATCCTGTTACGTCAATCAGAAATAGGTCTTTATGTATACCTTTTTGTGGAACTAATACGTACGCTCCCTGAGCTTGTCCTTGCTCGTCTAGTACCACAGTATCCGGAACTCGTACATTCAATTCGTGCCAACAAAAGTTAGCTACAGCCATCTCCGCTTTTCGTACGGTACCCATGACATGCTTCATTTGGCAAGTACTGTAGTGCATCATCCAATTACCAAGTTCAATAAACTTGTACTTTTTATCGAGCTCGCACAAAATCTCCGTATCTCTGCAATTGTAACGAATGAACTTACAAAAGTTCTCGTGATACAAACTATGCAGAGTACCTTCGTAGTCCAGCTTTTTGAACTTGTCCCCGAGGTGGTCTTGCGCAACAGACTCTAGGTTCCAACTATCACGATCTTCAACGGTGAACTTTTTAAACAGTTCCAAGTAGTCAATTGTGATACGACCATCGAACTGAACCTGCTTTTGCATACGGAAGAATATTTCACGCTCAGTGTAATACGGCTTCTTACCTTTTGGAAACGACAGCATCTGGAACCACTCTTCACCCAGCACGATTTGAACACGTTGTGCAAAGTATGGGTCATCAAACATAGACGAGTTATAACCTGATAGTACGTCAGTATTTTGAATCTCCTCGACGGAGTACGCGAGTAGTTCAGCTTCATTACGGCAGAATACGATTTTGTACTCACTATGAACGTCTTCAAATAGAGACCAGTTGAAGTTCTTTTCACAATCTTCAAACTGCCAGGTCTTTGGCGGGACGCAGTAACAGACATAACGATCTTCCCACGCGTGATAAAATGCAATAGAGTTGATTGGAGCTTCTGCTTCATTCGTCGAACTATAATGGTCAAACTCATCGTACAACAGTGGCGAATTAGTCAGTGGACGAAATGGTTGAGTTGGTTTCTCCTTGTACTCGTACTCATGGTGGTCTTGGGAATCGATTTTTCGCAGGAGACGCAGTGGCATATCGGTAATTGCACCATCGTACAAACTGCGGACAGATATTAACTGGTCTGGATTGCGAGAGCGAGTGATAGCCTCAACCTCAATATCGTAGAATGTAACATTTAGGACCGGAAGTTCTGCTTGGTAGTAATTATTGGATAGGACTTTCAATTCTGCAGGAATATCACTCTCATACAGACGGACGAATAGTGGGACACTGCCAGTAAAGTTACGGAACTCTTTTGATTTTGAGAATTTGAGCTTGTATAGCGGCTCATTGTACATTGACAGGTATGTTTCTGTCGTGTCAATTGCAGGAGCACCTGCGCCGAGAAACTGCTTGAGAACAGTTATCTCATCCATATCACCACTATCTACAGCTTCTTTTAATTTGGTGCGGCATAATTTCCAATCGAGCACACGGACGTAGCACTCATTAGGTGCATTGTAGGTTTTGATGTTGAGATCACCGCGATTGGTACGTTGCTCCCACACAATAACTTTATCGAACTGTTTGCTTGCAGATATGTACATTTGGAAAATGAAAAAGAGGACACTGAGGTCCTCTTATTATGTATGAAAGTAAAAATGTGTTAAACGTCGAGAGTTTGTTGATCAGGTTCTGCTGCAACCTGTGCATTTTGACCAGATAGTTCTGCACATAGTTGACGATATTCTGGACTGCCGAAAATATCCAGTAGCGCATCGTTGATATGGTCTTTAATCATACCTTCCATAGCTCGCGGATCAAACCCACCAATCTCACTCATCTCGCCAGCAACATCTGGATCAGTAGCCGTTGATTTGTGTATTTCAAGCACATCTGCCACCGCTTGGCCGAGAGCGCCATATTGCTGCTCCAGTGATTGAGCTGCATCCTCTTTTACGGTGGTCCGTTTCGCTTCAGTCAATACTAAATGGGACATGCCAGCGAGTTCAAGCATGCGAGTGCGATCGGCAACACTCAGTGTAGACTCGTTCGTAACTCGTTTGCCAGTTGGACCGTAGTCAGCTTTGTAATATTTGTCATAATCAGTAGTGAACTGTTTTTCCGAAGCCCAACCACGTTGGCGACCTTGCTTTTGTTTAGCTACGTATTTTTTATATGCAGCGGCGATTTCAGTAGATGTGGTCATTTTTAAAAGTATTTCTGTTGCAGAAGTATTTATAGTATTCTATCAAGCATCTTGATTTTTTGCTTGGGAGTAAATTTTTCGAACAGAGAACGGCATTGAATGCATTGATATACACCTGGCATAGCTTTACGACGAGCTTCCGGGATGGTATCACCACAATCAACACATTCAGTAGCAGATATTGTGGAACTATACATAACTCGTCGAACTGCGTGTAGTGCATTCTCCGCAACCACCATCGAATGTTCAGTCCCAGCATCTCCACCAAGGTATCCAGCAGACATATCAAACCCACTTGATTAACAATAAGGTATTATACCAATTGTTACGCAAAAGGTCAACAAAAAAGTCCCCCGTAGGAGACTTTTCAGAATAGTTTAAATGCTAATTATTGAGCAGCAGGTGCAGCTTCTTCAGCAGGGGGTTTGATTGCTTTTGCAAGTTCAACTGACAGTGCATTTACTGCGTACTGCAATTGTACAACTTTTTGCTCAGCTTCTGCTTTGTCAGCATTCCACTTGTTCAGCAATCCAATTGCATTTTGAATCTGTGGAG